GTCGAGGAGTCGCCGCTGGACGCCGCCGTCGAGGAGTAGCCGCTGGACGCCGCCGTCGAGGAGTCGCCGCTGGACGCCGCCGTCGAGGAGTAGCCGCTGGACGCCGCCGTCGAGGAGTAGCCGCTGGACGCCGCCGTCGAGGAGTAGCCCTCCTTTTTCTGCCAGGCATCGGCGCCCTCCATCGCCCGCGTCATGGCTTCCGATCCGCACAACACGCGGATGGTGGCCTCGACGCGCGAGCCGGAAAACAGGACGTTGCCGCGCGGGAATTTCGACTTCTTCCCATCAATGTTCACGAGCAGCGCCGTGTCGACCTCGACCACTTGCCAGACCGCGTCGTCTGCGGAGCTTAGAAGCGACCAGTCTCCGTTGCCCCACGGAAGGCCGTGAAGACCGTTGCCGCAGACCGGCTTCGGGTCCCAGTCCGGACATTCCACCGGACCCTGACGCGGCCACTTCATGGAATACGTGCCGCCGCTTTCCGTTTTGCCCGTAGCCACCATGTCGGCTGGACAGGTGCGAAGGACGAGCGTTTTGTCCGTGGCGGCGACGGACGCTGGAGGCGCTGCTTTCTTCGCCACCACCGGCTTCTTCTTCATAACCTTCTTAGGCTTTGCCTTCAGCTTGCTCAACATCATCCTTTCCAGCCCCCACCACGCCGAGCGGCCCTTCTTGCCGCCGTAGCTGGCGCGCCTTACGAGTTGCGCTGCCGAGATCATCACGCGTCCCAGTTGACCCCGAAGGCATTCTTTCGGTCAATCTTGCCGCCCACGTCCATCTGTCCGCCGCAGCCACCACACCTCTTTTGTTTGAGTACGGCAACCACCGCCTGTGGTCCTTCTCTCTTGGCAACTTGCATGACAAGCCCACGTCGGCACGTGGGGCGGTTCTTGCAAAACGCCACCACACCCACGAACTTAGGACCCGGTCTGTACAGACCAAACGTAGCCACAGCCGCCGCGGCAGCGACAACTACGCCGGCATTTTGCAGGAACTCTCGCCTGTTCACGGCTTCAGCCTGCCAAGCGATTCGTACATGGCCCTGTCTCGCTCAGCCTTCAGCCCCTCGGCCTTCTCGTGCTCTGCCTCAACCGCCGATCTGGCAGCCACGCGAGTGATGAAGTAGTCGGCTCCTGAAATAAGCAGGATTGACGCAATTATGCCAACCGTCACGCGCTTGAGGATCAACAGCGTAAAGTCTCTTTCGTCCATCTTTACCTCCCTTTCAATGTGGCCTGGCTCCCTGTACGAATCGACCACTACCGCCCCCGCGGGTTCGCCGAGGCCGCTGTCAGTTCGTACGTGGTGCCCCGCTTCTGCCCGAAGGTGCGCAGAACGCCGGTTTCCGTGCCGTGGGACAGCGCCTTCTTCAGGGCCGCCTTGGGCAGGTTCAGCTCCAGGTGCAGGTGCTCCGCGCGCATGGGCTCCTTGCGGGCGCTTAGCGTGGCCTGTACGCGCTCCAGATTTCGGTTGACAGCCTTGGGCGTCTTGCGCCCGGAAGTCGCTGTACGGCCCGCTTTCGTGCCACCGTTGGCCTTCTTGGCGTTGTTGGCCAGGGAACGGCGGTTGGCGGCGGTGATTCGGTTGTTGCGGTTGGTGTTATTTCCGATGCTGCCGTAATTGTTGGCGTTCAGCGTGTTCCCGATCGTCTCGTTGACCACATTCGTGATGTTTTCAGCCACTTGCTTTCCGACTTCTTCCAGCACGTTTCGCGTGAACGAGATCGCAAGGTCATTCAGCACGAACGAGAGCGTGTTGTTTTCGTTTGAATTGGCGTTGTTCTTGTTGTTGATCGTCATGTCAATCTCCTCGTGATTTTGCGTTACGGTTACGGCGTGCCCACGGTTAGCATGTGCCAAGCGGACGTGCAAACCGCGACACACGCCCATACGGCCAGACACGCGCAGCAGATTGCTAGCACTATCTTGCCAAACTTCTCCAGTTTTTCGTCTAGATCCATGGCTAAAACGGCAGCGGGTCTGAATCGTCCAGATCCGCGTGTTGCGGCTTCTGCGAAGTAGCCTCCGGCACCACGCTCTGCTGCCGGCTTTCGCCCTTGCTGCCGGTGAAAGACAGCTCGTTGACGCGCACGGTGTAGAAGCTCTTACTCGCGGCGCCCTCTCCCACCTTCTCCGCGCGAAGTCGGCCGCTGATAATGACGCCGGTGCCTTTCGTCATGAACTTCGCAAGAGCATCCGCCCGACGGCCAAAAAGTTCGGCTGCAAACCAATCTGTGCGCTCCTGCTTTGGTCCGTCTTTCTTGGCCCAAGTCTCGTTGACGGCGACACGCAGTTTGAGCACGGTTTCTCCGTTGCCCATCACCTTCGTTTCGCCGTCCGCGCCGAGGCGTCCGGAAAGAACGATTACGTTGATGTCGCTGCTCACGTGTTGTTCTTCCCGTGCGTGTTGCCGTAGCTAAGGGCGCACCACTCCACTATACGATTCTGAGCAACTGGCGTGAGCGTGTCCATCACCTTGGCGATCTTCTGCATGGCATTGGCGTCGGCCAGGTGCGCGGGAACCGTCTTCTTCGTGCGGGTCTTCTTGTTTTCGATAGTCGTCATGTTGCCCTCAATCCTCGTAGGTTTCGTCTGTCAGGTAGTCATCTGTCGTTGGCGCCGGTTGCGCGTATTCGTCCGCTTCGGCCGCGGGAGGCTTCCATCCGGCCTTTATCTTGGCACTCCAGCCGCGGGCGCGGGCCGCGTCCTTCGCGCTTAGTGCGGCGTACTGCGATTTGCCTTCCTTTGGATGTTCCGCACTGTATTGCAACGCCTCTGCGTACATGTCCAGGAAGGCCGGCGGGCATTCGCTGAACTTCTTGTTCACGCAACTCACGCCGCGGTAGTTCTTGGGTGAAAAACGGACGATTGGGTTGCCTTTCGGTGAGGCCAGGTCCGCCTCGTCGGCTACCATCGGCACTGAGCTTACGGCTTTCGCCGCGATCAGCCCGTCCAGCTTCTTTTCCAGCCGCTGAATGCCGGCCAGGATGTCTTCGCCGATGCCCATCAGCCCATTCCTCCCGTCGGCACCCAACGCAAGCTGTAGAACCGCTGCTGAAGCGAGGCTAGGGCGATGTCGCGGCGCTCTGCGGCATACCTTCTCCACGAACCGTCGTCGCCGCGCGGTTCACTTAGCAATGTAGCCTTTGTGCGCAACAGACCAACCAGGTAGTCGTCGTGCTTTTTGTTGATCGCTACCGTGTCGTCGTAAAATCGCCCGCACCTGTCCAGCTCCTCGTCCGAATGCTCGGCGACCGGCCTTAGGCACCAGCCGAGAAGGCAGGTGGACGCCGGTTTATGATAACAGGCAACCGGCTGCACATGTTCCACGCGTCTGCAAAAACTCAGCGCGTACATGTTTTTTGGCCAACACTGCTGGAATTGCTTTAGTGATTCCTCCGCCTCGGAGCGGTTACCGTACTCCCTGCACTCAGCTCCGGTTACCACCAGATAGCACTGATCTCTGTAGCCAACATCGCCTGGCCGAGACATCGCAACGCCCCAGCACGTGCAGTCTCTGTCTTTGCGCTCATGCGTGCACGCCATCGCCCGCCTACCTTTCGTGACCAAGCATAACCGGCTTACCTTCCAAGACACTCCCACTCCCGTAAAAGTACCCGCACTCCTTGCACGCAAAGCACTGCGCCTTGCAGTATTTGAATGAGTAGTACGGCTTCTTCTGGGCGCATGCAGAGCAAAGGCCAGACTTGCCGGACTTGAACGTGTGCTCACAGAACATCGGACGCTGCCTTCTTGCGTGGCTTTTTGAAGCCCTTCTGCGCCCCCTCCCGAACGGTGTCGATCTGCACTGTCCGGTAACACGTCGCCAACTCGCCTGGCGTGATGCCCTTAGACTGCATAAGCGCGATTGCCTTGGCCTGCACGAAGGACTCTTTTGGATACGAGACGCGCCTAGCCTCCTTTCCGTTACCAAGCGGTAGCGCCTCCTCCATTGCCCGCATCTTGAGCGACTCCTCCACGCGGTCCAGGAGTGAGCGAATCTGTCGCGCTTTAGCCCACGCTTTGCCCGCATCGTCAAGGCTCAGTGCGAAGATCCTGTCACGCAATTGCACGTCGGACAGGTTGGCCCCCAACGCGTCCACTTCGGTTACCATGGCGCGCGCGAGGGCCACCTGCGAAGGGCACGAAGGCAGCGCACCGCAGTATTGACACCACTCGCCTGGGCTCACCGTTGGTACGCCTCCGGCAAGCCAAACGCGTCGTGCGGCCTGCACTTCGTCCATGGCCTGCTCCAGCTCCATAGCGAATGCGTCCAGCGTAAATCTGTCGTACACAGCCGAGTCAATGTGGACGGCGCCGCTTGGCGAAATGTACGCGATTCGCCCCTCCACTTCGTCGGCGCCAGACAGCCATAGTAATGCGCACCCGTAGGTTCGCAATTGACTGTTCGTTTCGGCCGGCTCTACGCGCTGGAAACCAAACTTGGCGTCAAGCACTACCGGACGGCCCCCGTAACACTCGTCCACGCCATCAATATCTGAGCTTCCAGCGATCTCGTCCTTCGTGATATTGAAACGCGCGTAGTCCCTGCCGATGTTGGACCCCAGGAAACGCGCGCTCAGCTTGCGCGGGTTGATCGCGAAGGCCGACTCGCACCGGATGTTGGACAGGTCCGCCCCGAGTTTGCGGAAGTCGATGTTGCGCGCCGTTTCGCGGAACTCCTCTGGAAGGCGCTCCAGGGCCTGCTCGGCGGAGGTGCCGGTGAGGACGGAGCGGACGTATTCGTGCAGCGACGAGCCGCGATCAGAATCGTCGGTGCTGCGTTGGCTTTGAGGGAGCACGACGTTGGCAGGGCACTGGACGAGGCGCGCGACTCCGGAGGCGCTGCCGTTGACAAGGCCTTCGTGGACTACCTCTGCGACTACCGCCTCCACTTACTGACCCTGTCGCAAGTCGCTGCTACATTTCTTGTAGGCGGCCCGGATCGTATCGGCGTGCTCCTTGGGCGCCTCCTCGGCGAATCCAGTTATCATCGGAAGCAACGCCTTGAGCGCGTCCTGCGTTTGGCAGCCGGCGATGTTGTTGCAGATCAACGCGACTTCGCTGGCCCAGTCGCGGCTTTCCACGGCTTGGCTGGGCGGGCGTTGAGGCTGCGGCGCGATCTCTCCGCGAGCTTCGCGCTCCAGTCGATCCGCGCGGACATCTTCCATCTCTTCGGAGCTTGGCAGCCCCAACATCAGGTGCGGGGCCACGATGTCTGCCAACTGAGCGCTAGCGCGGGCCCTCAGCATGGCCGCTGGATGTTTCGCCCAGTTGGAGTTAGCCTTCGCTGCCTCGTCCTTGCCGCGGTTCAGAAGTTTTGCTTTGTCCGCCATGGCGATCGTGTATTTGAACTTGATCGCTGGGTCTCCAACACGTTTTGCCTCCCATTCGGATTCTTCGTCTGAAGTTGACAGGAGACGAAAATACTCCACCTCGTCGCGACGGCTCATGCACAGCGCCACCTTGGTCTTTGCCTTTAGTGACGGGCGCCCCTCAATGACGTCGATCCCTTGCACGCTAGCGGTGGCCGGCATGCCTAGGCTGCGACCCGTTCTGATCCTAATCCAAGCGTCCTCTGGGGACTGGATCCCGCACATCCCGCTCTTGGCGAAACGTTGAGCCTCTTTCCATGCCTCTTCGTCCGTCGTGCTCTCCAGGGCATTACGCCAGATCTCCGTCTCCGTCATGATCGCTTCTAGAATGCCAGGATCGTGACGCGCCTCCTTCTTTGCGGGAGGCAACTCCCCACTCGCCGTCACCACCGTCTTCGTCTCCGCAATCGTCTGCCCCGGCACATTGCTCTGCGTCATGGACCCTCACCTTCTTTGTTGAGTCTCACCGCCCCGAGTCGCCACACCGATCGTCGCGCATTGCCGGAAGGGGGGTTACGGCAAAAACGACCGATGTGGCGGCTCTGAGCGGCGAGTCCCGAGTGATACTATTGTCGTGCGCTCAAGTCAACCGAAAAGCACTCACAGTGCAACCCAAACGCACGCCTTCCTTCCGCTCCGAGTGGCCCTCTTCTCGTTGCTGACGATCTGGCCCATCTTTGCCATCTCATTGAAGCGCGCGCTCACCGTTTGGTGCGGCATATCGGTCACCACCTCGGCTTCGTCGCACGTGAGGCCGTTCGCGCCCGCCGCCTTGACGAGCTTGTGAAGCCTCTCCCGCATGCCTGGCGCCAGCTTCTCGATGGAGCGCTTGGCGGACATGGATGCATCCTTGGTAGTCAAAACGGGTACTGCATGGTGACCCGTTGGCCATTCATTTGTTCGGTGGTGACGAAATATCGAATCTTCTTGGCCACGCGCTTGGCCGTAGCGTTGATCCCTACTTCGGCATCTGGTATGAACAGATGTCGCGCCTCATCAACCGTTAGGGCAAACACAACCGTTGCGGCATATATAGATGGATCCGCGAATTCCGGACAGCTCCCGCCCACCAGCCCCACATAGCCGTAGTCGCCTTCGTTACACATACGCAGTCCTGCCTTGCGCAAGGACGGCAGCGTAGTCGCCCAACCAAGCGCGCATGCCACTGTCCCGCACGACAAGTCCTTCTTGCCTCCCCAGTCTCCGCCAACCCAGACGTCGTAGTTGAACCGCCCTCGCGGCAGCGACTCCAGCTTCTTGGCCAACAGAAGCAGCCTACGCATGCCAACTTTGCGTGTCGTTTTCACTTCCCCTCCATGTTCTTGAGTTGCGTAGCCAGCGACTCCACCTCGGCGCGCACGTACGGCATTGTCCTGTAAGTCGCACCAATTTCGCGCCCAAGTGATGGCGAAATCGCCTCGTATCCTGGAGTGCGATCGCCCATATGCGCACAGTCGAACCCGAACCAAAATACGTCGTCAGGCATTCCGGGTTCCGGCACATGGCAAATGCTGCCACGACACTTCTCGGCGTACGTCAGGCCGCCGTGCACGGACACCTGCGGATCGTCGTAGTTCGCGCGTAGTGTGGATGCTTGCTGGGCACTCCCACGTACCCACACAGCGCACCGCCGTGGTTGCGCACGATCATCCCGGCGTACCACGCCTTGGTCACCCAGTTGACCTTGTCAGGCTCGTCGTCCCAAGGCCCTTTCGGCCACCCGGTGCGATCGATCTTGTGTGCCTTCTCTTCTGTCGTCATGGTCTCACCTTCCCTCCGCATCTCTCGCGAAACCGCCACAGCGCCTCAATGTCCCCCGTCATTACCCAGCTCTGAAACAGGTACGCCGGCTTCATGAACGCGTCCACCAGGCTACCGCGCGCACACTTCATACAGTAGACGCGTGGGCACGCGTTTTCGTCGGTGCAAACCTTCACGCCTTCCACGGTTTCGGCGCAAACGCAGCACTTGGTCACGCGGCTCTCCTCGCCACCCAGCCCCTTGCCTCCATTACGGCCCTGTCCCACTCCCTCGTCTCGGCGCGCCACCAACCGTGACCCTTTGCCTTTTTCATGCGCGTCATCTTGCCGCCACATGCCAGCATCATCTGTAATAGCGTCCTGTCTCCCATCCTGCGCGCTTTCGCCGCCGAATGAAGGTACTCTGACGCAAGCCACCGCTCCACGGCGTCGTCTACGTCGAACGATTCCACGATCATGCGCCTGCACTTCGTCTGCCGCGTAGCGTGGTATGCCAGAATGATCTTGGCGTCCGCCCACGCTAGGATGTTGCGCAGCGAGGAGACAGCGTAGCCAGATCGCCTTGCCGCAGCCGTAATCGTTTCCCACCCCTCCGGTGCCCCCACCTTCAGGCCGATCTTCTCCGCCTTCCAGTGCACAGAAGCGCGCGATCTACGCAGGCGCGCGCAAAGCGTGTCCATCGGCTCCACACCCCAGTTGCTCCTCAGCCAGGAAGCTTCCTTGTCCGTCCAGTGCCTACGCTTCTTGAGGCCCATAGAGTAGGCCTTGCTGAGAATGGAGGACCTGCTGCGCCCGGGAAGCCGCTTGAGCATGGCCTTCATTCCCACCTTCAGGTAGGACGCGCGCATGACGCCCTTCTCCGTCTCAGTCCACGGTACGCTGTTGCAGAAAAGCTGACGCCCCATAGTCATCACACTCCCTTCAGGTACCTCTCGTTTCGTTGGGCTTCCTTCACTCGCCCGATGCCTGCAGAAACGGCGCGCAAAGACACGCCGGCCACGATCGCAATCTCTCCGTGGCTTGCACCTTCGCGAGCCAGGCGAAACCACTCCAAGTGCCTGTCGGACGGCCTTTCAATACCCTTCGGCCCGCGGGTCACGTCAATCTCACGCACGCCGTGGCGCCACCAGCGCTTCTCCGACGACTCTCCGGTGTCCACCACCAGAATGTCGCCACCCTTCTCTATGCGCACCACCCGGCCGATGACGCGCGTCTTTTTGTCAACTACACGCTCCCCAGGCTCCGGAATCCTTGTCGCGGCAGGCATCTTGTCCTCCTAAGCCGCGCACTAAAACACATGCCCGATGAGAACGCAAGTAAAGACTGTTCAGCGAGGCGAAAAGTTCCTCACCGCGGGCGGTTCTTCTCAACGAACTCCAGCAGTTCGTACAGCGCAGCCACGAGTGTGCCGTCCTCAATATAGAACGTTGGCACACCACCACGCATAGCTGCTGCGTTGTCAATGAGCTGCCCAAGTCGCTGTTCTGGAATTCTGCGCCACACCTGTAGCAATACGTCAACTACGTGCTGCTTCTCCTCGTTGGTGCTTGCCCGAACGATCCCACTGGCCCTGCGCATGATCACTCCTCCCAGATACTTACGCTAGGCGGCTGAATCCCGTCACCGGGCGTCAGATCAGACCATCCGTGATCGTACTCAGACTCGACCAGCGCCCTCGTTCCGTCCAAGAAATCGATGACCGTTTCGCCGTCCCCGTCCTCAAATTGGACCACCGACTTGCCTTGGACCCACACGCACCACTCAGCCCATCCAATCGATTTCCAGGCCACTTTCGCCTCCTTCTAGCCTTCGCTAAGCCCTCCCTGTCGGAAGCTAGGGCCTCAATCTGGCCGCCTCTACCATGGTCTTGCATGCCCTGCACTGCCTCCCGCCGCTGCTTGGTATGATGTATGTGTTTTCAGCCGTAAATTCGTGGCCGCGCTTGCAGTGCGTCTGACGGCTAGAGAATTCTAGTGGCCTGCGGCCTTTCGCCCAGCTGTCCTCTAGGTTGTCTTTGTGCGTGCCCTCAAAGATGTGTCGCCAGTCCACGCATGGCGGGTTGTCGCATTTGTGCAGGCCAAGAGGGAACGGCCAGCGACCGTGCTTCAGGAAGAATGCCACTCTATGCGCACCGCGGTGGTGGCCGTCAATCCAGAATAGGCCATAACCACAATTATTTGTTGGTCCGGTCCAGATGAGGCACCCCGTTTTGTTGTCACGCCTCACCCGCGAAAAGAACCGCTCCTCTACCGTCATTCTGTTCACTCCGCCTTCCCTTTCTTGACGAACTCTTCGCACGCTGACGGCTCTACGCCGTGCACGTCGTCGCGGAATCGGCACCGCGCGCAGAATCGCATGGCGAACACTGGGTCCTGTAGCCTTTTGCGTACCGCCAGGTCCAAGTCTTCGCAGAACTCGGCCTCGTCCTTCGCTGTCCACGGTCTCATCCGCACTCCCCATCAAACCCGCCGTCCTTGGCGCCAGCGGGGCGGACTTCGCGCGCGGCGACGGTCTTGCGGAGCGCGTCCAGTTCGTCCAGCAGCTCGGGCAGGGCGTTGATTGCCGACATAATAAGCAGTGAGTCCGAGTGAGCCCGAGTCACGTCACCATGTCCGCAGAACGCAATACCGCCGCCGTTCTCGTCGCGCACTTCGCGCAACCAGTGTGCGTCACCGGATTTCGTCCGGGACCACGGCCCCGGCGTCGCTTCCGCCAACAACCTGCGCAGTTCCTTGGTGTCGACGGTCATGGTCTACTCCCAATCTGAAGACACAGATTACAAGCACAATCGCACCATGACGGCTGGTCGTTCGCGCGGCACGCGTTCATCGTCCGACCGCAATGGGTCGACGGCCGTAGAGGTTCGGCTACCGCGACCTTCTCTCGCAGCTGCGCAATGACCGCCTCGGCGTTGCTCAGCTGGATTCGCAACGACTTGGCTGTAGCGTTCGCGGCGTCCTGGGCACCCAAGGCGCCGTCGCGCTGGCGGGTTAGGTCGGCAATGGTGGCGTCCTTGCCCTTGGCGCCGTCGACCGCGCGTTGGAGGCGTAGGCGCATCTCGTTGCACTCGGTGTACGCCGAGTCTCGCTCGCGCATGGCCTCCATCGCCACGCGGGCCGGCTCCAGCATTGCGGCGTTGTACTCGGCCGCCTTGTCCTCTGCGCGGGTTGCCACCTCGCGGGCGTCTCGCAGCTGGTCCTCCGCCGTCTCTGCCCTCCTGCGAAGGTCTATCTTGTCGTTCTCCAGCGTGGCCAGCTCCAGGCGCATCCGATCGTTCGCCGCCTGCATGAGAGTGACGGTGTTCGCGTTGCCTGCCTTCCACTGTCCTAGCAGCTTCTCCGCCGCCTCCGCACGGCGCAGGGCTGCGTCTAGCCCGTCTACGGCGCGCCCGTACTCGTTCAGCGCGTGCACAATGACGCCCGCCGTCGTCTCGTCGTCGACCATGCCCACGCACTCGCCGTCTCGGTAGAGCGTCCTGCCCAACTTGCGGCCGACTCGCCATCGGGGCTCCTCCGCGCGCTCTGTCGCGGCGGGAGCGGCATGCGGCCATGTGCAAGGGCAGCACTCGAAGGCATTGCCCCAGTCGCAGAAGTCGGCGCGCTGGTGCACGTGTCCGCACGCGCAGCACCCCACCGACCCACTCGGCCCGTGCCCTGGCCGGCCTACAGGCGCATCAACGGTAAAACCCGGTGGCACCGGAATCACCACCTGCGCGTTGGCCACACACGCCGCGAGCTTGGCGTCGATGATGGCCTCGTTGGCTTGATTGAACGCGACCATGGCAACATCGCTGCCGCGCGTGTTCCAGAGCGCAGCCAGTGCCGCGCACATCTTCGCCTTCGCATCGTCTATGGCGGTCATGTCATCGTCTCCAGGTTGCTCGCGCGCAGGGTCGGACGCCCGCGTTGACGTCCGACCGAGCACCACCCTCTACTTCGCCCTCGGTCGCACCACGTAGAACCCGGTCGCCTCGTCGTGAACGGCCTCGTTCGGCATGGCCTCGTTGCCCGGGTCTCCGGTGATTGCGGTGGGGCATCCGAGGCTCCGCCACACGGCCGAGGCGCCCTTGCTGTACGCCTCCTGTGTCTCACGATCGATCGCCGCTCGCAGCTGGTCGCTGATCGGCGGCAGGTTCTTCACCATCTCGTCTTCGGTCATATTCTTCGTCTCCTTTCCAGCGTCGTTGCCGTCCTCGCGCGCACGAGTCAGTGCGGCTTCTGATTGTTGAACGCGTCCCAGTCGGCATATCCGACCACACGCGGGTCCTCGTCGGGGTCTCCCGCACAACTACGTGCCCGCGCATCACCTTGCAGGTCCACATGCGGTGTACGGTGTGCGTTCCTGTCCTGACCGAGCCACGCGGGTGCATCCGCCCTGCGAGCCTCGGCCATGAAGGCGTTGGCGTCGTAGGGAGCGATGCTGTACCGCGTGCAGAGGGCCTCGGCACCCTGCTCCAAGGCACCCGTGTTCGCCCACATGATGGCGCCGTCGTCTGGGTCGATGATGGCGGGGACCACGGATGCGTCGCCGTCCATCATCTTGAAGTCGCTCTCCGGGTCCGCCTTCTCGCACGTGCGGATGTAGTCCTCCGCACGCCGGTAGTCGGCGAAGTAGGCCACGAAGTGAACTTCGTCACCCTCGCCCCCGGTGAAGACGGCCCACCCCGTGTGCTGTAGCTCGGTCTCTATCACCGTACCGTTCGGGGATTCCCCGTCCTTCTCGTGCATGACCTCTCCTTTCTTCCGTTTCTCGTGTGCTCGCGCGCAGGGCGCTCACGTAATCGCTCCGGTACAGAATGGGCAAGTCGGGTCGTACGACACATGGCCGCCGTGCTTCGCGCGCAGCTCCCTGACTTCCTCAAACGTGCTCTCGCATAGGTAATCCGGCTCCTGAGGCACCTTCTTCATCTCGGCCGTGCACCGAGTTGCCTCGTTTTGCAAGCCTGCGCCGCCGAGCTTACGGATCTCTTCTGCAAGCAAGAGATCCTGTTTCGATAACCCGATGTTCCACGTGTCGACCATGGCTGCCGCCTCGTTCATGGCGTCAGTCCGCACGCTCGCCAGGAGCGCCGAGAGTGCGTCCACATCGGCCGGGAGCGGCATGTCAGCGCTCGGGTCGCAGTCCACGTGACAGCCGTGGTGATTGTGCATGATGAGCCACGACGTGGCGCGTTCTCTCGTATCCACCTGGGTCTCCTCCGTCCTGTCCGTTCTCGCGCGCACAACTCAGACCGTTTTCTCATCCTCCGAGCGCACCGGCTCGCACGGTTCCGCGCGACCACCGCGCGTGAAGTACATGCAGGCTTTTACGGGTGCCGGGACGACGCCGCACACCTCGCAGTACGGCCCCGCGCAACCCTGCTCGTGGTCGCACGCCCAGTCCTCGGCGCCACACACCATGCAGTAGATAGGCTCCTCACTCATGCTCGTTTGGGGCAACTGTTACCGTTTTCACGCGACGCGTGAGGAGTGATACCTCAGATGTACCGTCCTCGTAAAATACCTGCACTACCGGCATGTTCTCGTCCTCGTCGTGATCCCACACCGTGACCTCCAGGTGCGGCGGCTGCTTCTGTAGCGCCCTGATCAGCATATAGACCGTCATCGGTCATCCACGTCCATGTCCCCAACGAACACCTTGTCGGGAGACTCGCATTCGATGTCTAGACGCAGTCGACCCATGTCCATCATGGCCGACGAGGTGAAGTCCGACATGCCTGTGTCCTTCACCCACCCGAAGAATGCGTCACGCATCTCTTCGCTGTCGAAACATACGACCACGTCGCAGTGCTTCCGTACTCTGCGGCGAGTCTGCTCTGTTATCCGCTTATCTACGCTCTTCGACCGCTTCGCCATCGTCTCTCCTTTGCTCGCGCGCAGGTCACTGCGCCGTTTCGTTCTCCGGCAGCGTACCGTCGAACAGGCTCCCATCGATCGCCTCACGTTTGATGGCGAACGGATGAACGGGGGCACGAAGTAGCGCCAGGAGTGCCCTTTCCGGCGTGTGCATGTCGTCCCCGTACATGTCCCAAAAGTAGCCTTGCCGTGGCCCATGGGAGTACCGCAGGAATGACTTGCCCAGCTTGACCACGCACGTGGGTCTAGTGTCCTGACGAGGGAACGGCGGCATGTAGTTCGGGATGATCTTGGCATGCTTCCGCCACGTATCCAGGTTCCCGCTCATGTCGTCGAGCATGACGGCGAGAAGGCGCTCCACGGTGAACAGGCCCGGGTCAATCACGGGCGCGATCCTTCGCAGACGTGCCCAGGTCGCATCACGTGGTCGCACTTCGGGCACGCCGGCACCCCGAGCAGTTGGGCCGCGAGACGGACGGCGTCCGGGTTCTTCGCAGCGACGCGAGCGAGCTGCATGGCGATCAGCGCGTTCGGATCACCTGACCCGTCCTCGTAAACGCCGTGCCTCCACGATGAGCAACCCGAGCACACGTCGGGTCCTCCGCAGTCATGTTGGCTATATTCGCTCATCGACGTTCCTTTCCGTCGCGCTGATAGAGGTCGCGCGCATTACCCCTTCGGCAAAGCGCAGACTTCGTTGAGCGCGGCGACCACCGCGCGGTCCCACTCCACCTCGTCGGCGGTGGGGTCGCCGCACCGGAAGTCGGCCAGCGCGACTCCGCGGACGTCGAGAATGCACCCCTCCTTGCTCAGTGTGTAGGGGCCATGTTCCTTGAGTATGTCCAGCTCGTCAGTCGTCATGGTGTTTCCTTTCGCGCGCCGTCGCGCGCACTTTCCTCAACCCGAAGCCGACACTGTCGCGTCCTCGCGAGCGACCTCTTTCCGTAAGACGGCCATCCCCTCCTCGGTAAACTCAACCCCCTGGTCGCCGTCCGCGTCCTTCTCTCCGATCCACCTGGCGAAGCCCTTGGCGATCAAGTCATGCACGTCCGGCTTCACGAACGGGTTGCCTGCGATCTCTTTCCAGTTCCGGTTCACTCGCATAAGCGGGCGCATGGTCTCGGCAATCTGCTTCCACGTGACAGGCTTCCACGTGTCTTCGTGGTGGACGCACGTCGTTACGATGAAGGCCGCGGCCAACTCGCGCTCAACGCGACCGAAGGTTGCCGTGAGCGGCACCCATGAGCGAGCAAACAACTTCACGTCGGACGGCTTCATTTCTCCTCGTTTCACGGCGCGCGCATTATCCTGTGCGCGTTCCGCGCAGTTTCCGCTCCAGTAACGGCAGCCACTGGGACGCTACGGGATGGTCGGCGTGACGAATCGCGCCGACGGCGTCGCTCAGCGCGCCTTCCAATTCTCGGATGCGAGCCTTCAACTCCTCCGGTGTCGTTTCCCAACCGCCACTCTGTTCATCTTCACTCATCGGTCTCTCCTTTTTCGGTGCGCGCACTTCCGTGCGTCAGTTGCCGCCCATTACGCGGTCGAGTTCCCCACACTCTTCGCGGTTCAAAAGCCGCTGCGTCCACTCGGAAGGGATCACGGTGTCGGCCGGGATGGGCCCGACGCCCTTCACTTCACCACCCGGGTTGAGGCCCATCATCCTGGCGACCAAGGTGGCTCCGAGGAAGCCTCGTGCCTGCACCAAACAAGCTCCGAGGAACTGTTGGCCGGTCGGCAGTGACCCATCCGCAAAGGACAGCCACCACCACGCGACGGGCTTCGTCGACTCCTCCGTCAGCACATCGACCGTCCGCTTCTCGAATTCGTCCTTCGTCAGCATGATCGCCCTCCGTTTTTCCAGGCGCGCATGGCACTGAGTCTACTTGACCCACTTGTCATAGACGCGGTGGTACCCGCACTTCGTACATGTGGCCGAAACGCGCACTGTATCACCGCCCCAAAAGACGTAAGCATACTCCGCCTCTTCCGTCGTCCAGGCGTGGGTGCAGAACGCCTCTCGGAAATACTGAACTAGCCACTTCATCGCCAATCTCCCAGTGCGCGCAGAGCCGTGAGCCTCACTCTTCCACATTCAGCGCTACCAGTACCGGCACCTCAACTACCACATCGATTGGCCTCACGTTGCACGGACGGTTCACGAGGATGAAGCCGGAGGCCATTGTGACTGCGAAAAACGTGACGATTGCGCGGGTCATTGGACTGTCTCCTCTTCATCCTCTGCGTTCACTGCCACTGTCCCCGTACCCAGGCATGCGAAACAGGCCCAGTCAGAACGAAACGACGTTTCCCCAGTGCGATCGTCAACCGTCTGGCCGTGGCCCGTACCGTCGCACGACTCGCAGGGCTTGCGATCGGGCGTCACGTCAACTCCGTTCGCTCAAACCTCTCGACTCGGAAACGCCCGAAGGTGGGTCTGAAGTCGCCAACGCCGACCAAACGGCCAGCGTTCGTTACCACATCCGACAACGAGTCCATGTCAATGTATTCCGGCGTTAGCACCTGTAGCTGAACCGTGGCCGTCCATCCAGACCGCATTGCGGGACGGTGGCGAGTAATGGCATTGCGTTGGATAACAACTCGACGCCTGTCGATGTAGTCCCAGTCCTTGACCCCAAATGAGGCGTGCTCGGTGAGAGACACGACGCCGGCCTTGAACAAATCCATCGCCGACTTTCGAGGAGATCTGGGATCCTGTCGGAACTTGGCCGCATGAATGATCGCCTGCCGCAAGTATTCTCCTGGTAAGCACAACTCTCCCGCATCGTCGCGATAAACGTAGGACTCAACGTTGTCAGACTTCTTGGCCTTGCTGCCCTTCGCGGACTTCGCCTTCTCCTCTACCGCGTCACACGACCAACGGTGAAAAAGAAATGGGGCTGACCCAACGATTGTGGCCTCTACCTGATAGGGTTCCCCCATCTGAATGTCGCACACTGCATCGCCGCTAACTTCGCCGATCGCCTCAATCTTTGTTTTTGTCACGCTGCCTCCGTCCTGCCCAAGGGGGCCCATACCTCGCCAGGCCGCGCCCGACCCGACCAATCCATGCCACAGACGACCACACCCGGCCTCTCCGAGGCACGCCACGCCATTCCCAAATCTGCCTTACTAGCCGGACTCCGTATAGCCGGAGCATTCCACGCCAATTCCCGGCCAGCCAAGTTTCTAAACCGCGCCCAAAACTCTCGCACAATCTTCGCCAGATCGCGTGAGCACAAAGGTGCCGCGATGCGCAGCCGCCGTCAGCATGCACCTGGCCTCCAACTCTCTCGCTGCCACCACCTCTGCCGCGTTACGCGGGATAACGAAACCGCCACAATCCAGGCCTCGGCTCAGAACTGATCTAATCCCCGCGCTCACCAGCATCATGAGGGAAGACTAGGCGCGCGCGTTTGATCTGTCAAGTCAGTTTTTGAAGTTGACGTGCGAAACGTCCGGCGCTACCCTACTCGAAGCATGACAGAACGCAACAGTCCGCTAGACGCCCATCTTGCGCTGCGCATTTCCAGCCAGCTTTACCGGGACATCGAGGCGCTGCAGGGCGATGCTCACGCAAGCCTTGGGTACAGGGTTCCGCTTGCAGACATCGTCCGCGCGCTTCTTGAGGAGGCTGTGATGCATCGCCGTCTCTCTGCTGAGAGAGCGGCTAAAAGCCTCTGACTCAATCGATCGCCCTCCCGTGGACCCCAAGCTTCTCCCGCACGTTCTGCAGGCCCTACGCTTCACCAGGGCGCGTCTTGCGAACCCAAGCCATTGGACCAAGGGCTCTTCCGCTAGAGACGCGCTCGGCTATAAGCTGCCAGCTGGACATCCTGCAGCGGCCAGTCATTGCCTTATGGGCAGCTTGCCGCCGATGCCTGAAGCACTTCAGAACGAATATGGGCTGAACTTGCAATTACGCTCAACGGCCAAGGCCCCGTGGAGTTCAACGACGCCGACGAGACGACGCATGCGGACGTCCTCCGCGCCATTGACGAGACGATTAGCCGGCTGTCTTCACCCCAAGCCAAGACATCGCAGTGTCAAGACTCACCTTCCCCAGAAACTCCCGCGCAGTGCGAACCTTCCCCGCCCTTATTGCAAACAGGGCCGACGAGCACAGAGTCGTAAGGGCGGCGTGAGCGAAGTCCCTTTGGACTGGAATGTCCCTGAGGCGGTGGAAGTCTAGCTCAACTTCGTCGCACCAGTCGTCTATCTTGGCGCGGTAGACGTCCAGCTGCTCCTTTAGTTCGGGGAACGCTTGCTCCACCTCAGAGTTCTCACCGGCACGCGCAATCTCAAACAGGCTGCGCGGGTTGCAGCCGTCTTTCGCCCTATGTAGCAGTACGTAGGCAGCCGCTTTCGATTTTTGGCGATTGAAGTGTCCGTCTACCGTAACGAACCCCTCCTGTACCAACGGGTTCATCGTCTCTAGCGCCGCCGCGATCTCAGCAAACGAGCTGAGTGCAAACTCGCGTACCGGCGTTGCCGTAGGCAAGTACAGCGAGGCCACGTCACGCGCTGACAACTCAATCTGCGTGCGCAGATCGCGCCCACCCAGAAGCGTCAGGCTCGCCTTCTCGTGTCGTACAACGATCCTGTTGTAAGGGCTGCCGAGTTCAAAGAAGAACGAGCACCCAACGCCCTCCACGGGAAGCTCTAGGCCAACTTCATCCACCGTCTTCCAGAACAGCTCCTTGAAAGTAAACCCAAAGCCGTTGCATTCTCCCCCGGCGTCCGGTGTCCCGCTGGTTGCAACGCGCCATTGGCCTGCGTACCAGTACACTTGGCAAAGCGAGCCGTCAACCTTCTCCTGAACGCAGGCCGAGGACCAGTCAATCGTCGCACACTCCGACATTCCTTCGTTGAAGAATCGGTCCAGCGATCGGCACACCACGCGGTAATTGTCAGCGGTGTCAAGAATGATTCCGCGGCACTGGACCACGAGCGGATGTGCGCGGCACTTGTCGGAGTCAATCTGATCGTACTTGTACAAGTGCAACTGCGGGAACTCGGCGCTGGCGCGCACCTGGATGCCATATTCCTCGGTGAGCTTGGCTTCCGTGCCGCCCTCGTCGAAGAACTGCTGGAGTAGAATGCGCTCATTGCCCATACCCTCCCCACCGATCGACGCGCGGTGCGGGCCAATCGAAGGCATGGTTAGAGGATTCAATCAGCCATGACCGAAACTCTCACAATCTCGCAGGCGCTCCGCGCCATCAAAAAGGCCAAAGGAAAGCTGTCCGAACTCTCAGAGCGCGCCAAGTCGTGCGCCACCTTTGCCGAGGGCGAGTACCCGGCATTCGAGTGGTCTTCCACCATGGAGGCGATCCGCGACACTCGATCCAACCTGCTGAACTTGCAGGAAGCCGTGGCTCACGCCAACGCAACGACCAAGATTGAAGTGGACGGGAAGAAGGTGTCGTTGGCCTACGCGGTGCGATTGCTCGGCGAGATCAAGAGCGAGATTGCTTTTCTGAAGACGGTGCCTGGGCGCACGCAGGAGCGCACTCAGGAGCTTGCCTGGGGCGTCAACCAGGCTGGTGAGCGCACGCAGATCTCTCGTAGCGTGATCAGCCACCTTCCCGAGGCGCGAAAGGCCGCCGCGATTGAGGCTGCGCAGAATCGTTTTGATCTGCTAAACTCGATCGCAGAAAACGCCAACCATACAACCCCCGCTCCCGTCGCATCCGCGCGGAGCTAAGACTGAGGTGACGGGCAAAGGCGGTGCTTGAACGGGCTGGGGAGTGGACTCCCAGAGCAGTAGAAGCGTGTCCAGCCAATTACTCTACGCAAAGAGACCAGCGCCTAGCGCTGCCAACCGTGACGACACCGAGCCGTACGAAGGGGGAACAAACACCCTCTCTCGATTTATGCGGCAGCCGTCAGCCTTCCTCTCTTCAGCGGTGAGCGATGAGCACACAGCCCACAGCAACCAGCACTTGTCAATCCCGTCAGGCGGCGCCTAGCCCGTCACCTCGCTGTATCCGAAGGACTTTCGCATGCGTAACGCCATCGTCAGGTTCTGGACCTTTACCGTCCCGCTCGCTTGGATCATCTTCGTGAACGCCCTCCTCGGCGAGGCTCCCGAACCTGAACCGGTGCCCGCATGAGGCGCGCGTGGCCTCGGCTGCCGGGACTGCTCAAGTACCTGAAACAACCAGAGGAATTCCAACTCACCTTCGTGGACTGGGTGAACGTGGTGGGCGTTATCTTCCTGCCGATCGCAGCATGGTTGGCCTACGTGGCGAACTCAAGTCCTTAGCGATCTCGCCAGTTTACGCACGTTCGCCTCACAGGGGCGTTTTTGTTGTTGACCTAGCGAACGGGACGAAGTATCAAGCCCAGTCTTCCAGGACTCGTTCAGTGTGCAGGTCCGCGCGGACGCAGTCCTGGAAGGTTGATGGTGGCTGGTAACGCAGTGCGGCCGGCGGGGTGGTGATAAGTCAGCGTGTGTGCGTGTCGCGGAAGCGGACACGGCGGTGAGTTGCGCGCGTCGATCGAAACTGGTGGCAAGGAGCCTACATGTCAGAGGAGAGTGCTGTACGCGTTGTCCGTCTCGGCGCCATTGAGAAGCACCCCAATGCGGACACGCTGAGCATCACGCAAGTTGACGGCGGGTATCCGGTCATCTGCAAGACCGGCGACTTCCGCACCGGAGACTTGGCAGTTTACGTGCCAGTGGACAGCTTGGTGCCGACTGAGCGACAAGAGTTCTCCTTTCTGCTGAAAGAAGCCAAAGCAGACGGAAAAGCGCGTATCAAGGCTAAGCGCCTGCGAGGTGTCTTCTCTATGGGCATGCTGGTTCCCATGCCGGCGATTGCTCCGGAGTCCAACGCATATGCTTGGCGCGAAGGTGCGGACGTATCCGTGGCGCTGGGCGTCACGAAGTACATTCCGCGTGGCGAGGACGATGGGCCCAGCAACGCAACGCGTAAGCCGCGCCGCAGCGAGACGTACGAGTACGAGTTGCGCGCGTGGCTGTTCGCTGGTGCGGCCGTGTGCTTCCTGTTTGCGATATGGCCGCCGCTTGGCCTGCTGTTCCCGATACCGCTGCTGGTGGCGCGATACCTCATCCGCGCCGAACGCCTTCTGAACAAGAAGCCGAAGGTACCGTTCTACGACATAGAGGGTCTACGCAAGTACAAGACAGAATTCGTTGACGGGGAACCGGTAGACATCACCGAGAAGCTCCATGGATGCTGCTCCACATTCGTGCACACCGGCAAGCGTTTCTTCGTCCGCTCGCGTCAAGTGTGGCGAGACAAGGGTGACAGCTCCGATGACTTCTGGAAGATGGCGCGCAAGCACGATCTAGAGCGCAAGCTTGCCGCCTATCCAGGCTACGCCCTCTTTGGCGAAATCTACGGCTCCGTCCAGGACTTGAAGTACGGCGTTCCTCCAGAGGAAGGCATTCGCTTCGCTGCCTTCGACATGCTGAACACGAAGACGGGGACATATTGGACTCCGCCGCAGTTGCGCGTGTGGTGCGCCACCAACGACGTTCCCGTGGTGCCTGTGTTGTATGAGGGCCCGTGGCGCGAGGGCCTGGCGAAGCTGGCCGAAGGAAAAACCACCATGCCCGGCGCCGATCACGTTCGCGAGGGGATCGTAATCAAGCCGCAGACGGAGCGTCTTAGCGCACGACTTTGCGGCAGGCTTGTGTTGAAGATCGCAGGCGAAGGCTATCTAACCAGAAAAGAGGCCACATGATTCGCGCCATGAAGTACGCCTCCCTGGCGCTTGCCAACGCCTCGAAGCGGCTTCTGCACGCCGTTGTTTTGCTGGAGCACGCGCTTTCTACTTTCGTTCTCTGCGACAACCTAACGGAGGAGGAATGAGCCAAAAAGACGTCCACCTGGACGCGCTGTGGAGTCACTGTGAGAAGCTGGAGCCGGACGCTGTGCGCGTACTGTCCCGTATCGCCGAAAGACTCGTGCACGGGCAGCGCAAGTACGGCCCCATTCGCATTGCCGGCGACACTCGTAGCTGGGCCGAAGAGGGTCTCCAGGAGAGCCTTGATTTGGCCGCGTACGTAAGTATCGGGTTACTCAAGATTGCTGACGCCGAAAAGGCGCAAGAGGAGAAGTCATGCGAACAGTTGAAAAATCACGCATTGCTTGCAAGAAACTTGTCTCTCTGGCCGGAGGAGACCCTTTACGCCACTACGACTCCTCGCTCAGCGACGAGGACGCCCTTCGTAACGACATCTTCAGCGAACTTGAAGGAGAGTACGGCGAGCGTGTAGAGCGGCTTTCAGTGCGCGATCTCCAGACGGACGTCGACTACCTTGGCTGAAAGGCCACCGATTCGCAACCTGATCAACGCGCTCCACGACCGCGGCCTGCTTGACATTGCGAAGGCCATTTGCAGCCAGCACCACGTCACCATTGACGAGATGCTCAGCACAAACAGGGCGCAACAGTTCGTCAAGGCTCGGCGCGCCATCATCTCCCTTCTGGTAAACGACAAGGGCATGAGCCATCCGTTCGTTGGAAGGCTCCTGGGCCTTGACCAGTCTACCGTACAATACTCGGCCAAGGTGTCGCGGGTCAATCGACCTTCTGAGTAGGAGGGGCGGACATGCCGTGGCTGGGCTTGCACGAAGGCGTCCTGGAGATATTCGCTGAGCACGCGGAGAGGGCCCACTGCAACGAGTGGGAAGCGTGGGCACGACACGAAAACAGGGCGCGCAAGGCGATTGAAAGCGAGACGCTTGGCCTTGACGTTGCCTTCGCGGGCCTGAAAGAGCAGTACCTTGCGCCGCACGCCATTCGAGGCTTGAGCGTGCAAGAGGTGCTGGATCGTAAACGAGAGTACGAGCAAGCCATCGCTGACAAGGAATCCGAAATTCGCCGACTCCGCGCGAAGAAGATTTCCACCAGCGCCCGGGCCAGTCGGAATCACTACACGCGCACGGTGAGCGATCCCGTGCTTCATGAGAAACGCCTTGCAAGTAAACGCGAGTCGCGGTATGCGAGGCGGCACCACGGACAGTTGGAAATTGAGTCCTGAGGAGGATAAATTGAAAATTCAAGTCAACCGAAACGCGCTCATTGCGGCACTGGCGACAGTGTCTGGCGTACCCGAAAAGAAGGCCATCACGCCTTCGCTTTCCTGTGTGCTTTTGCGCGCGGTGGAGGACGTGCTGTACATTGGCGCCACGGACTTGACGGTATGCGTTGAGTCTTCGTGCGCACTTCTTGAGAACGCGAAACCCGGCGAGTGGGCCATTCCCGCCAAGGAACTGATCGATCGCGTGAAGTCCATGCCGGACGGCCCGCTCACGCTGTCCTTTGACGACAAGACAAGCCGCGTCACCCTCACTGCAAAGGGCTCGCCGCGCAAGCACACGCTCAGCTACCTGGACGGCCAGGACTTCCCGAAGCTCCAGCAGCGTGACTACGACTGGACGGGCGCCTCCACCATCAACTCCGGCCAGCTGCGCAAGCTCATCACGTCTACGCAGCACGCCATGCTTGCGGACGCCTCACGCCCGTACCTGTCCAGCGCGCTGCTCCAGTGGGACGACACGGTGGTGCGCATGTACGCCACAAGCGGTCATGCCTTGGCCAAGTGCGAGCTAATTGGCGTGCCCACGCTGGTGGCTCGCGAGTGCTTCATCCCGGGCAAGGGCATTGCGGAGATCCGCCGTGCGCTGGAAGCCGTGGGAGAGACGGAGACCATTGTCGAGCTTTCCGGCACGAACAACGACATTTACTTGCGAGCCAACGGTTGGACCATGGCGTGTCGTTTGACGCAAGCCACGCCGCCGCCGTACGAGAAGGTGATCCCGAAGCACGAGACTGAGGTTGTCATCCCGCGCCTGCAACTCATTGACGCGGCTAGAAGCGTGCGCTTGGCCGCCAGCGAGTCCTCCGGCGCGCTGCTGTTCCGACTGTCCGAAGGCAAGCTCAAGGTGGAGGCAGAGTCCAGCGATCATGGCGAAAGCGTGGACGAGCTGGACGTAGACTACACCGGCGAGCACATTAGCGTGGGATTCAACGCCGGCTTCCTGCTGGAATCGCTGTCTACGCTGGACACCGAAGAGGTGGTGATGAAGCTTGGCGGAGGGTTGGATCCGGTGGTTGTTGTGCCGAATGTGGGGAAACCAAATGTTACATTGATCATTATGCCGGTTCGGTTGGCGTGAGAGTTCTTGTCATTGGCGGAGGTAGCGGCATTGGTCTCGCTGTCGCCGCGCGCATGCGGCACAGAGGACATGCCGTTTTCGTCGCGGGGCGCCGCGCCGCCAAGATGAGTGAAGCGGGTGCCAGGATCGGCGCCGGATATGTCGTCGGAGACGTTCTCAATGCTAGGCTTTTGATCCGTCACACCTGCAAATGCCTGGATGGGTTGGATGTTGTCATCAACTGCGCCGCCATTTTCAACGGTCAACCCGATGAAGTCTTGAGTACTAATGTGCAGGGCGCATACATGTCTGCGGTTGGCGCAATAGAGGCGGGCGCCTCTATTGTCATTCTGTTTAGCGGAGCAGGGGTTGGTGGCCCAAGTCCTGGTCTAAATGCCCCCATTGTGTACACTTCCGCCAAGGCTGCGGTGGTGCAGATGGCGGAGTGCTTTGCGAGAGAATACCCGAAGTTACGCATCAACGCCGTGGCTCCTGGTCCTGTGTCCACGCAGCTGACCAACTGGAGTGGAGGCTCTCCGGACCGCGCAGTTGATCTTGTGGAGTGGCTTTGCAGCGACGCCGCCTCCCATGTTTCCGGACGCCTTATAAGCGTGAGGGACGACTACAAAGCCGCGCGCATGTCTGACGATTTCGGTAGACTAAGGAGGGTTGACGCGTGATCGTAAAGCTAGGCGTCACATGAGCCTCACCGGCGCAAGCCTAAACCGAGGCGCCTCACGCCAGGACTACGGCACCCCGCCAGATTTGCTGCGGGCTGTTGAGACGCGCTTCGGCCTGCTTACCGCGGACTTGGCGTGTACGCCGGACAATCAGGTGGCCACCACATTCGAGCACTTCTATCACGGATCTGATGAAATACCGTGGCCTCGCGAAGGTCGGCTTTGGCTGAACCCTCCGTTCTCCAACATCGACACGTGGGCGGAGAAGTGCGCCGCGTGGCAGCCGCTGTATGGTGCCAAGCTTCTATTTCTGACTCCGGCTTCCGTTGGCTCCAACTGGTTTGCCAAACACGTGCATGGGCGCGCCATGGTGCTTGCGCTTTCACCGCGCATTACCTTCGTTGGGTGCAAGGATCCGTATCCTAAGGACTGCATTCTTAGCGTGTTCGGCGAGTCACCCGGTTTCAATCTGTGGAGGTGGAAGTGAGCCTCGTCCTCGAAACGATCGTAAAGACGTACGTTGGCACTCATGCCAAGATCGCGCCCACGCTCAAGGTGCAATGCGCTAACTGCGCGCGCGTTTACCAGACTACGCAATGGCCTCTCGTTGTGCGCCGGTTGACTCAGTGTGCCTCATGTCGGACCAACGGATTCAAACCTGGAAATTGGATGGGCAAATGAAAATCGCAACCATCGGTTCTGGCCACCTCTGGCTCGTCTTCTCCGCTTGCTTGGCGGATCTCCTGCACGACGTGGTGGCGTACACACACGATCCGCATGTCTTCACGGATATTGTCTCGCACGGCGTCCTGCCTGTTGCGGAACGCGATCTGAGGGAGACGATTGACATCTCTCTCAAGGAGAACCTCATTTTCTCGCACGATCTGCCAGGGGCTGTCAGCGCGGCCGACATCACCTGGATCTGCTGGGACACCCCCACGGACGAGGAGGACAATGCGGACGTTGGCTTCGTGCTGCGGAACGCGGCGGCGTGCTTCCCATACCTGAAGGACGGCGCGCTTGTCGTTGTTTCTTCGCAGCTGCCCGTTGGCTCCGTTGCAAAGCTGGAGGCGGCGTACAGGGCTCTGGAGCGCAAGGAGCGCGTCACATTCGCCAGCGTGCCGGAGAACCTCCGCATGGGCACGGCGATTGAGAACTTCTGGAACGAGAAGTGGATCATTGGCGCGCGCCGCGTTGAGGACCATGAGCGCATTGCGGAGACCTTCACGAACGGCGGCTCGCACGAGTTTACCTTCGTCACGCCGGAAGAGGCTGAGCTTGTAAAATCGGGCCGAAATTCTTGGTTGTATATGAACGTGGCTTTTGGCAATGAACTGGCCTCCATCTGCAGCGCCGTGGGGGCTGACGCGCGTAACGTCGCTGAGGGTATGCGCGAGGACAAGCGCATGTCTCGTGCGCCGATTTTGCCCGGCTCTCATGCGGACGGCGGCCACCTTTCGCGCGACGTCGGCTACCTCGGCAGTCTTGCCAACCAATACGGCCTACCCGCCTACCTTCTCCGCGGCATGGACGCCAGCAACGAGCACCACAGCCTCTGGGTGTACCGCAAGCTGCACGACTGGTTCGACGGCTTGCGTGGGATTACGGTTGCGATTCTCGGCGTGGCATTCAAGGCTGGCACTGCGGACACGCGCCACTCGCCCGCGTTGAAACTGGAGCAGTGGGTTCTGTCTGACGGAGGGACACCTCGTAAGTGGGATCCACTGGTGTCGGTTAGCAAGGAAGGTGTGCGTCACCTTCATCGTGACGCTACTGAGGCCTGCGAGAACGCCGACGTTATCGTTGTTCTCCAGGACCCGGGACTAGAGACCAAAATCAAGATAGCGCGCAAGTTTCAAGACACGCCGGTTGTGGACCCAAACGGGTACTTCAAAGACCACGGGCTCACCTGGCACCACTACGTCGGCCAACCTGAGGTAGCATGAACGAGCCCCTCTTCCGCTGGTGCTTCCGCGCCAACAACAGTGCGGTTGTGATTCACGCCGACTCATTCTTCCTGGCTCGTGAGTATGCCACGCGTGTGCTTGGGTGCGGGCTGGACGAGTTGTCGTTTAGTGAATCGCCCAACCGGGACGCCGACGTAGAGGTGCGCATGGAGGGCCATGACGCTGGGCGCGTGCCGCAAAGGCATCGGGAGGTGCGGACGCGGGGTGAGGACGGGGAGTGGACAGACTGGCGTAGCGAGTAGTCATGCTGCCTGACGTGTGGAAGAAGCCGACGAAGGCCGAGGCACCGAGTGGATACGTCCTCCAACACCTAGACGGTGGAGACATTCCCGGCGAGCCTCCGTGCAGCACCATAGACGAGGCCCTGAGGCGCGCTGCGAGGCGTTCGCGGCTGGAGCCCACTGAGCCAGTCATGGTGCGAGACGCCGCGCCACCGAGGCGTATACGGGCGGTAGCGCAAGTCGGTCTGTCTTGGTGGGTGGCCACATGCAAGCCGTGCGGTGGAGGCGGCCAAGTGTCGTCGGCTGGGCTCTATGGCTCAAGTTGGCACGAGTGTGCACGATGCGGCGGCACGGGATGGGTCACTGATAGCGTGGCTGCGCGAGGTTGAAATGCTCACCATCGGCTCGCTATTCAGTGGTATCGGCGGAGGCGACCATGCCTAGGGGTGCTCTCCCGAAGACGTACGACGCCTCTCTCGTCGAGAGTGTCCGCGGACTCTACGCGTCTGGGTACACCCAGGCCGAGATCGCGCACTCTCTGAGTATCACGCAGAAGGTAGTGTGGCGCCTGATGCGTCGACACGGCATCAATGCGCGCGTCGCCGCAAAGAGAGACCGACGAGGCGCAAAGAACTCTCTCTGGAAGGGTGACCTCGCGGGCTACGCAGCCATGCACCTGCGCGTGGCGTCGGTTCGCGGGACGCCATCGATTTGCGAGGACTGCGGGACGACCACAGCGAAGCGTTATGAGTGGGCCAACCTCACGGGCCACTACGAGGACGTGAACGACTACAGGCGCCTCTGCGTGTCCTGCCACAAGCGCTTCGACGGCATCGTCCGGAACCTGCGAGGTGCCGCGTGCTGACGATCGGAAGTCTATTTTCCGGAATAGGCGGCCTCGACTTAGGCCTCCAATGGGCAGGCCTTGGCCCCGTTGCGTGGCAGTGCGAGATCGATCCGTTCTGTAGAGACGTACTTGCGAAGCACTGGCCTGACGCAGAAATAGTTGAGGACGTAAGGAGTATTTCTGTCATGTCTGGAAAGCTAAGGAAGCTAACGGAAGAGCAGGTTATGGCCTCTGTTCGACGGTACTCTGCCGGCGAAAGTCTTGGCAAGATCGGAGATTCGTACGGTGTGTCAAGACAGTCTATGTGGGACTTACTTCGCAGACGCATGACGCTCCGTCCGCAGGCTAGACACGGCGCTGAAAATCACTTCAGCCGTGGCGGTGGTGTTGCCGACGAAGAGGCGCACGATATGGTTGAAAGCGCCATTCGTTCTGGCAATCTGGTCCCTAAGTGTTCTTGCGAGAAGTGTGGTTCTTCGGGCACATTCAAGGATGGCCGTCGCTCTGTGCAGGCGCACCACGATGACTACAACAAGCCTCTGCTTGTGCGCTGGTTGTGCCAGCCATGCCACCACGATTGGCATAAGCACAACAGGGCCATTAGGAAGGAGGTGCCCGAGGAACTCCCCGCAGTCGATCTGATTTGCGGAGGGTTCCCGTAATGCGTGCCAAGATGTCTCCTCTGCAGGCAAGCGGGCAGGTCTTTCTGGATCTAGGTCCGGTCTATGGTATGAGTTTGAACGAATCGTTTCAGAATCAAGACCACAGTTCGTCGTCGTTGAAAACGTTGCCAGTGGCAAACGACTCTGGTTGCCCACGGTGCGGCGATCTCTGCACATGCTTGGATACCGAACCCGCGCCCTGGGGATTGCCGCCAGAGACGTGGGAGCCCCACACATCCGTAAGCGAGTCTTCGTTATTGGCTACCCTTACGGCTACGGGGAACATGTTGTGTCCAAGCATGCAGAAGCATCGTGGGTGCAGAAACTTCCTGCCGACGCTGACAGCGAGCACATTCGACAGCAACGTTGGTGGGGCGGCGGGGAGGGTGGGACCGAAGCGTTACAGCCTGTACGGGATGGCGAGAGTCGGGATGCTTCCCACGCTGACGAGGCGCGACGAGAAGGGTCCTGGCCCGACGCACACGAAGGCTGGCCAGGACCTTCCGCAGAGCCTTGGCGGCCACCTGTCGGCGGATTGGTGCCGGTGGTTCATGGGCTTTCCGGTGGGTTGGCTGGACGTCAACGGCGCCAACGGATCCGAGCACTAGGGAACGCGGTTGTGCCACAGTGTGCCGAGATAGTTGGCTAGGTGATACGGCAGATGTTGGCTGCGCGAGGTTGAGGCTAGCCAGCTGGACGGTGGCGCGGTATGGGAGCGGGTTGAGAGGAGAGTCGGTCGATGCTGTTCGCGAAGATAGACGTCTGCTTCTGGCGCCACCCGAAGTTCATTGAGGCAGGTCTGGAAGCGTGTGGATATTGGGCAGGTTGCCTTACATGGCTGAGGGAAAACGACTCACCTGACGGGATCGTTCCGGACAGCTTGCTGGGTCATATTTTGGACGTTGGGAGCAAAAAAGCTTCCCAGATTTGCACCAAGTTGGTCGTCGTGGGCCTATTTGAGAGGGAGGCAAACGGGTACCATCTTCTCCGCTACGAGGACAAGAACGAGACTAAGGAAGAGATTGAAGCTCGCAAGGAAAGGTCCCGAGAACGTTCGTCAAAGTGGCGCGCCGCCAAGGCGATTTCAGTTCCGCCACCAGCGGACGGTGACGCGTCACTCACACGTTCGTCACAAGTCAGTGGTGACGCGTACGTACCTGACTCTGGTTCTGGTTCTGGTTCTGATAGAGAGATCCAGAAAGAGGTAGGTGTGGCAGAAGGTACGCTCTTTTCCTTTGACGAATCTCGTCTCCCCCTCACCGAGGAGCGAAAGGCCATCGGGACGGCCAACACAACCGTGCAGGAAATTGACGCGACGTGGCAAAAGTTTACGCTCATGGCAGTTGAGAAAAACTGGCGTTTCGATTCCCGGGGCTGGGATGCCCGCTGGCAGCGTTTCTGTCTGGACGAGGCAAAGTACCAGCGGGTCGCTCGGGAACGCGCTGCTGGGTGGCAAGGCGGCTCTGGAAACGGGTCCTTGGAGGCTGCCCGAAGTCCAAGCCGGAAGAAGCTGGCTCCGCTACAGCGTCCGGCGCAGGAATAGACAATGTCTGACAATGTGTATGAATGTAGGGTGCCGCCTCACGACCTTGAGGCGGAGGGCGCCATACTTAGCGCGGTGATGATCGACCCAGACGCCTTCCCAAAGGTGTCACCGATTCTCAAGCCGGAGCATTTCTACTCCGAAGCGCATCGCCGGATATACGAAGCTTGCGAGTCCCTGTCGGAGGGCGGCAAGCCTATCGATGTGGTTCAGGTGGCCACGTGGCTGAAGGGGCATGACAGGATCGGGCAAATCGGAGGCATGGCCTATCTGACTGAGGTGCTGAACACGGCACCTGCTGTGGCTAACGTGGTTTCCTATGCCGAGATAGTGGCCAGTAAGGCTCGCGTACGCAAGCTTGTGCAGATTTGCCAGCGCATTACGTCAGAAGGCTACCAGCCTATGGAGGACGAGGACGCCTTTATTGACAGAGCCGAGACGGCCGTGCATCAGGTGTCGGCTGACAAGCGCAGACTCAGCGTTGAGACTATGCGCAGTGCGCTGCAGAAGGTTTTCAAACAGATTCAGGAGTCTGACCAGCGTCGCGAGCAAAAGTATTCTGGCACACCAACCGGGCTCACCGTATTGGACGATCATATAGGCGGCCTTCACGCTGGCGAACAAACTGTCATTGCCGCGCGACCTGGCATAGGCAAGAGCGCGCTCATGATGAGCATTGCCTCCAAGGTGGCGGATCAGGATCTCGGTGTAATTGTATTTTCGCTGGAAATGCCAAGCGAGCAGTTGGCGATTCGCGCACTATGCTCCGCCGCCAACGTAGACGTACGCAAGGCTCGCGTGGGGGCGTTCGACGCCGGAGACCTCCGCGCAATCACCGATGCCATTGGGCCAGCAATACGGCCAGAACACTACTACCTAGTGGAAACGCCATGCACGCTCATGGACGTCCGAGGCATTGTGCGTGCGCGCCAAGCGGACATGGCCCGCACTGGAACGAAGCTGGGCCTGGTGGCCGTTGACTACGCACAGCTCATGGACGCCCGCGAAGGCGTCAAAAACCGCGAAGAGGCGGTTGCCATCAACGCTCGCGGGCTCAAGATGCTTGCCAAGGAGGTCGGGGCTGCCGTAGTATTGCTGAGCCAGTTGAACCGAGGCGTAGAATCTCGCGCGGATAAGAGACCAATGCTGTCTGACTTGCGCGAGTCTGGGGCCATTGAGGAGGCGGCGGATTGCGTCATCGGAATGTATCGCGACGACTACTACTACGAGGACAGCAAGACGCCTGGCATCGTGGAACTTATCCTGCTGAAGCATCGCCACGGCCCAACGGGCACCATTGAGGTTGGATTCCGCGCACAGTCAACAAGTTTTTACAACATCGAATCTACATACTAACTAGGAGAGTCTAATGTCGGAACGCGAGCACATCTGGTTGCTGTGGGAGGACTTCCTGACCCTGTCGGCCGAGTCTCCGGCGACCGCAAAAGACTCAATCGACGGTATCTATGGATGGGGCTTAGCGTCCGCGGTGATCCCGTGCAAAGGAAAGAACTGGCGCGTGAACTTCCAGACACATAGGCAGTATGGTTGGAAGCCGTTGACCGGCAACGGGAAGGTCAAGGGATTTGAGGTCCACAAAGTATCGCGCACCGTGGAAGTTTGGGAGGAAGTGGGATGAGCGATTGGATAGGCGGTGGCATGTCGGTCGAGGTTATGTCTCTGCGGCGCGAAGTAGTCGCCGCTAATGAGCGCGCGGTGCGGCTTGACCATGCGCTGGCGGAACGCGAGCGTCAGGTGAGCGCGCTGAACGCGAAGGTTGTGGACATGCACACTCAGCTGGAGAAGCTGAACCGACTCAAGTCTGCCTGGTGTGAGAAGGAGATCAACGAGCGCAAGATATGCGCGGAAATGGTGTTGGCATACAACCGCGCTAACGAAGATCTGGCGTTCCAGATGAAGCGCGCCGAGACCGCCGAAGCTATCAACGAGTCCGTGCGCAAGTTTTGGACTTCGGTCTGCGACGTCGACTTTGACAAGGCGCAGCACTTCCTGCGTACCGGCGAGGGGCCGGACCCGTTCAACGTGGAGCGGGACGCGGCGGTTGCGCGGGCGCAGAAGGCGGAGGCGGCGCTGGACGAGATGGTGCGGCAGCGAGGCGAGGCGGGCAGGATTCTCAACGCGCGGGAAGTGGACAAGCTCAGGCGAGACAATGAGGAGCTTGCGTCTATGCTTGAGACGGAGCAAAAACGTCCGCTGTATGAGCGCGATCGTGCCGAGAAGGCCGAGGCCGAGGTGGCGCAGTTGCGTGACATTCTCAAGATGGACAAGCCAATGTTCTACGTCCCGCATCCTGAGGTTGTGCATCCGGCCTACGCCTGCGAGTACAGCGAGGAGGAGATCGCCAACAGGGCCCTCGACCTGGCCGTGACGGACCTGGAGTCGCTGCGCAACAAGATCGGCGCTGTCTCCGACTTCCTGCTTTCCCCGTACGATGGCGTCTCAGACGGTCCGCTGGAATGGCGGACACTGGAGGCCGGCCGCATGTTGGGCAAACTTCTGAAAGGTGGAGATTGACAATGACCGAATCAATCGACGTAACGAAGTGGTTTGGCAAGACGATCAAGGCGATCGTGTTGGACAAGCCGTTTGCGAAGCATGAGGTGGAAGTTGGCGATCCAAATAACGCTCTTCGCATTGAGTCGTCAGATTCGCACGATTGGAAGCTATTGCGAACATGTCGGACTTGATCTTGCCCACGTGTATTGCGAACTTGCAAGCCGATACTCACTGTTGCAAAAGCGGCGTGGAGTACTGAAGCTTTATGATGGAATAAAGCAGCAACACGCGGATGTGATCGTCGTAGAGGCCGAGGATAGGATTGGCGAAGGCGAACTATTCAGATTCGTGGACAGCGTGCGCCCACTGAGTGTTGCTTTCGCGTATGACCACGATCTGCCAGAACGTATTCGAGAGGCGGCAACGCCATGCACGCTTGTCGGGCCACCGGCCTGGCGGCGTCGCCAACGCAAGGCAATAGGTCTTGGGGTCTCGTCGCGAAACAGCGCGTTTTGCTGACCTTCGACAACGCGGGTTAGCGAAGGCTAGGGAGTCAGGGACGATGACCAATCAAGACAAGTCCATAGCGTTTCTGCGATCGCTTCACGCTGGCGACGTAGGCGTTACCATCTACCAAGACGTCATAACCGACGTTCTGTGTAGGCTGAATCAGCTGCAGGACGTCGTGAGGCAGGCCGACAAAATGGCCGAGGCGGTGCTCATCGGTGCCGGCGCTAGGGAGAACATGCACGCTGCGCGTGAAGCCTATGAGAGTTCTCGCAACGCAATAGACGGGAGTATGAGCGCATGAACAAGTCCGAGTTGCGCGCTCGGCTGGACGAGCTGGATGCGGAGCGAAGAGAGGTGAGTGAGCGTCTGGCTTTGCTCAACGAGATGGAAGATAATGCCGCATTCATGACTTCCAAGATACGCACGGCGAGTTGTACATGGTTTAGCCCGTACGAGTGGGGAAATCAAAATATGTGCCGTTACTGTGGCGACGGAATATCGGTGCACAAACTGAGAGGTGTTGTATGACAGCCAAGAAGACGAAGAAGCCGGCAGAGTACGAGCCGGACTTGAGCAATCCGGACGAGGCCTTCTACGAGGGCTACTGTCTGGCGCGCCAACAGATTGCTGACGCCACGGCACAGTGGGCTGCTTCGTGGGGCGTGGTGCGTAGCATGGAGGCTACCACCGTGGCACGCGTGCTGAGCGAATTGGCCGCCTCTATTCGATATGGCGTGTCGCCGGAGTGCCCAGGAAAAACGCCAGTGAAGGCCCCTCCCGCCAAACGCAAAAAGGCCGTTCGCAAGTAGGGCCCAGAGATTTTGACATTCCCCACGGCGCAACGTCGTTTGAAAGGGCGCGTTTTCCGGAGCACTATTTCCTACGACTTTTCTGGCGGCGGGCCGAGTGATTTCCGGAATTCGCTCCCAAGGTGAGCATTTTCCAGTAACCCAATTTTGCTACAGGCGTACGATCGCGGGCCTCTACCACTGGCGTGGGCGGCGCCGTTATTTTTACGCGGTGCGCCGTTTGCACGTTACGTGCCAGGCGAATATATGCAGTTTATGTGCCAGGCGAGTAATATCGAGATCTCGATTCACCTAGCTGCCTAGAGACTATTCGCTTCCGTCCAAGGCTCGAAACCCCAGCTGACCAGGCGCCAGTATTCCACGTGCTCACGTCGAGAGCGGCCGAGTAGGGAGAGTAAGGGCCCGAGCTGGATGAAGGCTCTAGGCGCCCCGCTGAGCGGCTTTGGGGGAGGCATAGGGGTTAGCCTTCCCTGCCCACGATGAGCGCGCAGAAGGCGTGCCTGCACGGCACGGGACAGCCGCCAGCCGGGGGCGCAAGACTGTCCTTCCGGTACTCCAGCGCTAGGCAATACTCCGCCAGCGTCATGGATCCGCTGTACTCGAAGCCATGCTCGTGTGCGATAGACTGTAGGCGGCGCTCGATTCGGTTCATGGTGTGGGCTTGTCCTCTATCGCTTGCGCGATGCTTGCGATCATGTCTCTCGCCTCGATCGTGGAACACTCGCAATCGCGCAAGTGCCGACCGATCTTGTACCATTGCCAATCGGGCCCTAGCGAACCGTTACCAACGGGCCAAGCGCCAGCAATGCGCGCGGCATCGATAAACACCTGAGCCTGCCCCTCGTCGTCTAGCTCGCAAAAGGCCTCCGCTACCTCGGCTGGCGTCAGCTTGCGATCTACTGTTAGGAGCATGTGACGTTGTCCTCCAATGCAATGGCTGTCCTGCACGCTTCACACGAGGGCACACCGTCCGCACGGCGCGGCACGCCTTCGTCATAGTCGGACTGGGGGATTAGCGCGTCGCAATGGTAGCACTGCGCTACGCATGGGCACTGCTGGCCCGTGTAACCGAAGCCGACGATCTTGCCCGTGCCAAGGCAGGAGTAGCAGTCGGCGTAGGCGAAGGGTGATAGCTCGCGAGTCATGAGCCGACAAGCTTCGCAACGGTTGCCTTATTCTTTGCCGCAGAGGCGCGGCACCACTCTACTGCGCCTTCCGGATGATCATTAGGGTCGCCAGTATCGTAAAAGCGTCCACTGGAAAGCTGCACGCTTACATCAGGATTAGGCGACACGCGAGCCCACGCAATAGCACCGGAGCGCACGATCGCATAGCGATCTTCGCGGTCGCTGGACGGCGCGGGCTCGGCCCATTCAATGAAGCCAGAGATCTTGGCGCTCATAGCGTCCCAGTCAGCCCAACGTGTTTGGGTATTCATCTCGTTTACCTCGGCACGCGTCACCAGTAGGCGCGCATGCCGCGGGAAGCGAAAGGACTAGCGCACGCCTAGCTTGAGCATCAATTCTTTCGCTGACGTATGTGGGGAGCGAAACAGGGCCGAGCTAATATCGCCTCGCGCGTACTCGGCTGCAGTGCTTCCGATTGCGTTGACTGGACGGTCCAAGCGATCCGCCAGCAATGCCGCGTCGCGCCTGCACGCTTCGGCGTAGCGCCGCGCTTGCGCCCGAATGCGCTCAGGGTACTTTGCGCCGTTGAACGATTCGAGCGGCTGAGCGGCCCCATACTGTACGCAGGCCTCGACGGTGGCCAGCTCGTGGCAGTCGGCCGGAAGATCGTTCAGATCCATGCCTACACACTTGCGTGCCGATTCGATCTGCTCTTTCGACATATCGGACAAGTCGACACGTTGCACTTCGCAATTGAAAGGACAATCGGAAGCCTCATCGCCACACGCATCTACCATGTTCGTCCATCGGACGATATACCAAGACCCATCCTTAGCCTTGCGACCCCACATGCCGTGGTGGTCAATCCAATTGACGTCAGAGCAAAGCTCGGTCCATCCACGCATGCTTGACTTGCTCATGACTGCGCCTCATCCCCTTCGCCTTCCGAATTGCCATCCGCGTCTACATCGTACATCTCTCGCACACTGAGCAATGCGGCTTCCCGCGTTTCGTGCGGCCCGTCCCATTCGGTGCAGTCCATGTAACCTGGGGCGGAGAGGCGAGCGAAGTAGCCTGTAACTTTCTCGACAGAGTCAATCTTCGTACCCTCGCAATACTGTTCCAGCTCGCTCAGGTTCGCGCAAGATTCTGCGATGCTGCCATCGTCCTCTACGTCAAGCTCCCCAATGAGCGCGGTAGGCACGATCTCCGAGCCGCAATTAGTCTCTACGCGGTACGCAGAAAACTGCTGGACGTCTAGCTTCATGAATGCCATAGCTACACCCCTTCCCTTCGGACATTGCCATTCTCGTCGCAGTATCGGTACTCCCGCTCGCAACCCAACGCCTCCCCGTACTCCTTCGCGAACGCCAATTGCTCTGGCGTGTAGGAGGCGAAGTACTCGTCGTCCGTATCGCCGGGCTGCATGGCGACGAGCGACATTACCAGCTCTTTCGCGTCAATGCCGTCCGTAGAGGTGCCAGCAGGGACAGCGCAGTAGGTGGCGCCGCGGGGAAAGATGACCTTGCCACCCATGCGCACTTCGACGTCGATGCGGGAGTGCGTGCAAGAAAAGTTGGGCCCGTCGAAGGCGTGGATGATGATGGTCGGGCGGTCGGTGCGGACGCGCACGCGCAGTGTGAACAGGTGCGAGAGATCGTGGCCGCAGTAGTCGGGGGAGCCGGGTTTAGAGCGCATGTTACTTGCCTCCCTTCGAAGCGAGCGAAGCCAGGCCGTCGACGATGACGCGCCCGACGTTTGCGGCATCGAGATCGGCCCCGAGATCAACGAAATAGAGGGAGATCCGGTTTGGGTACTCTTGCCCTCCGCTAGCCCACACGATCGGGCTTTCCAGCTGTACTGCGGCTCCGTTCTCTTCGGCGGCGTGAATGGAGTGCAAGTCGTTCGCTGGCGTGAACTTGGCGCGCTCGTATCGGAACCCTCCCTGGAATTCGACGCGCTTGGCGCTGTATGTGCCGATACCGCGATGATTCCACATTGGGCCCATCACAACGGTAACGCGCACCACACCAATGCCCTCTACCCGCGCGTTCCACTCAAGAGAGAGTGTCGGGCCCTGAAAGCCTTCAATATGGGCGAGAACGGGAGAACACGGGACCTCCTCATTCCATCGCGCCTTACGTCCCTCCGGCAGGCTTTCCACGTGCTCAGTCGTGCGGAAGGACAGACACCCGTCTCGCACCATGGTCAAGCCCACGGGCGGGAGAGCGCGCACAAGCCGCTTAGCGTCATCCCACGTGCACGGCTTGCCTCCGAATGTGTCGCCATACTTCACGCTGGCCACGGTTCCGTAAAGCGAATGGACGTGGATGCGGCCACCATCCGGAATGATGCTAGCGATCTTGTCCTCCGCTTCCGACTCTGCCAGCTTGCGATCGTAATCTGCCTTGATCTGCTCTGCCTTGCTTGCCATGGCGTCCTCTCCAGTATCTGCGACGGTCCCGCCGTTGCCCGGTGTCTCGCAAGTCAAACAATAGAGCGTAAGGTTCCCTCTGTCAACCGGTGCACGTCACTTTTTCTTCGTGTCGTCCAACAAGGCAGCGACGCGACACCAGAAATGCCTCACGTGCTCGTGGTCGGAGCGGAAGTACGCTGCCCTACGCAGGGCCACTAGGCGGGCCGCTGAGCGGCTTCCGTGTTCCTTGGTAAGGCAGGCTGCCCAGTCGCGGGCGGAGCGTCTAGGCTGGCCTGGCGGGTCTGCAAGGCGTAGTTCGTCGCGGAGGGAGGTCATGCTACCTGAATCCCGCGCTTGGCTGCCTCGGCGCGTGCTGCGAATAGCTCCTCAGTGTTTGGCACGTTCCATGCGCGTTGTGCGAAGGCCCGCAAGTCTCCATCGTCAAGGCGAGCGCAGTAACTGGCGTTTGACTCGTTTAGTCCGCGGTAGCGGTTGTTTGCATTCATAGCCTTACTCCCTCTCTTCGGTGCAGCGTACCCAAGGCCCCGCACCGTCCGTCCCACGTGTCTCGAAACCGACGTCACATGCGGGCGCTTCGATGTAGGCGCCTGCGTTGACCGTGTGTGCGCTTCCGTAGAGGTGCAGGGGGAACAGGAGCACCAGCAGGAAAGCGGCGGCAAGGGCCAGGCAGGTGGTGCGGCTCATGGGAGCACGCTAACGCGGTACACGTACCCGCCGACGTCCAGCCACGCTTTCGCGTTCGCTAGCGCCGCATGTGTGTAAACGTCAAAGGCGCGCATGCCGAACGTAGGCTCGTAGTAACTCACCTTCCATCCGTCTATAGACAAGCGCTGGCGCGGCTTGCTCGGCGGCGCGGGTGTGAAGCGGCTCATGGCTGGCACCCCTTGTCTTTCGTGTAGTCGGGATATTCGCGCACCTCATAGCTAGAGCCTGCCCCTAGCTTATCCTTTGCCCAAGCGTGCGCATCGGCTTCGGTAGGGAAGGCGCCACGCGAGATAGGCGAGAAAGCCTTCTCGCTAGGGTGCCATTCGGTGCGGCCCTTGGTAACGAACGGGATGATAACGCTGTAGTAGCTCATGGCTGCACCTTGCCGTCCAGCGTGTCTAGGCATTGGAGTGCGCTGCGCCCAAAGTCAATGCGTTCCCTCACGAGGCAGGAGAAGCACGTTTCGCGCTTTGGCCCGCAATTGCAGCCGGTACGGTGCAGCACTCGGCCATGGTCAAGCGCGGCGTCCAGCAGGTTTAGTGCGTCTGCCAGCTGTAACCGTAGGGCCGTGACGGTCTCGCGTGTCGCTCGCGTCTTGTTGCTCTCTGAGCGGGTCATGACGGTGCCTTTCGGGGTGGGGTGTTACTTCGCGTTGCGTGCGTAGCGGATTCGTATCTCTGAAGCCATGGCACGTACCGTAGCGCGCGGCCAAGAGTAGGACCGCGCGTCAAGCTCTAGGTTCCCAAGCGCCTCGTCAAGGGTAAGACCCTGCAGCGTGGCCATGAAATTGGCGATCTGCGATTCGAGACGGCGCGTGTTGACTGGCGTGCTCACTTTACACCAACTTGCTTTGCAGCAGCTGTTGCGGCCTTCGCCGTCGTAAACCAGAGGGTCCGATCGCCAATGCGCGCGCCGTACTTGTGCGCCGCGTCATGTTTCGGCATCGCGCCACCGAGAACTAGGCCGAACACCAGAAACCCCGTCGTCTTGTCTGCTGCGTTGCTCATGTCCAGCAAGATAGCAACGCCACGAAGTCTGTCAACCGGTGCCAAGAAAGAAAGTGCAGGCCTGAGCAAAAAGGGCGGGTTGACCTGGCGGTCAAGGGCCCGGGTTAGGCGGGGTCAAACGGATGCTGAATCAACCGATCGGGCAAGCGCTCCGGATGGTTGAGGCGCACGCGATGCTTGCTCGGTAGCTCGCGCTTTGAATTCCACCAAGCCCAGCCCCATTCAGGCTCGTTTATGATGATGTCGAAGATCGTAGGGTAGCGGGCCAGTGTAGGCATGTGGGCTAGGGTACCTCCTGCAGGCGGTAGTGGTGCTTGCACAAGCGCGAGCCAGTTGGGTGGGCCCAATGCGCCGTACGGTGGCAAAAGTCGCACGTCAGTCGGACGATGCGATACCAGCCCACGGGAGGCGTGCACGGCGGTTCGGTAGAGATAGGCATGGTGCCCCAATGTAACGCGTAGCGTTGTGTGCGTCAATTGTGGGGAGGGGGAAACCTTAAGGAAGGGGGTGGGGCGTAAGTGTGTAGGTTGGTAGTCGGTTGCGTTAGTGTCAGAGTGTTACGGTTTCTGTAACGTTCTGCAGTCGCTGCAACCGATGGGAGTGCGTCAGTGTGGGTGTAGTTGCTGGGGTTGCGCTGTTCACGTGGGGTGTGTAGAAGGCGATTGTGGCGCAGTGCTTTGGTGTAGGTTTGAGTGAGTCTGTTGTCTAGAAAGCGGGTGTTGCACGTTGTGCGCAACAGTGGGGTTTTAGGCAACAGTGCGGGTGTGGGTGTTTGGAGCTTTTGGTTTGAGGGCGGTTGACGGTGGGCGCGGCCCCTAGCGGGTGTCTCAAACCCCGGACACTGAGCGTTCTGAAGTTTCAAAAGAAAGTGAAACATGCTTATTTGTACGCTCCGTTCGTCTCGAGCTATGCTCCGGCCGCGTACTTGGTGCACACTCGAGCGCCGGCGTCAAGCGCTAGTTGTTTCTAGCTTACGACAAGGCCCGTTGTCGAAGGTCAGGGCACGTTTGACGCCTCACAAGCGATGCAAAGCGGCGAGTCAGTCCAAACCCGAGTACTGCAACGTATGCAGCGGTCGATGGCGCACACCTCCGCCCTGACCGCCAGCTCGTCTTGCGGAAGCGCATAGCCCATGTCTTGGGCGTTCTGGAGTCGTCCCGTGCCGCGCCCCTGCTCCCATCCCTCGCGGTGTATGCGGTCAAAGGCCCTTGCGAGGGCAGCCAAGGCGTGCGGCCTATCCTCGGCCACCATGTACACGTACCGATGCAGAAACGCCTTAGCGCGCCGTGTAGCGCCGGGAGAGGGTTGCTTGGCCATACCCGCCCGTTCGATTGAGGCGGGGCGATCGAAGGCTGGGGCAGGATGCTAGTTGACGTTCTCTTCGACGGTCCGCCCAGCGCCGAGGGCCCGCGGTTCGTCGAGGTCGAGTCGCCGCCAGGCCGCTCCATCCGAGCTGGCCAATGGGTCGACAGGGGCGGAGGGTACTGGGCGCTACGGCGGACGTGGCAGACTGTAAGCACGCCGCGTACAACGTAGCGGACCTTCCGCCCACGTGCGCGCAATGTGGTGCGACATTGTACGCGACGGTAGTCAAAACCTAGGCAGGCAAGGCGCGAGCCGACAACCGCGGGCGAGACTCAGGGACGGGAATGCCGATTCCGGCGCCGTGGCGGGGTCGCCAGGCGACTTTCGAGCTCCGGACGTACTCGCGGTCGTTTTCGGAAAACGGACGCGTCCTAGGGCCTACTGGTACGGCAGAGCTTGTCCAGCCCTCAAAGTAGCACCATGTAAACGGGTGTGCGTTCTCGTAGGCTGCCTTCCAAACGGCGGTCAACGTACTGTAGTCGGCCGTCCCTGTAGCTCGCCGAAACTGCACCTCGCCTTCCGCTAGGTCAAGCCGTGCGCACGCGTCTAGCCCATCGTCTATGGCTTCGGCTAGACACTCGTCGCACGTGCCATCCGCTACGATAGCCTCGCTACACCGGTCGCAACGGTGCGCGCGCGCTACCATGCCGCACCGTCAAGATACCGCCGCCATCGTGCACAATCGCCCTGCAATGCATCCGCCGACGGACAGCTACACTTGGCCAGGTGAGGCAACACGCTATCCGCACGGGACGGCAGAGGCCTGCCATTGGCCAACCTAAACGCATCGGCGCCGTGACGAACGATTCGCACGACGCTTACCGCCCGACCGTGTCCCACACCGCCGCGCCGCATGGCCGTAGCCTCGTCATCGGCAAGTGTGTTGCAGATAAAGCCGCCAGACTCCACGTCAAACACGGCGTAAGCGCCTACCATGACGGGCCCGAGTAGTGGCGCGTCCCGACCGGAAACCCGCCAGGGTACGTGCTGCTGAAGTGGCACATGTTCGCGCTCAGCATTGGGTGCAGATCGTTGTCCAGCAACCGCATCGCATACTCCCGCGAGAGAACACCAGCGCTTACCAGCTGGCCTAGCTGCTCTAGCTTATGCGTCGGTTCGGGCGCATGTTCCGTCCCGCAGTAGCTGCACCGTTCCAGGCTGGCCACCGTCCCACTAGGCGCATGGCCACGGGGAGCGCCGCACCATCGGCAGGTGACGCGATCGTGCTGCCTCACCAGCAGGGCCCCGGCCGATGCTCACGACGGCAATACTCGCAAAAACGCTCCGGCTTCTCTAGGGCCCACATTATCAGCGGGATGGACCACCATAGCGGCCAAGTCACCAAAAACCCTAGTACGGCTAGTTGCACGTACCACGGTCCAGCAGTCAGCGGTTTGCTCATTCCGGTTCGCCTCCCCTGGCATTGTCTAGGGCCGACATGACGGCGCCCCAATCGTACAGGCCGCCATACTGAAGGCAGCGCCTTAGCGCCCTGTACAGCTCGGGCGCCGCTGCAGCCAGCGTGATTGCCGCAGGCGCGCCGCACAGGTCGTGATTGCCTTCCGACGTCGGCTCGCCATACAGCACCAGTTGGCCGGCCTCGTTCTCTACACGCACCGAGCCGTAGTCGTCCCGCGCGATCCACGTCTCCTCCCACGGCCTGCGCCCGCTCACGACCTACCCCGACACACCGCCACGTCATGGCACGACCCATTAGGCAGGCCTGGCCAGCCGGTGCCAGACTGCGGCATGCGGACAGAAAGGTCCCCATTCCCGAGCCAGAGCGTCAACCCGCAGGCCTCTAGCTCTGCTTCCAGCGCATCGTAGCGCGGCCGACACATGGTAACCTCATGAATCGTAAGCCCTTCGTCACGAAGCCTGCACACGGTTGACGCCAGCCGTTCGCGCTCGCTCACCATCGCATCACCGGCCCGCTAAGGTGGCTTCCGTGTCCTCCAAACGTCACCTGAACCGGCGAGGTATTGGCCGACGGATCGTGTGCCGCGTCAAGCTTGGCCTGCTCTGACTTCCCGCCCATGCTGGGATCAATCTCGTGCAGGAACACCATGGCCAGGTGGCGCTGCAGGCACTCCACCTGCTCGCGCGTCATGCCCTTGGCATTGCCCTCGTTACCGGCCTGAAACAGCTCTAGGTAGCCCTGTAGCCACCAGCAAAAGCCTTGGGAGGTCACCGCCCCCACCGCGGCTTGCTGTCCGTCATGGCCGCAAGCAGCGCCACGCCGATGAGCAGACCGACGATGCCCAGTCCAATCCAGGCAGGCGCTAGGACCCAAACCCAAGACCAATCAATGACATGGCCAAGCTTTAGGCCGACGAATAGGAGCAGCAGACCGCTGCTCAGGCCGATACCGCCAGAGCCGGACGACGAGCTAGAGTCGCTCATGGCCGCTCCATGCGCGCTCGACAGTATGCGTAGATGTCCTCTTCCGCCTCAACAGACCGCATAAGCTTGTCGCCAAGTGCGCTATCATGCTTGCCAATGTCGGCCGCCCATTCGGCCCGCTCTTTCGGGCAGTAGCCCAGCCCCATGCTTTTCACGAACCCTCGAAACTCTTCTTTCGTCATACCCTGCCCTTCGATTGGCCCACCTTGCGCGGGAACCTTGGCATGCTAGCGCTGTCCTGTCAACCGATGGAGGTAGGACGATGAAGCGAGAGCAGGCGGCAAAGGCAGCGTGGGACAAGGCGGCGATAACCGTGGCGCAAGACAAGGAATATGAACGGCTTACGCGGCCGTCCATGGTGCACCCTCGGCCCGCGTGGATGGACGACAGGAGCGCGCTACCGAAGCGACCGCCGAGCCGGCCGAGGGCAGACGGGTGACCGCCAGCAACGTTGTGCCGATCCAGCAACCCACATGGGTTCGCATCGCTCTGCCTCGCTACGTCCGTCCGCACCGCATGATAGGTTGGCTGGGCAAGGCCGGCCTGCGGCTTCTGGCCCTTGTTATCACGCGTGAAAGCGGCGCGTGGACGTACGCCGTGTGCGCTGAGGGAGTGGACGCCTTGACCCCGCTTGTATCCGAGTGGATCGGGCTTCCGGTTTCGCCAGACGGTTTCGTCCGCCACTCCCATTGGCTCACGCATCGAACCGTCGCCGCACGTAACGACGACAGGTCGCAGCCTAAGGTATTCACGCGGTGCACACTCGCGTGCGGCTCAACCGACATAGACACACACATGCCGAACGTTGGCGTGCTGGTCATAGAGCAGGCGACGCGCACGTATAAGCCGTTGACATCTCTAGACGAAGTGGTCAAACAGAGCCCCAACGCAAGGCGGGAGCTTTGCAAGGCGTGCTTTATCGGCGGCGCGCCGTGACCTCCGCCCTCGCCCGCCTTCCGCCGAATCAACCGCTTGCAATCGTTGACCTCATCCCACGCGCCGAGGCCTACGCGCTGGACAGCAAAGCGTCCAACACGAGGCGAGCCTACCGCGCGGCGTGGCTGCGCTTCTCAGCCTGGTGCGCCTCGGCTGGACTGGACGCCCTGCCTGCGAATCCAGCCACATTGGCGGTATATTTGGCGGGACTGGCCGAATCCGGCCTGAAGGTAGCGACCATCGAGCTAGCCGTGGCTGCTATCGCACATGCGCATCACCGCGCCGACGTCCCTTCGCCCCACAGGTGAGCCCGTGTAACCGAGACCATGGCTGGCATACGCCGGGCCCTCGGGTGCGCGCCAACCGTCAAGGCGCCGCTCATGGCCAGCTCGTTACGGCTCATGTGCGCTACGCAATCCGGCGCAAAGACTCATGGATCGCACGAATGTAAAAACCTACTGTATGTTCGTGACAGGGCGCTGCTTTTGCTCGGCTGGGCTGGAGCCTTCCGTCGCAGCGAGCTTGTAGCGCTAGACGTGCGTGACCTGGCGTTCACAGACGAAGGCCTCGAAGTGACCATACGTAAGAGCAAGACGGACCAGCAGCGCGTTGGGCGGAAGATAGGCATCCCGCTCAGCGCCTCTCCCAGCGTCTGCCCCGTCCAGGCTGTACGCGCATGGCTTGACCTCGCTGGAATCGCGTCAGGGCCCGTCCTACGCGCAGTAAACAGGCACGGCCAGGTGTCCTCCACGCGCCTGACGGGTCACTCGGTGGCCCTGATAGTGAAGGCTCACGCCAAACGACTCGGCTTGGACCCTACACTGTATGCCGGGCACTCCCTTCGGGCAGGCTTTGCCACCAGCGCCGCCAAGGCTGGCAAGAGCGAGGCGTCAATCGCCCTCCAAACGGGACACAAGTCCATGACAATGCTTCGCAAGTACGTTCGCAATGCCAGCCTGTTTGAGAACAATGCCGGGCGCGGCCTGTTGTGACGCAATCCAGCCTCACCGCCGCCCTCATCCGCGAGTGCTCCGCCTGCCCACACGTCGCCGTGGCCTGGGTTTCGCCCTTGTCTACCGCCTGCACCATCGAAGCTGCCCGCACCCAGCGCTGGCGCACGCACAAGATGTGGCGGACCTTGGAGGTAATCTACGCAGATTCCATGCAATGGCGCGACTGCTCGGCCGTAGCGGCCAGCATTCGCAAGGCGTTTCCGGCGGTTGACGTAAGCGTGGTGTCCTACTCGTTTCACCCTGGCGGCGGGTGGAAAGACGTCTACCGCAAAGACGCGGTCAAGGCGCCGGTTGACACCAAGCGGTCGAGGCGCTAGGCTCATGTGGTGGTACTTGACAAGACAGGGCGTAAGCGCGGGACGGCGGCGTGGATGGGTTATACGCCATACGGGTACAAGGTGGGGCTAGTGCCGGATCACGTAGAGATGGAAACCATGGCGCGCGCGCACGAACTGAAAGAACAAGGCCTTTCATTGCGAGACATTGCCTCTCAGCTCGCCGTTGAGGGGCGGCTCTCGCGCAAGGGCAAGCCGTTTCTGCCACAGCAGGTGAAGGTCATCCTTGGCGAAGGCACGCTCATTTCGATAAGGACGAAGAAATGAACAACATCATGCGGTTCCCAAACAGCGGCCTAGCCGTTGACCTCGACGACACGTTGGCGGACCCGCCGCGCCTGACGGAGGCCCAGCTGCGCACGCTGACGGTTTACCTGAAGCGGAGGTACGGCTTTCCGCTGACGCGGTGGGAGCTTGTAACCGAGGCGTGGGGGCGGTTTGCGGCGCGAGTAAGGCTGGCGTTTCGGAAGGCGTTTACTCGTGGATGGTGAGGATTTCGCGACGCATTGGGTGTGGGTTACGCCTGTCGGCTCGTTCGGCGACGCCTTGCTGTGTGAGCCCAGCAGTGGGCGTCTGAACCTTGTCGTCTTCAAAGAGGCTTCTGGCCAGTGGGCTCTATGGGATAACGCGAGCCAAAGAACCGTTGCAAGCGGCCCGTTACGGAGCGCAGTCGAGGCGGCCTATAGGCTCCTCAGTGGAGGGTGCAATGTCCAGTGAAGACATAGACTTCGCCGCGTACAACGGATTCCGCAGGCCCGGCGGTCGCGAGGTCGTGCCAACGCGGGACGTGTTTGGGTACAGGCAGGACCAGCCGGCGTTGGCGCACCACCGGCCTGGGCGCAGCTACCTAGAGTACAGGCGAGCGCTTGAGGACGCTCAAGAACTTGAGGACGCTCAAGAAAAGGTGATGCGTCGGGCGGCGGAAGTCATCAGGGCTGCTGGGCATGAGCACAAGTGGCGTGGTGCCTATGTCTTCAATGGGGATGAAACGTCGTTTTGCGAGTGCGGAGACGTGCGTACACAGCCGGCTGCTCCCACACCTGTGACGGAAGATTCGATAGGCGATACGTGTGAAATCAATGGGCGATTGTGGGGATGGAGTCCAGGTCATGTATGCGACTGGGTGCCGCTAGCTGGTTCCGATGGCGTGGATGAGTGCAGAGGGTGCGAGTGCACTAGATTCAAGGCCGAACTTGTGTGCACGGCGCCGAGCTATGTGGGCAAGATTACGTGGTAGTGTCAAAAATCGCGGGACAGCGCTGCAATGCAGCGCTTCGTTTCCTTGGTGAAGCTGCTGGGTTGAGTCAATCGAACGCCATGATGAATGGCGAAAAAGAAGGATGACGGCAGCATTGTCGGCGGGTTTATCCGCGAAGGACACGGGAGCGATCGCGGGAAGCCGCACATCGAGGTGGTGGCGGACGAGCTTCCATGGCCTGTACCGGCCCAGGTGGCGGCTCCAGCCCGTCCGATCGAGCGGCTGCCAGATGGCAAGCTAGCCAGTAGCGAGGCCGCCAAGGAACTCGGTAGGCTGGGCGGCGAGGCCAAGGCCCGCAGGGTGCGCATGGTGGACGCCCTTGGGCTGTCTAAGCTCGCCGAGAGCGCCGCATTCCTACCTTATCGCACAGCGGCCGAGGAGTTCTCAAGGCACCATCTGGAAGAGTTGGCCGAGATGTCCGGTGGTGTGGTTGGGGCTGGGCCAAGCTCCATGGTTGCCAGCGCGGCGATCCAATTGGGAGCCTCGCGCTTCCTCTTCGACAAGGGCAGCGAGGACGGCGACCCAGACCTGTTCGCTAGTGCCTCGCGCCTGGCCGACTCGTCTAGGCAGAATCTGCTGGCCGCGTATGCCCTCGCCGTACGTGCCGCCGAGTTGCGAAACAAGAGCAAGTCGAAGACGGTTGACTTCGACGCCCTCACCCGTCAAGCGGTGGCTGAAACTGAGGCTCGCCGGGAGTCTGAAAAGAAGGCGCGCCAGAAGGCGATAGACGCTGCCGATTCGGAAGACGAGTCTACGCGCCTTCGCGTAAGCGCAGGTGCGACATGACCGCACTGTCGTTCCGTTCGTTTCTGGAATCCAAGCACTACTGCAACCTTGAGTTGTCTCCGCTCATCGGGGCCATTGCGGACGCAGCCGACTCGATAACGCCGACAAGCATCGATGACCTCACCTGCCAGAGGCACTTTGGGTGTCCACTTTCCGGCCTGCCCGTCACGCGTAAGCGCACAATCGCAGTGCGGGCCGGCGGTCGCGGCGGAAAGACATCACGACTCCTGGCTCCGAAGGCCATTCACTCTGCATGGACGGTTCCTCTGCCTACCCTCAATAAGGGTGAGGTGGCCTCCTCTATTCTAGTGGCTCCAGATCTCAAGCTGGCCAAGCAGACGCTGTCGTTCGTCATCGGGTACATAGAAGACTCTCCGATCCTTCGGCCGGCGCTGGTCAAAGACCCGACTCAGGACGCCTGCACGCTCCGGCGCCCAGACGGAAAGCTGGTTCGCATAGAGATTCTGGCTGCGTCTAAGGGCGGAAAGGCCTTGCGCGCCCGCACGCTTGTATTCGCTGGGATGGACGAGGCATGCTTCTTTTTTGACGAGCACTCCGGCGCGATAAATGACGCGGACATTTTCCGAGCCGTGGCCATGCGCGTCGTGCCAGGCGGACAGGTGTGGGTTGTAAGCACTCCGTGGCTTGCGAACACTGGAATCCTAGAGACATTCGTAGACAAGGATCTTGGCATCCACAAGCACGCGCTTGTATGTACTGCCGGGACTCGTGCGCTGAATCCTACTTGGGATCCTACTGGCGAGATCGAGTCCGTCATGCGCGAGCAGGATCCGGACGCCGCGCGAAGGGAGATAGACGGAGAACCGCTCGCTGGCGCTCTAACTACGTTTTTCGATTGGAAGAGCGTTGACGACGCCGTAGATCGGACTATGTCTTTGCCTCGCACCGCGTTGCCTGGGGAAGAGATTACGGCGGGCGGTGACTTCGCTTTCACGTCTGACTCCTCGGCCATGGTGGTGGTGCATCGCGACCATGAGAAGTACCGTGTGGCGGACATACTGGAGCTTCGGCCTCAGTCCGACAAGCCGCTGAAGCCGTCGGAAGTTGTGAGTACGTACGCCGAGCGAATGATGCGTCACGGCGGGTTGACGCGCATCACGGCCGACGGCCATTACAAGGAGACGATTCAGGAGCACCTGAACAACGCGGACATGTCGTTGAAGCTTGCTCCGCCGGGTAGCGAGGGTGTGGCCGAAACGTATCAAAAGGCCAGATCACTTTTCAGGGAGGGCAAGGTTGTATTGCCAGACAATGCTAGGCTGATAGCCCAGATCAAGTCCATCAACTGGAAGGCTAATCCAGGCGGTAGCATTTCAATAAAGAAGCCGCACGACAGGAATGGAGGCCACTGTGACATCTGCGACGCTATGGTACTAGCGTTGTGGGAGGCATGCGGGCTTGCCGTGCCGTTGCCCAGGCCAAAGGTAGGCACAGCGGAATACTTCAAGCTGGAGGAGGAGCGGATGATTGAGTCGCTCGAAGCCAAGCTTAGCGCCAGCAAGGGCGGCGAGTGGTGGGAGCAGTACAAGTGAAACTCGTCCTTATATCCGACACCCACGAGCAGCACCGCAAGCTCAAGACCCTTCCGTCCGCAGACGTCATCATCCACGCCGGAGACTTCACGTACCGTGGCGAACTGAAAAAGGTAGCCGACTTCGCCGACTGGCTCTCGCACCAACCGGCCGCCGTGAAGATCGTCATCGCTGGCAACCATGACCTGAGCTTCGAGGACGTGCGCTACGAAGCCGCCCGTCACGAACTGCAGTCCCGCGGCATCGACTACCTCGAAGGCGGCTCACTCGAAACGGGTGGCCTCAAGTTTTACGGAGCGCCTTGGCAGCCTGAGTTCTGCCAGTGGGCGTTCAACGTTCCGCGCGACTCCGAAGCCATCGCAGCGAAGTGGGCCGCCATTCCAGACGACGTTGACGTGTTGATCACTCACGGGCCGCCCAGCGGCATCCTCGACTTGTGCAGCAACGGACATGTCGGGTGCTTGCGACTCCGCGAGCGCGTTGGCGAGTTGAAACAGCTGAAGCTTCACGTGTTCGGACACGTGCATGAGGGGGCTGGAATACGCATGCCAGCCAACGGACGCAGGTTTCCAATGTTCGTAAACGCTTCCCAGTTGGACGGACAGTACCGGCACGTCCATGAACCAATCGAAGTAGATCTGTAGGACCATGAGCGGATCAGACAAGACAGCGTTAGGCGACCGCATGAAGGCATACGAAGACGCCTACCGCGTCTACCTGCCGAGGCGTGTGCCCATCCTTCTGCGCGTAGACGGCAAGGCTTTCCACACCCTCACGAAACATTGCGAGCGCCCGTGGTACGATCGCCTGTGTGCAGCCATGGACGCGGTGGCCCTTGCGTTGTGCGAAGAGATCCAAGGCGCACAGCTTGCCTACGTTCAGAGTGACGAGGTTTCCGTACTCATCCACGGCTACAGAACAATCACAAGCGAGCCTTGGCTGAACAATGGCCTTCAGAAGATTGTCAGCGTGTCGGCCAGCGTGGCTACGGCGGCGTTCAACGATGCGTACAGGTCGTCCGCCGTCAGGTGGCTTGTCCCTGCCGGCACAGATCTGGATGTGATGGACGGCAACATTGGTATCATTCGGTACGTGGGGCCGAACTGCGTGCCAGAGTTGGCGCCAACGAAGTCCGCACACTTCGACTCGCGCGCATTCATGATGCCGGAAGACGAGGTTGCCAACTACTTCCTATGGCGCCAGCGCGACGCTGAGCGCAACTCGATACAGATGCTGGCGCGGGCGCACTTTAGCCACACCGAATGCCACAAGAAGTCGTGCGTCGATCTGCAAGATATGCTGCACACGAAGGGTGTCAACTGGAACGACTGTCCCACTGTGCACAAGCGCGGCAGGTGCGCCGTGCGCGCCGATTTTGAACGAGACGGCACCGTGCGCAGCGGATGGGTGATAGACAAGGAGATCCCGATGTTCGGGCAGGATCGCGCGTACGTCGAACGCCACGTGAACGTTCACAAGGAGGCTGCGTGAGCCTCGACATTGAGCCCGGCACACTTTCCGAGGACGAGTTCCAGACGCTCATCCGGCACCTAGACGCCTTCCCTGCCGCAGAAACGTGCCCCGTATGCTCTTTCACCGAATGGGACGTCCCCGCGATGAAGGAGCACCCCGTGTACGTGGAGGCTCGCGAAAAGCGTATGACTGGTACGCTGCTCGTGTCGCTAGTGTGCTCCACGTGTGCGTACGTTAGGCAGTTTGCGTGGAGGGGGGTTTGCCGTGAGTGACGTCGTCTTTGTGTCCGTACCAATTCGCACGGTGTCCGAGGCCAACATTCGCGTTCACTGGGCTGTGCGGGCCAAACGCGTCAAGGCGCAGCGGCAGGCCGTAGCCATGACGCTGAGTGCGCGCCGCAAACATGTCCGCCAGCCTCCGTATACCGTGACGCTGTGCCGTGTTGCCCCCAGCAAGGGGCTTGACGGGGACAACCTATGCAGCTCACTCAAGGCGTCCAGGGATGCGGTAGCCGAAGTGCTGGGCATCGACGACGGGGACTCGCGCATCACATGGCGGTACCTGCAACGCCGAGGCAAACCGAAAGAGTACGCCGTGGAGATAACCGTCGAGAGCCAATCGAACCCTAGTACATGAGCCTTGACCAACTCATTCCGTGGCGAGTCAGTCCGCAGGTGCTTGCCGACTGGTGCGCCTACCAGATTCAGCACAACGGCAAGGCGGCGTCCTACTGCTCGGCGATACTCCGCATGATCGCGCACAAGAAGTGGCCGGTCGCCACGAAGGACGCGTACGGAACGGCGTGCGACTTGGGCAGCGAGTTGGGCGAAACGCTTGGGGAGACGGTGGGTGTTCCGATCGTATGGGACGAGAACTGATCGATGCGCTGGACAAGCTTCTCAAGCTGTACGACGACGCTTACGCGCGAGGTATCGACATTGCCATTGCAGAGGCGTGCGACGACGCAACGGGCTGGAAGATCCGGCAACTGTTTCGCGAGGAAGACGCGCGCTACGGCAAGTGCTGGCCGGAGATGCTTGGTAGTCCGGCGTGGCAGGTGGAGCTTTCGGCCGGACGGCTTGCGGTAATTCTACGACTGCGGAGACTGAAGAAGCGACTATCCAATGAGCAACGTAAACAAGCGAAAACGAGCAACACTCCCTGTGCTGACGGCGAAGCAAGCGGAGGAGCTGCTGCTGTACTTTGACGGCAACCAGCCTTCGGAGCCAGGGGCCGAGTCAACGCACGGCGCTGTGGTGAAGTGGCTAGCGCGCGGGCAGTTGGAGGCTCCGGACATGCTGTCTTCGTCAGAAGACGAGATGCTTGAGTACCTGGATGCCAAGCGAGAGTGGGACATGGTGGAGGCGAAGGTAGAGAAATGCTCAGACGCAACCCTAGGCGTTCTTGCAGCGTGGTTCGCGGCAAAAGAGGTGGATCGTCACCGAGTCGCAGACGACGAGGTCTTGGCGGCGGCGTGCAAGGAGTACGCAGCAACATGAACGTCATCGTCTTGAGTGGGTGCAGCGGGAGTGGGAAGTCCACATACGCCAAGAAGCTGCTGGAAGACGCCAACGGCCGCGCCACGTGCGTTAGTGCAGACCACTATTTTGAGCGTGGCGGGTACTATGATTTCAAGTCCGATGAGTTGCCACAGGCCCACGGCTACTGCTTCCGCCGGTTCATCAACGCCCTTCGCGACGGCAACGCCGGTGTGCTGGACACGATCATCATTGACAACACAAACCAGTCTGCGGCGAACATTTCGCCGTACTTCCTCGGCGCGCAAGCCTTCGGCTGGACGTCGGAGTTGGTGACGGTGCTGTGCGACGTTGAGGTGGCCGCCGCGCGCAACAAGCACGGGGTTCCGCCGGAGAAGGTGAGACAGCAGGCCGCGCGAATTGCAAAGCGGCAGGTCCCGAAGACGTGGAAGCAAAGGACGGTGGAACTGTGACATTGGACATGAGTGTGTTTGGTCGAGAGCTTGGCCGTATTCTGAACGTGCCGAAGATGGCGGCCGAGGGGCATCCGCTGCTTGAGCGCGTGATGCGGAATGAACAGTTTTACGGTAACACCCATGTGTCGCCATGCACCGACGGTCTGCCGTTGGGCAGAAGCGTCACATACACGAGCGTCCACGCGCACAAGCAGCCTCAGATCAACTGGCTGACGCATCGCCTGAAGGACTACGAGCGCGTGGTGCTGGACTCATATCCGGAGCGCGCAATTGCGGACTGCAAGTTCGCCGTGAGATGCCTTGGCGATCGGCTGTCGCGGGCCCTGTACACGACCACCAAGTCCAAGGGTTTTGACGGAACGTTCACGACTGACAACGTGGTGGATCCGCTGAGCGACTGGGTGCCTCCGTATGCGCCGGGGAAAGGCGACTGTTGGCGCGGTGTAGATCGTACGACAGATCCCGCGCGTCTCGCTGGGCAACGACTGAACGCATCCGGCGCTGTGGCGTCAGAGGCCCTCATCCTAGCCGACCAGCTTGGCGTGCGCGAAGGGTCCGATGAAGACGAACCGTTGTACGTGAACCCGATCACGCACTGTCGCATCCCCAAGTCGGACCGACGCGCCTCCATGGTGCTGGACTATTCGTGCCCAGAGGACACGATCTGGCGGCTGCCGGACGGATGTCTGGAGATTCTGAGCGCTTGGCACGCGCCGCAACTGCTGGACTGGGATAGTAGGCCCATTGTGCGGCGAGATGACGGCAAGATGGAGGTGCGACTGGGGTTCTACGGAAACACCGTTATGAAGAATGTGGGTAAGGTGGTACGCATTATGGGTTTGAGCCTACCGGAGGTGAAGCCCAGTGCGACGTGGGTCATCGGCAGCGGCAGACCGTTCAGCGAGTTGCCCACGCTGAAGGAGCCGGCGTCCGACGTGTGCGAATCCACAATTCTGTCCTACGGGAAGATGCCTGCGCCAGTGGTGACGCCGCCCGCAATCGCCGAGAAGGCGTGCCCCAATCCTACGTGCGGGAAGATGAATGACGTGGGCACGACTAAGTGCTGGTTCTGTACTGGGAGCTTGACGTGAAGCAACCCAAGAAACTGCGCCGCAAGGCATTGGCTCGCGCACGCCGCAAGCTGGCCGCACTCCAGTCGCGTAACGCGAGGCCGCGCACGATCAAGCGACAGAAGGATCGTTGGGCGAAGCGAACGGCGGCACAATTCATGTACGACAGGCTGCAAGATGGCTGATCTGCCCAAAGCGATCATCTGCGACCTCGACGGCAGTCTCGCCTTGATTGGGCCGAGAAACCCTTACGACGCCGCCAAGTGCGAGGTAGATACGCTGAACTGGCCTGTAGCCGCTACCGTGCACGCCCTTCGCAACGCAGGCTACCGTGTCATATTCATGTCTGGCCGCAAGGAGTGCGATCGAAAGCCAACCGTTGACTGGATCCGCAAGAACATGCTCAGCGGCGTGTGCGGTTGGGTTGAATGCGTAGACTACGAGCTTTTCATGCGCGAAACGGACGATAACCGTCCTGACAATGTGGTGAAAGTCGAGCTTTTTGAGAAGTACGTGAAGCCTAGGTACGACGTGCTTCTGACGTTAGACGATCGCAAAAAAGTGGTCCGCGCGTGGAGGGACGCACTGGGGCTCGTATGCCTGCAGGTCAACGACGGTCCGCTAGAGAAAACGGACTGCATTCATTGCGGAGGAAGCGGCACCAGTAAGGCCCTTGTAGGCGATGAGCAAGAAGCCGCGTTGGCGCTATGCGATCTGGTGGGTAAGCCGTCCTGGGAGCCGCACCTGCGTGAAGCCGAGTATGCAATCAAGTCGATTATCAAGGCTGTGAGCAAAGGGAGAGCGAGATGATTTATGCACTGTGTTTGTGTCTTACGGCGGCCCTGATCGTCAGTCGAGTGCTTGCGCGACTCGGGCGCCTTAGACTAGCGGATGAAAACGAACTGCAGGCAAGCCGGTTACAGGTGGCCAACAATGTTATCAACGCCGAGCGAATGCTACACAAAGAGTTGCGCGCCGAGCGAGACGGTTTGCGCGCCGAGCTTGCCGCAAAGGCCAATACGGTTGCGGTCGCCCCAAAGTGGGAGACGTGGCACAAGAGCGGCAATTGGCCGTCGTTTCGCGAGCGAGAAGAAGCTGGAGATCCGTGGGTGTCCACCCTAAATCAGTTGCGAAAAGAGCTGAGCGCCCTACAAAACCACGAGCGAACTATCTCCGATTTGCGAACGAAACAAAACGCTCTCGTGACGGAGATGCACTACGTGTCTGGTGCCATGTTGAAGTCAGAGAAGGTGGCCGAGGAGTTGCGCTTCAGGTTGAAGCGCAGGGATGTGCGAATCAGGGTGCTGGAGGCCGAGGCTGTGCTTTACGGGCGCAAGCCGCCTGTGGCAAGGTTCGCCACACCCAAGGGCTGGGATGCGTGGGACGACAAGAAGCAAAATAAGTGGCTGCTTGACAACATGAAGCCGCTACTTGCGGCTCATCCGCCCTATCCGCTCGGCCGCCCACCGGAAGACGACAAGTCTCAATCGAAACCCAGTACAAGGAAGGCAAAGGCCAAGAAATGACGATCAATAACAACAGCAACACCAATCGCAACGTCGACGTGAACAACGACACCCTCGCTTCGGCGATGCGGACGATTATCAACGATCGGCTGACGATTGATACGCATACGCCGACCAACAACAACGTGAATGCCACCCAGAACGACGACTTCGAGCCCACGCACGTCATTGTCAGCGGCTTCGGCGTCACGATCAGCGAGTTTCTGGATCCGGACGAGTACACCAATAACGCGATCTACGGCGAGACGCTGGTGCGCATGGTGGCTGCGTACAACTCGGCGGACAAGGTGCTGACGGGAACGTGATCGGGGACGGCGCCATCTTCGCCGAGGAGCTTGGTAGGCACTTGAAAATGTCTACCAAGCGCGCGCGAAGGCTGATGTGGGAAGTGTTTGCCAGATACGGCGAGACGGTTGTTTCCGCCGTGCCTGGCAAGCGCGGGTTCAGGCCTTGGACCACCTGGGCGGCGTGGGAAAGCAGGTTGCCTTCCCTTAGGTCTGGCGGAAAGGACATTTTTGACAGAGTTTCTACACTGGAGACTGAGATCGCTAGGCTAAAGGCCCACTTAGGGCCACAAGGTGGAGGAATCTAACCTTATAGGTAGGAGCATGTCGCAACAGGAACTGACTGGATCTCGCGCTTCTGCGCCTCCCAGCCTGTGCACGAAATGTGCGCCGCCCCAAACGGGACATCGGCGCGTCTTGCTCAGCTTTTCGACTAGTGCCAGCCGCGTTACGCTTGAGCCGGGCATCGACCCTCGCTCTGACGCTTTGTCCAACGCGGCGCGCACTAACCGGCCCGGGAATGGGGGAACACCCCAGATGGGCCATTTTGCGGTCGCTACCCGTCTCGCTAGGTGCACGCGCTGGTCGCGTCCACTGGTACCCTGCGTGCGGTCGGCCGTTGCCGGTTATGTTCGGGTAGCTCCCGACTCCGGCGTGCAGTCGGCGGCGGTAAAGGGCCGCGCGACGTCCCCCAGTTCGACTCTGGGCGTCTGCACCGGGCGGCCACGGCCAGGACGATGGGCGCTTGCCTGTGGCGGGCAGCGCAGCGGTTGCGGGCGATGAGGCGGCACTACGTCTTTTCGGCGATTGTGGCCGTCCTGGCCATCGCCTTCACTGTTTTCTCGTGTGGCGGCATCCTTGCGACACCATACTGCCTTGCGGGGCACCACTACTGCGGCGGAATCGCCGAAGGCGCCGCTGTTTGCTGCCCCAACACTGCGGTGTGCGGGACCGATGTAAATCGGTGTCCACGGGGCGAATGTTGTCCCCTGGCCGACGCCCCTCCCGGCACCAAGCCGGACGGCGACTTTTGATCACGCAGGCCGTTCCCGTGACCCTCCTCCACGCGTGGGACGGCCGAACTCTTCGATGCGAGGTAGCACAATTGGCAGTGCTTTCGTCTGTTACACGAAATTATACAGGTCCGAATCCTGTCTTCGCAGCCGACATCGCCAATCGATACAAGTAGTATGCCTACCCGCAATCAGCCGATCTACCAGCAACTCGTTGACGCCGTCATTGAGCGAGACGCGTCCTGCGGCGTGCAGTCGCTGCCTAGCGCGCGCGATCTGGCGATCAAAAGCTGCCTTGCGTCTACGGACTTCTCGCTGTACTTTGCCTCTTCGGCTGCGGCCAAGTTTGGGGGCGACTACCGAGCTTCGTGCGACGGCCTCAACGTAACTGGCCTTCCTGGCCTTCCTGTTTCGCGCCACGGCCTTGAGCTGACCGCCCTTGTGCTGGCCGACGTGCGCGCACGCGAGGGCAACGGCTCGCCCGACGGTGGCCACCCTACGTTCAACATCGACGACTACCTGACTGATCAACCGCACCTGGTGCCTGATCGTTCTAACTGGCGCAACCCAGACCCAGGCGGCGGCGCTGGCGCGGCACGCCCAGTTGAGTACGAGTACCGGAAGGCGGCATAGTGGTTACGGCCGCCAAGCTACCGCATGGGTTCCGGTGCCACAGTTCCCTCGTGCACGGCCTAGAGCTTGTCTTCGGCGGCCTATACGAAGTGGACATGGAGCCGCACCCCGGCACCGTGCTGGACATCGGCGGCAACGCTGGCGCATTCACGATGTGGGCCCTTGGCCGCTGGCCGGGCGCGAGGATCACAACGTATGAGCCATCGGCAGCCACGCTGAGGAACCTGTACGAAAACGTAAAACCGGAGACGCGCAACGGCTTAGTCACAATCGTTGGCAAGGCCGTCACATCATTGCCGGGGCCGTACGCGTTTCTTCACGACGGACGCCAGAACACCGGTGAACGGTCTCTGTATGACATGGGCGACCAGCTTGTCACTGGCGAAAGTGTTGCCGTGGAGCACCCCGAGGACTTGCCGCAAGCGGACTTCCTCAAGCTGGATTGCGAAGGCGCTGAGCTGGACATACTGACCCACTACCCGCTGCTGGACAAGTGCCGCGCCGTCGCGTTGGAGTGGCACATCCCCGAGCAGTTGCCGGACATCATCACGACGCTCGCGAAGGCTGGACTGCGCATCTGCGCGCAAGACCGCCAAGAGCGTATGTTGAAATTCAAGCACCACACCGAACTGTGATTGTGACAAAGCTTATCTCCGTCACGAACGCGCAGTGGACGCTGTTGCAGCGTATTGTTCGCGGGATCCGGCTTCCGCTGAAACGGTATAGCCACGTGACGAGCGCGCAGGTCCGCGCCCTTTCGCGCAAGCACTGCATTGCCCATGTCGGCCATGCCCACTGGGTTATCACCCGCTTCGGCCGCGAGCTAATCGCTGGCAAGGGCAAGGCCCTGTATTCGGATGCGGAGCACGGCGGCAAGTTCTTCTAGATGGCGATCACTTCGACAATTGCGGTTACGGTGGACGTAAACGGTGATGGACAGGTCAGTGGGCCTGAATCCATTGGTACCGTTGCGAATCCGGCCAGTCCCGCATCACTGCAGCAATATCAGCTTGTGCTCGGCAACATCGCCCTGGTGCTTCCACTTGGCTTTGCGGTGAACTACCTGATGATCGACGCGAACACCACGACGTCCGGACAGACCCTTACAATCAAGGGCAACTCAGGAGATGTTGGCGTGACGCTGTCCAGCTCGATGCCGAGCCTGATCCCGGTGTCCAATGTAAACCCGTTCGTGACGTTTTTCAACCCAGACTTCGACTTCCCAGAGCCAACGCCGGTTGGCCAGGTTTGGCTTGAGGCGACCGGGCCCGGGCTTCTTGGCGTTGGCTGGTTCTGATGTCTCGTTACGCGAATTTGCAAATCAACATCCAGTGCGTTGGCGGCACTGGGCGCCGCGACACGATTTGCCGCACGCCGCTGGCGTTGGTTTCGCAGACGCTCACCACGAACCCGTCAGCGCTCAGCAGCAACACGCCAAGTGAGCTTTCGTACATTCAATTTCAGGCCGGCTACAACACCGTCGCGCTGCCGAACTCGTTCACGCAGAACTTCCCCATCCTCTACGTCGTCATTGCGCCGCCCACTACGTCCACCAACGGCAAACTGCTGATGGGCAACGCCGCTGACGTGGGCGTTAGCCTTGTGCCCAATCTTCCGATGGTGCTGGCCGTTGGGCCACAGGTGACGAGCTTTGGTATTCAAAGCCAATTCAGCGAGAATTGTGACTGGTGGGTGATCTAATGGAAGCCGATGCGCCGTGCCTTAGCTGCATGTCTCTGACTGAGAAGATCAAGAGGCTGGAGCACAACCTGAAGCGCACGCAGGCCGACTTGGCGCACCAGAAGCACCTCAACAGCGGGCTTCGCGAAGAGCTTACCGAGAATCTGCCCGAGCCGGACACGGTTGCCGAGCCTGTGGATCCCACGCGCCGCTTCGTTCCGCGTCCGCCACTTTTCTAGACACTTTGACTCAACTCGACACACTTGAAGGCGTGCTGAAGATCCGCCCCGGGCAACCTGGCGATCGAAGCTATGTGCTTAGGAGCTGGATCTCCAGCTTCAACAAGAGCCCACTGGCCAGAGCCCTGGGCGAGAACTACTACAAGGTGTACTCGCCCGTTGTTGAGCGCCAGTACGCGCGCAGCCAGATCCGCATTGCTTGCATGTCGGACGAGCCTGGGGCAATCGTTGGCTTCGCCGTGCTGGAGCCAGAGCGTTCCACGGTACATTTCGTGTGCGTTCGCGAGAAGTGGAGACGCAAAGGCGTTGCCTCACTTCTGCTTGCTAACGAGCTAAAGCAAACCGGCATTCAGTACACGCACTCCGCGCCACCGTACATTCGCGCGCCTCAGGTGTGGTCGTACATGCCACTATCAGGAGCATTCAGTTGACAGGAGCAACAGTTTGAACTGCAGCGAAGTCTACCCGAACCTTTGGATCGGCGCCCATCCGCAAACGCTTGGAGGCAGCGTCAGCGAGATCAAGGAGGCCGGCTTTACGCTGCACCTCGATTGTCGCGGAGAATGTCCGCCAGTAGCCACGGCGCGCACTGAGATTCAGACGGCGTATCTGCCGCTTTGGGACGACGGCTCAACGCCGCTTACGCAGGACGTGATTGCGCGCGTCCGCCAGGCTGGGAAAAACATAGCCGCATGCGTGCGGGCTGGGCGCAAGACGCTGATCACCTGCATGGGCGGCTTCAACCGAAGTGCGCTTGTGGCGGCGTTCGCCTTGCACGAGCTTACCGGGAAGTCTGGCGCTGAGGTGACGGAGATCATCCGCGAAGCGCGCGGGCTCCCTACGCCGGAACTTGTCAAGGCCGCTGGCATCACCCACGATCCGCCGCGCCGTGCACTGAACAATCCACAATTCGTGGCCGCAATCTTGGCGCTAGAGACGAAGACTTACGACGCCGACTGCCTCATCTACGACGCGGTTGGTGGGGCGTACACCGCGGCTGACGCCGACGGAAGCTTCGCGCTGGGCGGTAGCGAGCTTGAGGTGACGCAGATTGCGCGTGCCCTCGCCGCTAAGGGGCACAAGGTTACGGTTGCCACCGGCGCCACTGAGGCGAAGGAAATCGAAGGCGTCCGGTACGTCCCGCTCAAGCAAGCCGTGGGACAGCGCGTCAAGACTCTGTACGTCCAGCGCCACAGCCCCATGCCACAAGTGGATGCGGATCACACGATCATCCGCTCCACGGACATGAATGAGGCCGGCTATCGCACCCATGACGCGATTCTGGCAAGCGGCAACGCCGAGCTTCTGTGTGTGAGCAAGTGGCAGGCCGGCCAATTCCAGCATGCCATCCGCCGTGCCATCGTACCGTCCCCGCTTGGCGCCATGCCGAAGGTCGACAAGGTGCCCGGGCGCTTCGTATTCGCGTCCTCGGCGGCCAAGGGTCTGGAGCCCACGCTGGGCGTCTGGATGCACATGAAGGCCGCCTACGGCCAGGAGCTGGCGTCCGCAAAGCTGCTTGTCACGGCCCCCAGCTACAAGTTTGGCAGAGCCCCCACGCTAACGCAGTCCATGAAGGATGCGGGCGTTGAGTACGTGCCGGCCAAGTCGATGGCGCACTACCGCGAACTGATCGCCAGCGCCCGGGGTGTTTTCTACGCCTGCTGCTACCAGGAAACGGCGTGCATGATTGCCGCCATGTGCGAGCGAAGTCACACACGCTTCCACTTCTGGCCCATGACGGGCCTCGGCGGTGTGCCGGAGATGCTGACGAACAGTCGCCTCACCGCCGACAGTCAGGACAAGTTTGAGTCCGACTTTATGGCCGCCTGGCGTGAGCCGGACAGAGCCGAGTGGTATGCCGCCGGCAAGCTGAAGGATCTCAGCGTGGACGCCGTGCTTCCGATCTGGGAGCACGCCCTCCATTTGGCGGATCACTCCGCGCACGAAGATAAACTGCCGCTTTACATTGCCGCAGACTCTATGGCGTCACGCCCCGGGATGCCACAACCGTTTATCGCCACGCCGGCCTACGGCGGCATGCTGACGATGCCGTACACGACTTCGCTTGTGTCGCTCATGTGCGGCATGCAGAAGCTGGGGCTAGATCCAACCCTCCACCTTCTCGGCAACGAGTCGCTGATCACGCGCGCCCGCAACAACTGCGTGGCAGACTTCCTCGCCTCCAGGTGCACGCACCTGTTTTTCATTGACTCTGACATTGGCTTCACGGCACAGCACGCCGTTGACATGATGACGTCCGGATTGGACGTTGTCTTCGGTGCGTACCCCAAGAAGTCCATCGAGTGGAACAACGTGCTTCGCGCGGCGCAGGAAGGCATCGCGAAGACGCCCGAAGACTTGGCACAGTACATGGCCGGGTTCGCGCTGAACTTCACCGAGGACTCCGTCAAGACCGGCGAGTTCAAGGTGTTGGAGCGTGGCGGCCTGGCGTTCATGCCCGTCAAGGAAGCCTCCACCGGCTTCTGCTGCATTTCGCGCGCGGCGATTGAGCGCATGATTGAGGCGTATGGCAGCGAGCTTGAGTACGTCAGCGATTCCAACCTGGGATACGGCGAGAAGCGCTACGCCCTGTTTGATTGCCCCATCTGCCCAGAAGGCGACAGCGACGCGCCACTGATTGCGTTGCGCAAGGCAGCAAAGGCATACGCGATCAGTAGAGATGACGTCACCTCCAACGCCGTGCTGGATGCGGCAAGTGCGTTTGCGACGGCGACAGCTGCTGGCGCATCTCGCTACTTATCAGAGGATTACGGATTCTCGCGTCGGTGGGCTAGCCTTGGCGGCGAAGTGTATGTCTACGTTGGGGCGGCGCTAACGCACACCGGTACGCACACCTTCTACGGCGACTTCCGAAAGATGTTCACCGCAAGTGTGGATGACGCCTCAACTTACACAGCTCCTTAGGATTCAATATGCCCGCAGTCAAACCCAAAAAAGACGTTGACTATACCGACACAGGCCTCCCGCCGCAGACTGACGATAAGGGCAAGCGCAAGCTGAGCCCCAGCGTGCAGAAACAGGTGAAGGCGGCCACCGGTGAACTGCCGAATTCGGTCGGTCAGCCCAAGGTTACTGGCGACGTCGAAGATGAGGCGTTCAAGAAGGCATACGAGCGCATTGAGCAGCTGAAGAAAGACAAGTCTGGCGAGCAGTATTTCTGATCAGACTAACGCGTCCAGTTGGGCGTAAAGAAAGCGATTGATAACATGGGAGCACCCAGCGTTGCGAAGCCGTCCGGTCAGCCGGACTTCAAAGAACCCAAGGTCAAGGTTGGACCGCAGTCCCCTGGCACGAAGGTGCCCAAGAGTGGCACTAATGATTTTGAGGCTGGCGGTGGCAAGAAGCAAGTCGGCTCGGCTGGCGGAGACGCCAGTGACGCGACTGATGCGTACAAGCACGAGCGTCAGGCGCAGGAAACAGGGGACTCATATTTCTGATGCCGCTCAAGAATGGCTCTGATCCGGATACGGTCAGAAAGAACATCAAAGAGATGCGGTCTGCCGGCCACCCTCTTGACCAAAGCATTGCGGCGGCGCTGCGACAGGCGCGCGAAGATCACAACAAAGACAAGAAGAAAAAGAAGAAGGACGACAAGTGACCACAGGCGAACGGCACGTTTTCGACGACATTCAGGCCATCAGCGACGTTACCATCGCAGAGATGCTTGACCCCGAAAAGAACACCAAGGGCGGGCTCATTCTGCCAGACACGGTGGCGAAGTCTCCGATCTGGTGGAAGGTGATCAGCGTTGGACCCAAGGTAACAGACGTGAAGGTGGGGCAGCGAATCCTGTTCTCCGCCAACGTGCCTCGCATTGAGCACGAAGGGCGCACCATCATCTCGCTCAAGCCGGATCACATCATCGGCACGCTTCCTCCGCCCAAAGAGGCGGTTGTAGAGCGCGTGTTCGATCCTACTCGATACTAATACAGGCGAACGAATCCAGGCCAGGCGCCGCTTTGCACAGGTGATTGATAAGTGTCAGACCACAAAGAATCTCGACTTACCCGCATCAGCTTCCCGGCTCAAGACGCGGTTTCCCTTTTCTTCCAGCCGACGTCTTCGGCAGCCACGGGATGGGATCCGGTTTACGAGGCGGACGCGTGTGGATCTCCAGGCAAGAAGGCATGGGAGATGTGGCTCTTTGAGAGCAGTCCCGGCGTGGGATACGTAAAGGTATATCACAAGGATAGGCCCACTGGTGCCGTCAAGGTGCCGCTGTCGTCGATCAAGTCCTATGAGGAACGTTGGGCTGAAGAGCCATACAAGTCCCTTTTGCTTCGCGAGGCCGCTGCCGCCAAGGCCGGCAAAGAGGCCAGGGAAGCGGCGGCGCTGACTGAGGCGGACAAGGCTACTGCCAAGAAGTAACGGTGTGACGTGGGGCATCTTGTCGAAATAAGGCACGGTCATACGGCTTTGAACGCCGGTGGTGAGAGTGCCGAAAAAATACGTGGGTGGGCAGATGTGCCACTTGACGTAGAAGGCCGTAACGAAGCGACCAGACTTGCTCACCGTTTTGCCAAAGACAAGGTCGTAGAGATCTACTGCAGTCCTCTTGATCGTGCACAAGAAACCGCACGCGCAATCGCCAAGTCAACCGGCGCTCCGCTGCACATAAACTTCGCGCTTATGCCGTGGCATCTGGGCTACATGACTGGCGAGCCCGTAAAGAGCGTCTTACCGATCATGAACTACCACGTGGAGCATGAGGATGAACCCGTGCGCGGAGGAGAGCCGTTCTCCGTGTACCGAAAGCGCTTCCTCGGCTTCTTGAAGCGCAAAGCGGAAGAGTCGAGTCAACTGTACGACGGCAACTTCATCCTGCTTGTCACGCATTCTCGAGGGCTTCAGATCACTAAGTCGTGGCTGAAGGCCGGATCGCCGGATGACCTGTCAATATCGGTCCCCAGGATGCTCGATTACAAAGACGAGACCAAAACTGGCGGCGAGCTGAGTCTATACGTCAAGTCTGGCAGGGCTGAGTCGGCATGAATGTGAACGACTTGGTAGCGTTAGCAGATCTCTCCGGGGTCATGCGAAGCAACGGCATTCGCCGCGCTTGCTTTGCGACAGATGGCAGCGTTTCTGAGTGTGAGCTGGATCCGAAGTATGAGCCGCCGCCAGAGCCCGAGCGGGCGTTGACCCCTGAAGAGCAGGCGGTCGCCAAGGTGGAGCGAATGAAAGCCGCCGAGCGACAGAAACGAATTGACGACGCCCTGATGTTTGCTGCCGCAGAGGGGTTCCCAAGGGAGCTTATTGAGTCATAATATGAGCCATAGAGTGGCCCGCAAAACTGCACACCCGGCATAGCGTCAGTAGTCGAATACACTCCTTCTAACGACTCCAGGGATCTTCGCTGGTGGGGCCGCGATGTCAAGGACGCCGAACGGTACACTAAGCTGATCGGGGCCGTCTCGCGGATCCGACAGAATCAGGTCGGCCGCAAGGAGATGGATCTGCGCAACATGCGCCTGTACGGCAACGCGCCGACTATGGGCCTTGGGCTGATGAACTACTCGCGCTCCAGCGTGTTCGGCGAGTCTAAGGTTGGCCTCAACGTAGTCAAGAATTGCAGCGACGCCTTCGTTGCCAAGATTACGAAAGACAAGCCCAAGGTAACGTTCGTCACTAGTGGCGGAGACTGGGACCTACAGAACCGCGCGCGCGAGCTGGAGAAGTTCGTTGACGGCCAGTTCTACGAGCTTGACATCTACACCCAGTTCACGCGCTCCGTACTGGATTCGTGCATATGGGGTACCGGATTCCTCAAGTTCTACATTGCCGGTGAAGGCAAGGAAACGCGGCTCAAGTGCAACCGAGTCTTCCCGTGGGAGATGACGGTTGACGATCAGGAGGGCCTCTACGGAGAGCCGCGCAACCTGTATCAGTCCCGCTGGATTGACAGGCTGGTTGTGCTGGCCACGTACGGGGCGGATGACGAGGAGTTGGCCAAGAAGATTCGTGCGGCCAAGCGCGACACGGACGAAACGGACGGCATCGGCTACAACGCCACGGCCGATCAGCTTCTCGTGCGCGAGGCGTGGCACTTACCTAGCAAGTCCGGCGACACGGACGCGGCCACCACGGACGGCAGACACACGATCGCCATTGAGAACGCAACGCTCTTCGATGAGCCGTATCTCTGCGACCATTACCCATTCGTCATCTACCGGCGCCTATACCCGCCCACTGGCTTCTGGGGCGTGGGGCTAGCCGAGGAGCTTACGGGACTTCAGATTGAGCTGAACGTCCTCATGCAGAAGGTGCAGCGGTCGTTCCACCTGCTCGGCTTTGGCCACTGGTTCGTTGAGAACTCAAGCAAGGTCAATACGCAGAAGCTGGACAACGACATCTCGATCGTCCGCTTCACCGGCACTCAACCGAAGATTGAGGCTGCAGACCCCATTTCTGAGCAGATATTCCAGCATATCGATCGCATCAAAGCCAACTGCTACGAGATCACCGGCATCAGTCAGCTTGAGGCGCAAAGCCAAAAGCCGAAGGGCCTCGACAGCGGCAAGGCGATTGACTCGTACCTGGACATCACAACGGAGCGGTTCAACGTCTCACTGCGCATCTTCCAGGACTGCTTCCTACAGGCCGCAAAGCTTGTGCTGGAGTTGTCACGCGTCATAACCGACAAGTACAATCCAGACTTCGACGTCATGGCGCCAGACAAGGGTGGCCGCGCATCTCACGTTCACTTCAAGAAGAACGAGCTGCGTGACGACGAGTACCTGCTCCAACTGTTCCTGACGAACAAGCTGTCCGATGAACCCGCGGAACGCATGGCGCAAGTACAGTCCATGGCGGAAGCCGGCTGGATTGACGCACAAGACGCAAAGAGGCTGCTTGACTTCCCGGATCTTGAGAGAGCGGCTGACCTAGATAACGCCTCGTACGATTGCGTAGAGCAATGTGTGTCGATCATGTTGAAAGAGGGTCGATACAAAACTCCGCAACCGTTTCTAAACTTGGCGCAGGGTATGCGTCAAGTCCAGCAACACCTGATAAAGGGGTGGATCGACAACGTCCCGGAAGACCGACTCGCCTTGCTGAGAAACTGGATCTTGGATGCGCAGGAACTAATGACCAGAGCGTTGCCAGCTCCACCGGTACCGTCTATGCCGGGGCTTGATCCGTCTATGCCTGGCGCCCCCGGCGGCGTCCAGCCAGGCTTGCCCGGCACTATGCAGTACGCGCCCGCGCCAGTAGCTCCCGCGCCTCAGATGGGCCCTCCAGCGCTGCCGACGGTGTCTATGCCTTCGCCGGCCGCTCCGCAGTTGCCCGCATGACGCCTATGGCCGGCCACTCTGCCGTCGCGGCATCGCGCAGGCCTCTCGCCTCAATCTCCCGCTCCTTCCAGTCGGCCACCGCGCGAAGCTCCTGTGGAGACGCGTCCGAAGAAATTCGGTTCGTCCTGTGATTTACCACCACCACATTGTTCGGCACGTACCCCAGGGACGGAATCAGCTTGTCCAGAGACGGGGAATCTCCACACGGGCCCCCGCTGTTGACTCTGTATGGTCTGCCGGAGACAGGGTCCTCTCCTCCTATGAGTATGTCCTTGGCGCAAATGAAGTACGGCACACCATCCCTTCGGGATCTAGATTTCGCATGCTGGAGCATGTTCTTCCGCGGATCGCTTGCGTGAGCGGATCGCTTGTCGTTGCCAGTGCACGGCTTACACACGCGAGATGTGGCACCGGATCTGCTGGTGTAAAATTCGGATCGCGCAAGTGTCTCCCCGCAGTCTACGCACGTGCGCATGCCGTCCGGATCTTGGTCAACAACGCGCACGCCAAGCTTCGCGGCCCTGAGTCTGCAAGCTTGCCTCGTCCTACCAGGCAGAAGCGAGCACGTGTCGCTACCCATCTTCGCGTACACGGACAGAAGCAACTCATCCTCCTCAGCGGACCACTTGCAACAGAGGTTTCTCCTGGGTCCGGAACCGGGGCCGCCAAGCTTTCTCAAGCCAAGCACGAGCGCCCTGGCCTTCACGCTGTGGTCTGCCCTATTCGGCAGCAGCGTACCAGCCAGTGCCCCACCAAGTTCCGGGTAGCTTGAGCGCAGGATCTCGTCCTCTTCGCGTGTCCACAACCTGCCTCCCATCCTACACCTCTAAGCTTCACATCTTACCAGATCTCCACAGGAAAGCGAGATCTTTCTTCCCAGGCGTAACTCCAGGTGAGTTGACTTGACCATCCAGACAGCAGCACCCGCAGCACCCGTAGAGACACCCGCGCCGGCAGGAGCCGAGGCGCCCGTTACTGAAGCGCCCGTTGAAGGCGCACACGCAATCGAAGCTCCCGCCACACCGGAGCCCACCGCCGAGGAGCTTGCCGCGAAAGCCGCGGACGAAGCGAAGGCAGCCAAAGAGGCCGAGGACAAGGCAGAGAAGGCAGCCCGACTTGCCGAGGTAAGGCGCCTCGCGGCCCAGACCAGGGCTCAGTATCTTGAAACGGACGCCGCCAAGCGGGCCCGTGCCCAGGCTGAGCAGGCTATTGCCGAAGCTCAGAAGTCCAGGGCCGACACGTCCGCCGAACTTGCGGAACTGAAGGCGCGCCTTGCGGAGGCCGAAAAGAACCCGTGGGCCTGGGCGAAGGGCAAGGGCCTTACCGCCCAACAGGTGGCCGAGCAGGAACTGTCCGAGAATACGGACGACGCGAAGCTGAAGGAGCTTAGCGAGCGAATCTCCGCCGCCGACAAGAGGGCTGAGGAAGCTGAGAAAAAGGCGCAAGCCATTCTCGATGCCAATCAGGCCCGCGCTGAGCGAGCTGCCCGAGTTGAGGCATGGGAAACCGCCAAGGCTGCGGCCATTGAGACCTTCGACGGTGCAAAAGAGAAGCTTGCTGACCTGCACGCATTCGTTGACAAGCAGGCTGCACGCAGCGGCGGCAAGCGCGCAGACATTCTCGTAGACGAGATGCTCGTTGCCGTCCAGAGAATCAAAAGCAATCCCGTCACGGCACCCTTCGCTGATCAGTACACGGACGCAGAGATTCTTGAGGCCGTGAACGCGAGATACGACGGCTACGCAAAGCTAAACGCTCCTGCCGCAGCCGCAACCACCACTTCAATCGCGAGCGCTACCCAGGTGACGGCGCCGTCAACAACCCAGGCGAAAGATCCAAAACCAGGCGCAACGCAAGCGAGCACCGGGACAGCTCCGAAGCCGCCACCTACGCTCACCAATGCGCAGTCATCGCAGACCGCAACCGGTTATCCGACCGACTTCGATCTGTGGCCAGACAAGAAGCAGAACGCTTGGCTGGCAGAGCAACTTCGCAACGGCACTCTGCCCAAGGGTTAGTCCCTAGGGGCACATAGAGCCAACAGAGCGTCAGGCGCGCGCGGCTCAAAACTGACTTGTTACCGACGGCCAATAAGGGTCGCCGAGTGAGCGAGTCAGGGCATTTCCCGCTTACACGCGGAACGAAAGCGCTATGGCTACTACACTTGATACGACCGCACTCGCTGCGGTTCTGAAGCAGAAGTACACCCAGAGGAAGTTCAATCTCCTCTGCTACAAGAAAAACCCGTTCTACGCCCTGGTCAACAAGATTACCGACTTCGGCGGCAGCAACAAGCGTATTGGCGTGCGTAACGCCTCGCCGCAGGGTCGTGGTCCGACCATCGCGGTGGCGCAGGGCAACAAGACGTCCAGCGCGTACCAGGGGTTCGTTGTCACCCGTACGTCGGACTACGCGACCGCGTCGATTACCGGAGAGGCCATCAAGGCGTCAAAGGGCGATGAGAACTCGCTGATCGAGGGCCTCACCAAGGAGATCGACGGCAGCATTCACACCTGCATGCGCAACCTTGCCATCTGCATGTACCGCAACGGCGGTGGGCAGCGCGGGCAGATTGCCACCGTCAGCAACGTTGCCAGCACGGTGATCACGCTCGCCAATCTCGGCGACGTTGTGGATTTCGAGCAGGGCATGACCGTCGCGCTTGCGGCGGACGACGGCTACAACAACGGCGGCGCGCTTCTGGGCCTTCGTGGCGGCGGCGGCACTACGCTGCAGATCACCGGCATCGACCGGGATCTCGGCACGCTGACGGCGGGACAGGTTTGGAGCACCATCTCTGGCGCCTCCACCGGCGACTACATCTTCCAGGCGGCTGCTGGCGTTGGCTCTGACTACGCCTCGATGGTTCGCGGTCTCGCAGCGTGGCTCCCCACGACTGCCCCGATCACGACCGACAACTTCTTCGGTGTGAACCGATCCAACGACGTGACCCGCCTCGGCGGCATTCGCGTTGTGGGCTCGGGCGCCGACTACCAGGACACCCTCACCGACGCGGCCACCCGCATCTCGCGTGAAGGTGGCGAAGCAAGCCACGTCTTCATGAACCCGCTCGACTGGGCGAAGCTCGTGAAAGCCCTGGGCGCGAAGGTGGTCTACGACCGCGCTGCGCCGCTGGACATGCCGGAGTTTGCCTTCAAGGCAGTGCAGCTTGAGGGGCCCGACGGCCCGGTCAAGGTCATCGCGGATCTCAACTGTCCTCTCGGCACCGGCTATATGGTGCAACTGGATACCCTGAACTTCGAGTCTCTTGGTGAGGCTCCGATGATTCTGGACCTGGATGGCATGACCATCCTGCGTAACCCCACTACTGACTCGTACGATGTGCGAATTGGCTACTACGGTCAGCTGACCTGTGAAGCCCCGGGGTGGAACTGCGTGATCTCGTTCTGATTTTAGCGAAAGGACAAGGAAAGGAATAACACCATGTACTCTCGCGACGCACACCCGAGCTACGCCTCGGTCATCAATCTCCGTAGCGCTTACTTCCAGCTCAAGCTGCCGGCCGCCAACGCGGCCCCTACACTCGTGTACGGCGGCAACTGGATCGCCGGTACGGTTTATGGTCCTGGACAAGCTGTCCCGGCGACAGGGAACTTCGCCGCTACGACTCTGGCCAACAATCAGATCGCATTCATCTCCAAAGACAACTTCTTTGGCATCATCGACGGCAGCGCGGACTGGCGCGACGCGGGGGCCAACGGTGCATACTGCACCATCTCCTACACGTCCAACTCCACCGCTGCGACTAACGAGGCCACTTCTAATCCTCAAGTCTTCATGCTCAACTTCTTCACGTCCGGGGGGTCGGCGGTAACGCCATCCTCCAACCTCGTGGGGGTGGTTGGTGGGTTCATTGAGATCAACAACGGCAACATCACCACGCCGGGAGGCAACTGATGGCCAAGCCCTCTCTCATGGGGGCTCTCGCAAGTCAAGACCCTCCCGATTCGGCTCCCGCGGATGGCGATGATGCCGCCACAAAGGATCCGGGCGTTCAGGCCGCACAAAGCGTTCTGGATGCCGTTCAGGACGGCGACGCCGAGTCCCTCTACGACGCGCTTTGCTCGCTCATCGACATGCACACCAGCAAGTCCAGTGACGGCGGCATGGGCGCGCCAGAACCCAAACCCAAGCTCGTGATCGCCTTCGGCGGACACGGGCCGAGCAAGTAACTCAAAGGCTCCACAAGGATTTTCAATGGCTCTCACTACTACAATTTCGGTTCAGGACGGCGCCTCCGCCGCAGTGAACCTTGCGGCGAACGTCTCGGCGAATGTTACGCCGGGCAACACTCTGGTCATCGCGCCCCAGGTGTCCACTGGATTCATTCAGTGGACCGTCACTCTTCAGAGTGACTACGGGCCCCTCAATGGGTTTACGCAGACCTTCCCCGGCCCGCTGTTTTCTCTCAGCCTGCCGCTTCCGCAACAGCCCTGTCGGCTGATCGTCACCAGCGAAGCGACGGACGGGAACAACATCTGGCAGACCACCAACATCCTTTACAACTACGCGCGCACCGGCGTTACCTCGCACTCGGCCCGACTCGTCGGGACTCTTGCGGTGACGATCGCCAATGCGAACGTTGTGTTCGACGGCGTTGCCGCAGCGCAGGGCGACGAGGTTCTGCTTGTGAACCAAGCGAACGGCGTGCAAAACGGTTTGTACGTCGTTGGCGTGCCCACGTCCAACGTCGCAGCGCTCACGCGTCCTGCTGATTACGGCAGCGGCCAGGTGCTCAAGGCGCCGGTTGTTTTCGAGATCAGCGAAGGCTCCTCCTTCTCCAATAGCACTTGGAAGATTACGTCTGCCAACGCTGTCACGGTCGATACGTCGAACGTGCAGATCTACCCGCGTATGCTCAAGGGAGCCATTGCCAACGTCGCTTCGGCCAACGCCGCTGCGAACGTCACCGGCCTGTGGATCCTGTCGAACACGTCCGTTGTTCTCGTGCAGTCCAACACGGCCGCCAACGCGGCCACGTACGTGAGTGCGAACGTCGGAAATGCGGCCAACGCCGGGTACTTTACTGTACTCAGCACGGCAAACGCGGCCGGCACATGGCTGCTTATGAATTGGTAGGGTGATGTAGGTAAACACACTGCGTGGTCGCAAGACTGCGCAGTAGTTTGCTTCCAACTTCGTCAGGTAATCGATGCCCGCTACCGTAAGCCTAGATTCAATGATGACGTCCGCCATACAGCGGGCAGGCATTGAAAACTTAGTGGCAGAGACAAACAGCGTCATCACCAAGCCAGAGCTGCGCGGGTACTTCAACGAGGCTTTGGCTGAGACGTATGACCTTCTGATTGCTGCGCGTGCACAGGAGTTCTATCGCAAAGACTTCGTCTTCACCACGACCGGCAACCAGGCGGTATACCCGCTTCCGTCTGACTTCTACGAGCTTCTGTCCGTAGACATACAGCTGGGCGCCAACGTTGTGCTGTCCGCGAAGCCGTACATGGAGAGCGAGCGAAACGCGTATAGGGTATATAGTGGCTGGTTCTACTATACCCCCGTCATGTTTCGTTTGCTTGGAAACCCAGATACGACTGGCGCAACCCTGCAGGCGCCGATGATCTCATTCATACCTGCACCGAGCACCCTTACCGAGGTGGTCCTCCACTACATGCCCGCGTTCCGCGTGTTCCTCACCGACGGTTCCGAGGATAAGAACGTCTTCGACGGAGTGAACGCGTGGGAGGGCCACGCCATCTGGAACGTCGCCGCCATGTGCCTTGAGAAGCTAAAGCAGGACTCCGGTTTCGCTCGCGCACAGGTGGAGCGGTACACGAAGCGCATTGAAGCACTCGCACCAGATCGCCACGCCGGAGATCCAGAGCGAGTCCACGACTCGCTAAGCGACATCGACGGCGGTGCGTTCGGCTGGAACGGTTTGGCCTAGATCGGCGTCGCGGCCACCTTGCACGTCCACCAGCAGCCGACGCCTTGATCGCACACGCAAACGGCCTTGGCCTTTGCGCCGCACGCAGGCGGATTGTCGTCGCAACCCGTTGCCGCTCCATCGGCTCTACTTGACAGCGTAACGAAGCCCAACACGGCCAACGCAAGCACTACAGCAATCTTCTTCATGGACGCATCCTCCATTACAACGGGCACTCCCACGAACAGCCAGCCTTCTCGCTGCATGAGCACGACGGGTGCAGTCCAGCGAAGCACTTCACGCTGGGCGCCTCTCGGCATGTCTTGTACACCGGCGGCGATGGCGGCGGCTTCGGACAGGCCCACCAGCAACCCACACTTGGATCGCATTCGCAGTTGGCCGGCTTCGTGAACTGGTCATCGCAATACGGGCGCGTCGTTCCGCACGTAAACTCGGCGGTGGTCATGCACGCCCACTTACAGCCAGCCCCCGGCAGGCAATCGCAAAGCGGTTTTTCGTCACGCCAGCACTTGGCCTTTGGCTTCCCGGCACACTGGCCATACTCGTCGTTCGGGTCTTTTCCGCCAGCAGCGTAAGCCGTCGCCTCCTCTCCTGACGTAGCGAACGCCAGCCCGACCGCCGCCAGCGCCGCCGCAACCACTAGCTTCTTCATGATCCGTCTCCCTCTACCTGCAGATAGCGCTGTTCGGTGCGGTCAATCCAGACGCGCAGGTTGTTCCACGCGCACAGACGCAAATCGCCTCGCCTGGCTCAAACCTGACGTTCAATTCGTCCTGAGTGGCGCCGTCAATGGTTGTTACGGCAAACACAGCGCCTGCGGCGGACATGGGCTCGTCGTTCGGGGCGGCATCGGTAGGCACTGCCCCAACGAATTCCTTGGTGGCAACAATGGTCGCGTTTTCGCAAGTAAACCAGTCGCCATACACAGCGTAAGACGGGCAGGTTCCCGCGTAGATCCCGCTGTCCCCGTACTCGGGATCGAAGCCCGCAGGCTGAGCGGAAAACTCGCTGGTGCATCCGGCAGACATGAGCGCGATGAGCGCAATGGCAATGCGTTTCATGTTCATTCTCCCGTTATCGTTGCCAGCTTACGACACATCCCCAGTGTGGCGGGTTCCCGTGCGCCGTATCGAAAATGCACATGAGTTCCGTTTTGGGCGGACACTTGGGCTCCGGCTCCCAGCACCAGCCGCCCGCCGCCGCGTCCTCGGTTGACGCCAGCACGCAAACCACCAGCGCCAGCACCACGGTCGCCACCATCTTCTTCATGTCGTCCACCGCCTTCTACACGCAGTCTAAGCACGTGCTTGGCTCTGTCAACTGGTGCGCGTGACTTCTGTCGTAAAAGCTACGCCGCGGGCCAGGACCAGCATCCTGACGCCACAGACGTCCACGGCGCCTCGCGCCAACGGGCAGGTGGGTTCCAAGGACACTGCTTTCTCTAACGAGCTGCAGCCTGTCCCGCCGCTTCACCTGGATCCGCAGGAGATCACGCCGGAAAACCTGCAAAAGCAGTTTATGGACGCGTACGAGACGCTTCGGCGCGCTACGCTTCCCATGCGGCAGAACCCGGCTTCGGCGCCTAGCCACAGCCGCGGTATTCAGTGCACCGGCACGCCGGCACAGCCACAGATCATCCTTGTCCCCCATGCGCTCGGTCGCCCGTACACCGGCGCACATCCGGTGCGAAACCAGGGCGCCCCCTTTGTTGGCTCTGAAACGGTCCCTGGCGCGGTTGCGCACATCACCCTGGCCAACGGGGGCTCCGGCTACACGACGCCTCCAACGGTCTCTGTAAGCGGCGGCGGAGGCAATGGCGTCACGGCCGAGGCGGTGCTGGCCGACGGCGCGGTGTCCTACGTGAAGCTCAACGGCGCCGGGCAGAATCACACAAGCCCTCCGCAGGTTTCTTTCAGCGGTGGAGGCGGAACTGGAGCGGTGGCGAATGCCGTGCTGCCGCCCAGTTTTGACGCAACCAAGTTCGCTCAGTTCAGCACGACGAGTACCACGACGGCAGACTTCCAACTTTTCGGAGATTAGTGGCCGCCGCGAAGCCAAAGATATCCGAAGAGGAGCGACTTCAGAAGAATCGCGAATACCAGGCCGCATGGTACGCGAAGCTGACGCCCGAAAAGAAGGCGGAGCGCTTTGAGGCCAGCTACGCACGCAAACGCGCCAAGGGCGGCAGATCTGCCGAGGAGAAGGCTGCGCGGCGCGAATATGAGCGCAAAGCTGCTGCTGAGCGTACCGCGGAAGAGAGGGCCAGGCGGGCGGCAAAGTCCAGAGAGTACTACCCGCGTTACCCGAAGCGCACGCGCAAGCTTAGCCCAGAGCAAAGAGAAAAGAACAACAGTCTGGCTCGCGCGCGCGGACGAACGTACACCGCCGAACAGAAGGAACGAAAGGCCGCGTACTTGAAGGAGTACCTTGCTAGCAAGAAGGAGAAAACCTACGCAGGTCATCTTGCGCGCAAATACGGCATGACCGCCAGCGACTATGCCAAGGCGCTAGAGGCGCAGGGCGGTGTGTGCGCGCTGTGCGGTGGGGTGAACTCTGACGGCAAACGTATTTTCGTAGACCACTCTCACGAAACGGGCAAAGTGCGCGCACTGCTGTGCAGGCTGTGTAATCTGGCCATCGGCTCAATGAGAGAAGACCCGGCTCTGATGCGCAGGGCGGCGGACTACGTAGAGAGCTGGGCAAAACTGTGAGTAAGTCCCCGGCGGCGCCGGAATTTAGTATCATTGATATAAGCCTGGGGACAGGCCTCTCCCAGAAGTGGGACCCTCGGCTGCTGCCTTTGGGCCAAAGCGCTACTGCCACCAACCTTCTGGCATCCAAGCAGGGTAGCTTCAACAAGACGCAAGGATTTTCGACTCTCTCCTCCACCGATCCCGAAACCTCCGTCTCCGCCCTCGGCATCTCCCGCCTTACCTCGAAGGACTACGGCCTCGTAGCGGTTGCGGACGCCAACCCAGGCGGCGAATCGTGCGTTTGGTCTTACGACGAAGCTGGCAACAACCTCTTCCTGAATGACAGGATCAGCGAAGTCTACATCCCGCCGACGGACACGGTGCTCGCTCAGAGCGACACGCCTGATGAACTGGACACGTGCGTCTGCCAGCTTCCAGGTTCGCCGTACGAACTACACGTGGGCCTCTTTGCCGACGGCCTGATCTACTACTCGGTCACACAAGCTACGGTGGAGGTTGGTACCACTTCGGTTTCCCGCTCCTTCGTAGTGCCTACTTCCGGCGTTACCGTCCTCGATTCGCTGGGCCACACGTACGCCGCACCCAAGGTCATTCTCGTTGACAACCAGGCCGTGCTTACGGTTGCGGACGCTGCCGGGGGCACAATCTACGGCACGAGCCTAGACATGCTGCAGCCGTGGCAGGGCTGGACGATTGCACGGACGCTCACCACGACAGCCGCGCAGCCAGCGTTTCCAGGCATCTCATTCGGCAACAACCCGACCGGCGTCTACGACACGTGCACGATCGACGACACGCCTTCCAGCGCGATCTTCCTTCTGGCGTACTTCAACACCAGCAACCTCTTCGTCATACAGCAGTTTGACAACACCTTCGGCGCGCTGTCCGTAGGCACGATCGCCGATGCCGCCCTGTCCGGTAAGCTGCCAACGGCTATTGCGGTGCGTGCCAACATTTCGGACGGCGCCGCCTGGATTGCCTACGCGTACTGGTCCAACGGCTCGACGACGCAGCCCACGACGACGGTCAACGCCGCCGCGCTGGTGTACCCGAGCCTTGCCGCGTCCTTCTCCACGCCATGCGTACTTGCCGGTGGCCTGACGAACGGCAACAACTTCTACCCGCCGCCGCAGCTGATCGATATCAAGCCGGTTCCTGGCACGGTCAACGGCTTCGGCGACACGCAACAGGTTGTCTGGAGTCCGCCCCCGCTGCCGCGCTCTGGTGTGACGTCATACGCCTCTCCGGTAACGATCGGCGCCAACGAGTACAACAGCGACATCAGCTTTCCTTCCTCCTTCAACACGCCATGCGCCGCCATATTCCAGGCGGCCTGTTACCCGTTCTTCGGCGCCACCCAGCTGCACCATAACCAGCCGCGCTGGACGAACGGTGCCACGCTGGCCTCGCGCATGGCGGTGATTACGGATCCGCTGGGGGCCGCACACGCGTACCTAGCCGGCTGGATCCCGAGCAGCAACCTGATCCCAGGCGCCGACTCGCTACAAAACTTCCAGGTGACTAATCCTGGTGGCGGGTACGCTATCAACGTCAACACCTCGTCAAACACTACACCGAATATCATTCAGGTTGCCTATCCGCCTCAGATCATATTCGACAACGCCGGCACGGGCGGCAGCGGCGCACAGGCTACGGTTGCCGTCAGCACTACGCCTGGCGCCACGTTTGGGCAAATCGTTGGGGTCGACGAAATCAGTGGCGGCTCAGGCTACACGTCGAAGCCTACCGTAAATGGTGGCTTCTCCGGCACGTTGGGCGCCGGTACGGCATCGTTTGGGACCGGGTTCTCTGGGACCGTAACCTATGGGTCGCTGGGCAACTTTATCGACGCCGCCGTTGTCTCCGGGGGCACCGGCTACAACACCGTGCCGAACTCCGTGCCGATCATCCTAACGGCGCTGTCGGCACTCGACGTGACTGGGTTTTTCGGATATGCCGTAGTGAACGCTGCCGGCGTGATCGCTGGCATCAGCGTCGTGTCACAGGGAGTGGCGGACGCGCCTGGGACATACTCCATTACGGACGCCACTGGCGGATTCTCTGGCACGATTTCATACGACCTTGCCGAAGTCACTTCGCAGGACATCCAGGGCACCTTCTACCTGTTCTGTATGGACACGTTTTCGGACGCGACCTCGCCGAACGGGCTTGGCGGTACCGGCAACGTACCGCTTCGCATGTGCGGCCTCTGGCGCCCCCGCCTCGGCAAGATCGGCATGTTTGCGACGGCTCATGTCCTGCCACACCTGGTGGCAAACCCCAACGCCAGCGCTACGGGCAACCTATTCCAGACGGACTTGCCGATCGACGTCTCCTCCCTGGAGGCCGTAGGCACTGCGTGCAGCGCGGACTTTGGCAACGAGTACAGCTACCATGCCGACGAGCTGGGCGGCCTTGTGGGCTTCGCTGGCGGCCTCCCGTGCCTCTACGACGGTTGCCGCACCGCCGACTACGCCTTCCCTTACTACCCAGAGAACGTCGTCCAGGCGCCCAACTCGCCCAGCACGGTGGCCATTGGCGCCAACATACCGTCAGGCACGTACCAGTACATCGCGATCTATACGCGCAAGGACTCGCAAGGAAACATCCATCGGTCCGGCCGCAGCGTAGCCGCAACCGTCTCGCTTCCCACAGGCGCGGGGCCGTACCTGGTCACGCTGAACGTCCCGACGATGGGCTACAGCACAGCTCAGCGAGGGCTTTCCGCCGAGGACGTAGCGCTGGGCATCCCGCTGGGGCCTGCCGAGACGGTGGAACTTTACCGCACGGAAAACGGTGGCACCAACTTCCACAGCATTCGCCCATGGACTGTGCCAGGTCAGTTGCCCGTTACGACGTTCCCAGCCAACAGCCTGTCTGTTCCATTCGTCCAGATCCAGGACGGCATCACCGACGCAGACCTCGTCAACAACCCGCTCCTGTACGGAGACGGAAGCGACGGAATCACCCCCGGCAGCATCGTTGACAACCTTTGCCCTCCTCCGCTTCAGGGCCTCATCACACACAAGCAGCGCTGGTGGGGCTACGACGGCAATCAGGTTTGGTACACCAAGGCCTGGACGGACGGCGAAGGCCCCGGCTGGAATGAGCTGTTCGCTTTCTCCGTAGACGACGGGCCCGGCAACATCACCGCGCTTGCCACGATGGACGAGCGTCTGTTCATCTTCAAGCGAGACCGTATCTTTTATGTTACGGGTGACGGGCCAGACGACAACGGAAGCCAGCAAGACCTGCAGCCGCCACAGCGCGTGCAAAGCGACGTTGGTTGTATCAACTGGCGCAGCGTTATCGGAACGCCCGCGGGCCTGTGGTTCCAGTCGGACAACGGCCTGTACGTCATGACGCGCAAGCTGGAAGTGCAGCCCTCCGGCAAGTTCGTAGAGGACACGCTTGCGGCGTATCCGGACATCACTTCTGCCACGCTGGACATGCGCAACGGACTGGTGGTTTTCACAGCCAACGGACCTTCGCCAACCGTGCCGGGAGATACGATTGGGACTCTGATCCTTTACAGCTGGGTCCTCGACACCTGGTCCACTGGCGTCCTGAACTCCGGAGATTCACTAGCTCCCGAGTTGGAGAGTGCGGTTCTTTCTGGCCCAAGCTTGGCGTATACCACGACGGATGGTGTTTCAGCTATATACCGTCAGACCACAGGCACTGGCGCTGGCTCCTACTTTGTGAACGGACAGTATCAATCTCTGGACTGGGTCTCGCCGTGGACACACTCTCCATCGCCACAGGGCTGGATGCGAGCGGAGATGATCAACCTTCTGTGGGACGATCCGGATCCTCACGCACTTACGGTTCAGGTGGCGTACAATTATTCCAACGTGTGGGTAGATTCATGGACCGTTGGTGCCACGTCGCAGGCCGCAAGGACGACGCCGTTGGTTCAATGGCAGTTCCAGCCGACGGTCACTCAGATAGAAAGCCTCAGAATACGAGTAACAGACGCAGCTGACGCTACGGTACCACCCATATCCGGTGAAGGCCCCACGCTTATTGGCGTGTCGCTTCAGTACGTTGACTTGGGCGGAAATATGCGCTTCTCGATCAGTCAGAGAGGCTCTGCTCCATGACCGCTATGAGCGACCCTATTTCCCGCAACGCTTCGTCCGTCATGCCGCGCTTACGGATTGCATACTTGGCCACACGTAGTAGCGCTGCGGCGTCATCGGAAACCTGTCCGATGGCCCTATTACACGCCGAGTGCAGCAATCCTCGTACGCAATTCCCGCAGGTTTTCCTCTTTGAGTCACAGCACGAGTGGTCATGATCGACCTCAACAGTCATCGGGCCCCTGCCTCCCGCAATCATCGGCAGGTGGCAGGCGTCGCAGAGGCCCATCTGACGCTTCCACATGGCGTCTATGTCCAGTCCAAATCGGGACCTGTATCTGTTGCTGCGTTCCTTTTTCAACACGGCGGCCCGCTCCTTATCGTTGCGCCTCGCCGTCTGCGCAACGCTGGAGCATTGTTTACACCAACACTCAAGACCAGAAGCCGTGCCTATGTTTTTTCCGAAGTCGTCTGATGACTTCGTTTCCCCGCACTTGGGGCATAACTTCTCTTTTACGGTGACGCCAGGCAGTTCACCGGCCAGCCTCTTCGCTTTCACCACCTGCCGCCACTCCCTTGTTCTCTCGCTTGCATGCTTTCGGCAGTAGTGAGCGCGGCCAAATTCGCCGCCACGCTGTGGACTGAACTCTTCTACTGGTTTACGGAAACCGCACATGTTGCACATCTTCAGAACCGGCGTCGACTCACCGAACAAGTCTGTTTGCTCCGTCATAAACACGCGTTCGATTGACGCGACCCAGGTATACTGACATGCCCAACATTGCTAGCGGGTTCAACTTACTTCCGCAAAACCAGGGTTTGCAGGGCGTTAGCCAGCAGGGCATTGCCGGCACTGGCGCTCAGAATAACGCTCTCGGCTTGGCGCAGCTTGCGGCCACAGGTCAGGTCCCGAGCGCCGCAGACATGCAGATGCGGAGCGGACTTCAGCAGGCCCAGCAGGCCGCTGGCGCTCAAGCCGCCTCCACGCGAGGTTCCCTGGGTCTTGCCGGGGCCCAACGAGCTGCCATGGCAACTCAAGCCGGCCTTGCCCAGCAAGCAGTCAACGCGGGCGCAGCGCAGCGCGCGCAAGAGCAACAGGCAGCGCTGTCCCAATACGGGCAACTGGCTGGACAGCAGCGCTCGCAAGATCTTCAGGGCGACACCAACACCCTTCAGCAGGCCCAGGCCAACGCTCAGTTGGCGCAACAGCAGCAGCTGGCCAACCAGGGCATGAGCAGCAACATCCTCGGCGGCGTTGCTGGTCTCGCAATGAAGGCGGCGCCCGCGCTTGCGATGATGTCCGACGCAAACGCCAAGACTGAGCTGTCCTACGGCGACATGCCGGTTGGCACCTCCTACCTTCAGGAGCCTGGCGGCCCCCACGACGGGCATACTCCGGCCAGTTTCGCCTTCCGCGAGGAAAGCGCCGGCCCTGGCCACGAAGGCTTTGTCGCGCTGATCGATCACCAGAGCGGCAGGATCGGAAAGGTCCCGCAGGTGCCTCTTACGCGCTCAGAAGCAGCCCAGGTGATGGCCCCGCATGGCGCCGGCCCAATAGGCCGTCACGGTGACATGGCGCTCGGCGTTGCCGGCGTGGCTCCCGCTATGAAACAGCGGTACGGAGACATGCCCGTTGGCGAGCCCGATCACCAGCCGATTGGCAACGTCTCCACCTACCAAAACGCAGATGGAACCTGGGGACGTGACGAGCCTCAGTCCTCCAGCGGGCCTGCGCCTATGGGCATGGCCAACGCCAAGAATCCTGCGGACGAAGCTTCCGACGCATCTCTCCGCGCCATGACCGCTCCCGGAGGCTTCGCTGGTGGCTACCGTCCCGACAGGGGCAGCCTCACCTTCAGCGGCCCCTCCGAAGCGGCCGACGCGCAGAAGCCTGTGTCCTGGCTGGACAAGCCGCCGCCCGAAGGCATTAGCTCCGACGCCGCCTTGCAAAAGCTCGGCTTCTCTCTTGGCGTTGGCGGCGCACTCGGCTCCAGCGACAAGGGCCCCCGCTCAACTTGGGGCGCTGCCGACTACGGCATGAAGCCGCCCAGTCCTGGCATCGCCCGCTTCACCGGCCAGGAAGACCCTTCGGCCAACCAGACCTTTGACGAACTCGCACAGTCTCACGCGGGGCAAGGCGGCACCGTAAACCAGGCCGCGCTTGACGATCGCATGACGTCCGACGCTGGCGCAAAGGACGAAGCGCATTACCAGGGCTACCTGCGAGGAATCAAGGAAGCCACCGCTCCGGACAGCATCGCGAAGGTAAGCCACCTAGCCCCATACATGGATGCAGGACGTCCTGGCGACTCTTTCGTCATGAGCCCGCACGGCTATGTACCAGCCGAACCGCCTCAGCCCACGCAACCGCTTCTTGCTCCGTACAAGCCGGCTTCTGGCGACCAGCCAGCGCAGGTGCTTTCGCCCACTGGATACGTGCGCGCAGATCCGCCACCGCCTCCGCAGGAAGGGCCCGTCAGGTACGCGGATCGCATTTACAACGACGAGCCCATCGGCCCGCAACCTTCTGCGCCCGCCCAAGACTATCGCGGCATGCAGATCCCTGCCGGCCAAGAAGGTGGCTGGTCCACGGGAGCACCGGCACCGGAAACGAACCCAATCCAAGCTGGCTTCGGCGCCGCGGTTGACAAGATGGATGCGGCACAGAAAAGCTATGCCAATTGGCGTAACGCGGCTTCGGTGGCGGACAGGCAGATCGCACAAGATCAGCGCGCGCAGCCATCTCTACTGAAGACGGTTGGCAACAGCCACGCTTCCAACGCGGAAAAACCGTCCGGTTTCGCGTCTGCGTCCGGCACTGCATTCAAGGATGCCTCCGGAACCGGGTACTACGTACCTAACGGCGGCCACCGTGCCCTCGAAATGCTTGCTGGGCCGACCGGAGTCGTACCCGCAGAAGGTCAGTTCCGAGGCATTGTGCGCCCAACAGCGGAACCTGATGCCGTTACATCCGACGCGCGCGCGAAGCAGATGGAGGCTTCGCATCCTGGGTTTGCGGCGGCTAGCCAATTCATGGATGCGCTCGAACCTCATGCCTATACATGGAGGGACAAGTCGGTTGCGCCCAATTCTGGAGCGGCCAACTCGCCGAACATCGGAGTGTTTGCGCAGGACGTAGAAAAGACCCCGTTTGGCGCCTCTATTGTACAGCGCGACCCGCACACCGGGTACCGCACGATGGACAAGTCAGCGCTGCTTGGAGCGCTTGCGGCCAGTGTTGGTGCAACCAAGAAGCTGAGCGACGATCACGCGATGCGAATCGAGCAACTTGAGCGCGCCATGGGCACGAGGCGATAATGGCCGATCCCAAGCCCGTAGTCGACATCGACAGCCCGAACCTCGAAGGACTTTCCGAGCCTGACGCATACGAGATGATGCGCAAGGGCAAGCTTGCCGAGTCTGACTACAACGCCGTTGTTATGGCCAACAAGGCGGCTCCAGCACCCGCCGCTGCGCCAGTTCCCGATCAGGAGGCGCCACCCGAGCCGGCGCCGGACGTATTCAATGGCGTCTCCTCGCCGGAACCGATGGCGAATCCGCAGGCTGGCGGCGACGCGCCAACGCAGGCGTACAACAAGGAAACGGGCCGCTGGGATCTTACTCCCGCCGGCAAAGAAGAGCGCTGGCGCAACCTTGCGGACGAAGAGATCGCAAAAGACAACGCCCGGCGCGTAGAGTCCGGAGAACGCCTCTCCGGCTCCGTTGGGTACGACAAGTCTCGCGACACAGAGGCCAGCGCCCCGGCGACTCCGCCACAGCAGACTATCAACGTCCCCGCAGGAAGCGTTGCCCGCGTTTCTCCTCGCATCGGCGAGTTGATTCGGCGCGGCGAAGGCGACCAGTACACCGGCGTTGGCGAGCAGGAAGAAGCGGAGTCCGATCAGGCCCAGGAGCTTGCCGCAGCCAAGGCGCAGGCCGCCGAGGACATGCGCGTCCGTCAGCTTCAGGACGAGCAGGATCGCTCCAGGGCTAAGGACACGCTGGATGCGCACCTCGCGCAGATACAGGCACGCTCCGACGCCGTAGCCTCCAAGAAGGTTGACCCTGAAGCGTATTTCAAGGGCCTCAGCACTGGCCAGCGCATTCTTGACATCATCGGCATGACGCTCAGCGGCGGCCTTGAGGGCTTCCAGGGGCGCGCCAACACGGGTGCAGACTTCATCAACAAGGGCATCAACGACAGCATCGAGGCCCAGAAGTCAAACCTGGAAAACGAGCGCCACGGCATCGACACAGACAAGGACATCTACGCACGCAAGCTAGAGATGTTTGGCGACACGGAGAAGGCGAAAGCCGCCGCACGCCAGGACGCACTTGCCGCCTCCATTCAAGCAATCGACGCCCTTGCAGCCAAGTACAACTCGCCCATCATTCGCGCCCGCGCCGACCAGCTAAAGGGTCAGTTGCTCCAGCAATTCGGCCACGACCAAGCCACCCTGGAAACGTGGGTTCCGGCGCATACGGTTACCACTGGCGGCCCTGGCAGCGAAGGCATCATCTCCGACATAAAGCGCGAGCAGGTAATCAATCTCCCAACAGGTGAAGCTGTGGCCATTTCAGACACGGCTCAACGCGAGAAGGTTGATGGGGCGCTTACGGTGGCCAACGCAGTTAGCGACTCTATGGGCAAGATCAAGTCGCTGCTTGATCAGCCGGCTACCGCGCGCCTCACGCCCAGTTGGCAGCATGCGTACAGCGCGGCCACGAAGGTGTTCACCAGCCCTGAGATTCAGATGGGCGCAGGCAAGGGTGGCATCGGCACGTTCAAGGTGTTCGCCGATCCGCTCAAGCTCACATGGGGCGTCCTCGGCAAGAGCGGCGCGCTTGAGGCGGCTAACACGATTGTGGACGCCAAGCACAGGGAGGCCGAGGAGCTCCTGAAGCGCGCCAATCCGATCTCCGTAAAAGAGGTCTCACACCTGAACCCGAAGACCAAGGAGTATGAACAGAAGTTCATAGTTCTTGGCAAGCGCACCGGTTCTGCGTTTCCCGGCGGTGGCGCAGACGCTAGTGACGCCATTCGCAGCATGGGGGCTACGCCTGGCAACGACGCGCCTGTTGCGTTCACGCCAACGTCTCCCGGTGCCGGCGTCAACGTGAAGCCGTTTGACGTTGTAAAGCCGCCGCCCAAGGCGTCCGGTGGCGCCGCCGTTGCGCCCAAGGGCAAGGCGGCGGGTAAGGGCTCCGTACCGAAAGCTCCGGCAGACACATTTAGACTTCCGGCGCCACGCTAATTGGACCTTATAAATAGGCAATCGGGCGAACTCGAAGCCCTTCCGGACGACGGAGCCGCCGTTGAAAGCGCGTTTCGATCGGGAACGCACGCTTTCAAGCCAAACCAGCTCGTCCCAATCAAGGCGCCAGACGGTAGTCTTGTACAAGTACCGGCAGCACACGCGCAGAAGGCGCTGGAGCTTGGCGGCACCATTGCCAGCGAAGCTGAGTGGCAAAAGGCGGATGACGAGGCAAGGTACGGCGGTATTGGCGGTGGCTTAGCTGCCGCTGGTGAGGGCTTCGTCCGCGGGCTCAGCGTCGGCACGTCTGATATGGCCGCCATCGAGGCGGCACGGGCAGCCAAGGGCGACGAAGCCGCCGAAGCTGTCCGGAAGCACCTTGCCGGCGTCAAACGCGCGCACCCGTGGATTTCCACAGGCACGGAGGTTGGCGGTGCGGTTGTTCCAACGCTTCTCAGCGAAGGCGCCGCAGCACCCGAAGAGGCCGCGCTCATTGGCGGCGAGAAGCTTGCTGGTGCTGGGCTAGAAGCGGGTGCTGAGCGGGCCGCAGCAGAAGGCGTTGAGGGCGCTGGAGCCACTGCTGAAGGGACAGGCCTCGGCGCCGACGGCCTTGGCGGAACCCCGCCCAACGTTCCAAGCAAACCCCCTCTCGTAGCCGATCCCGCCCTCGAAGCCGCTCAGGCTGCCGAAGCCGCTCCCACAATCGCCCCCAAGGGCCATAGCTTCGTCTCCCAGGCGCTTCAGTACACTCCAGCGGGCCTTACCTCAAAGCTGGGCCTGGCCGCTGAGCACGCCGCTGGGCAGGTTCTAGGGGCCACTTCCGCCCGTGGGGCCATTGGCCGCATCATCGGTGCCGGCGTCCGCGCAGCCGCCTCTGGGGCGGTGGAGGGCCCCATCTACGGGGCCGGGGACTACCTTTCCGAAAGCGCGCTGGGGGACGAAGACCTCAACGGCGAGAAGTTCGTTGCGGCCCTTGGGCACGGGCTGGCTTACGGCCTACTTGCCGGCGGCGTTGGCGGGGCCTCCCTTCACGGCCTTGGTGAGGTTGGCCAGGCGCTCCTCCGGCGCGCCAGCCCGTACATTATGAAGTCCGCTGGCGAGGAGGCATTTCGCGCCACCGGCGCTGTGCTCAGCCAGTCAAAACGAGCGGAAGGTTTTGGCGGCATAGCAGACGCCGGGCAAACCTTTCTGAAGCACGGCATCATAGGAGACACGCTTTCCGCGGCTTATGATGCTTCTCCAGAGAACCTGGTCCCACGATTTGAAGTTGCGATTGAAGGCCTGCGCAAAGACATTGAAAACATCAGGCGAGTAAACAACCTCAATCGCCCAGCGGAAGTTACGGCGCAGGAGCTACACGATGCCATTGACGCACACATATCCTCCCTGCGCAGAAGCGTAATCGGCAAGGATGATGCGAAGGCAGTAGAGAGTTTCAGAGACGATTTGCTGGAACACTTTGGTGCACTTCAGCGAGACGTCGTTGCGCCTACGGAAGCTCCCGAGCGTCGCATGTGGAAGTCTCTGGAGCCTAATTCCAGAGCCACAGCCGAGGCTGAGAAGAGGGCAGGTGGCGTCGATGCCGTTGGCAAGTCGCTTCTGGACGCCGGGATAAAGCCGCTGGAGCCTGGCGCATCGTACGAGGACTTTTTCAACGAAATCGATAAGGCTACCGACGCTGCCGGCGCTCATGTCGGCAACCTTGCCACGCAGGCCAACGTTGCTGGGCGAGTGCCAGCGCAGAGCGTGCTCAACGCGGTTGACAGCGTCATTGACGAAGTGCGCGGCAAGGCTGGCCACGAGGGCATCGTATCAAGCCTTGAAGACGCAAAAATGTCTATCGCCGAGAGGCTTGGCATAAGGGTAGACCGCGCTGGTGCGCACGACGATGCTGTGCGTGCCCTGCGTCTCAACATCGAAAAAACAGGCATTGAGCCTGGTACGGCACGCTGGCGGGAAGCCGTGAGTAACCTGGAAAAGTACAACATCTCCAGCCAGATAAAGAAGCAGGCCGCTTCAGACATTTCATTTGCCACGTTGCGCGGGGCGCGCCAGGACATCGACCAGATTGCCTTTAGGGAGGCCAAGGCGCTTGATCCTAAGCTGCGCGTTGAGTACCTGCGCAACATCCGCAGCAAGCTAGCTGACGTTGAGCTGTCGATGATCGACGATGCCCACCTCGGCGAGGAGTACAAGGCGGCCAAGAAGCAGTACCAGAGACTTCTGATCGCGCAAGAATCCGCAGACAACGCCAGGATGAAGCGCCTTCGCGGATTCTCTCCGAAGGTAAAGGGGCCAGAATTTGGACCGGCCAAGCTGATCGGCGACAAGACCATCTCCTTCAACGCCCTTGAAGAGCAGCGACTTTTGATGGGCAAGAAGCTGTACCCGCGAGGAATGCCGGACTCTGGGCACCTATATCCGGACAAGTCGCCTCGCACAATGGCAATGCGTGGAATCCACGAGTCTCTTGGCGACCTAACGCTAAAGGCGATGGATAATGCCGCCAAGGGCACTAAGCTTGAGGGCGTAAGCAGCGCGATAAAGAAAAAAATGCTGGAGTACGCACAGCTCCAGATTGGAAGGGACGCTGCAGAGCATTCCCTAGCCAGGACAGCTACCAACAGGAAGCTGTCTCTAACAGATTACCTTTCACATAGTGGAGGCGGCGCCGCTGGACTAGTTGTTGGTCTGGCCACCGGACACGTTGGCGCAGGAATCATTGCGGGGCACGCGGCCAATTGGTTTGGCAGATATGCACACAAAACCATACGAGAGCACGGTAACGCGCTCGCCGCATATAGCCTTGCCAAAATATCTAACCTGGACATGATCGCCCGCGCCACCAAGAGCGTAGACAGCGAACTGGACGCCAGTATCGCCTCGCTTACCGGCCGCGCAAAACCCCGTGCACGTGTACACCGCTTCTCCGGCCCAGACGACAAGGCGTCACCCGAGAAGAAGTACGAAGATGCGCACCAGCAGATCAGCCCTTACCGTGACATCGCCGAGCAGCACGTGGAAGACGCGCTACCTGGCATGACGCAGCACGCGCCGAAGACGTCCAGCGCCGTTGTGCGCGCCGTCAACACGGGTGCCGTGTACCTCAAGTCCAAGCAGCCCACCGCCCTCAATGCGCCGTCTATCGTTGACCCGAATCCGAAGCCGCGCACAGACGACGTGTCCGCCGAGGAGTTCCACCAGGTGCGCAAGGCCGTGGACGATCCGGTTGGAGTGCTTCGTGACGGCATTGAGAACGGCAAGATTACGCGCGCGCAGGTAGACGCGATCAAAGACACGAAGCCGGCGCTTCTGGCGGACGTGCAGCGCAAGCTTGTGACTGAGCTTTCCAAGCCGCGCAAAGAGCAGATCCCGTACGAGAAGCTGACAAGCCTGAGCCTCATCTTCGGCGTCGCCGCAGACCCCACACTGGACCCCGCGCACGTGCAGGTTTACCAGGCCTCGTACCCGCCGCAGAAGGATCCGCTTGCGCCAGACGCCAGTAGCGGCGGCGCAATGAAGCCGTCTAGTTCTCCGGCGAAGCTGGGCGGTACCAAGGTTTTCTCGCAAAGCGCAATGACTGGGCTCGATAGAGCCTCCATGGCGCACTGATTCGTCACGACAACTTACGTTACAGGACACGCATGTCACAGAGCCTTTTTAGTAAACTTTCGGACGAAATAACAGCGCCTACCGTTGGGACTATTTCGGTGCTCGTTGCCAACACGACGGCGCAGATAATCGACCTCGGGTCGCTCGGCAATCAGTCGCTTGATATGCGCAACGCAGACGCGCTTCCGGTTGCTGGAGATTATGCTTCGCCGGGCAGTGCAACAATCGCCAACCAGGGACAGTCTCAGGGTGGCGTCATCGGCCGTTTCGTAGAATTCTACTGTGACTCAATTGATGTTGGTCTCATCTTCGGGGCCAACGCTGCGGTGTTGGGTGGCGCAAATGCCGCCTCACTTTCTGCTGTTGGAACCAACGGCGCGGGCTGTTGCGCGCGCGTACCGGGAGCCAGTTTTCGCACGTATTTCGTACATCCAGCAGCTAGATTCATGAGTTACATCGCGGCCAACACTACGTCGAATATTCGTATCATGGCCACCTCCCGCACCGGCTGATCCGTGTCACTTCGCAGAAACGCACGCGGCGGCGACCGCAGGCTGAGTGGACTGCCGGCATTTGGGGCCGGCGGTGGACTGCCGTTTACGCCTGCCTCCATTGCTGGACTTGCGCTATGGCTCAGGGCCGACTCCGGCATCACTACTGTCAACGGCGTTGTCACACAGTGGGTTGACAAAAGCTCAAACGGCTACGTCTTTACCGGCCAAGGCACTGCCGTAATTGCGTTTCTTGGAACCGGCTCTGCCACAAGCACAACGGTTACCGTTTCTGAGGCTGTGAACGCTGGCGACACCATACTCGTAGGCGTGGCCGGTGTGACGGCACCAACAGATAACGCGGTTGGCGGATCAAACGCGTACGTTGCGATTGAAACAGCGCTTGGCGGTACATTGAGCGTGTACGGATGCGTTTCGGCGAAGGCCGCGAGTGCGGGAGCACTTGTGATCACCGGAGGCGGCGCATCTCTCGTTACGTATGCCCACTATTCTGGCGTTGGCTCGTTTGACACGGCCGTCAGCGCCAACACCGGCGCGGCATCCAATCCAGACCCAGGAAACGTTACCCCAACAGCCGCTGGCGAGACAATTGTCGCCGTAACGATAGCGGCAACCGTAGAAACCGCCGGCTCTGGCTACGCTCTACGCGCTGCTGGATCGGCAACCGCGCCGGCTTGGCAGGACAAGATTGGTGCAGGAACCGGATCGACATCTGCGGCTTTCGGAACGTCCGCAACCTCCTGGTCTGCGGCGGCGGTCACGATGATACCGGCCAGTTCCCCGCCGTCTTTCAACGCCAGTGACGCTAACTACAATGGCACGCCTACGATCTCGTTCCTGTCTGCCAATAAGCAGCGACTGTCCGTTGGATCTCTTGCGTACACACAGCCAATAACGTACCTCGCCGTTTTCGAGGTCACAAACGCCAACGGGTCACTATTGGACGGATCTTCGTCCAACTACAACAACCTTTACTTCGGCCCGGTAGTCACACCGCAGGTGCCGCGCATGTTCGCCCCCGCTCCTGCATTTGACTGGACCAGTGGTCCAAACTGCTCAACGAAGTCCGCGATTGCGGCGCTGTTCAATGCTGGTGGTTCCAAAATGTGGCAAGGGACTGTCGGCTCGGCGTCCCCGCTGAGTGGCTCATGTGGCGGACATGGCGTGGCCACATGGAGCATAGGTGGCGCAACCGGCGGCTCTGGCGATCCGTTTATGACCGGCAAGGTCGCGGAGTTCATCGCATACAACACGGCACTCACCAACGCTAATGTAGCGCAACTGTTTGCGTACTTCGCTGCTAGGTACGCAGTAACTGCCTCGTAAGGTCACTCCCATGGCTACAAACGGATTCGTTGTTTTTGGCGGCCAGGCTGTCCCGGTCAGCAACAGCCTTAGCATCGCCTTCGATGTCACCACGTTCGGGGCTGCTGGCAACGGCGTATCTGACGACACGGCCGCCGTCAATTTAGCGGCAGCAGCGGTGACGTCTGCGGGCGGAGGGTTCCTGCACTTTCCGGCAACAACGTCGTTCTACAAACTATCGTCCGCCATATCTATACCATCAAACACAACCGTTTTGGTAGAAGGTACCGTATCACAAACATCTGTAGGCAAGCACCTTTTCACGGCCACTGGCCAGAGCAACATAAAGGTGTCTGGTTCTGGGAAACTGCAGGGCTTGGGCGGCGCAACATTCCTGTCCACAGAACATGCACTTTTTTTCACGAACTGTCAGTTCGTGTCTATCGACAGCGGACTAGACATCAACACATTCGCAGGACACGGGATTTACCTAGTAGGCTGCTCTGACGTACAGATTGGCGCAGTCACCATATACAACATTGCGGGCGGCGTAAGGCTACAGGGCAACACGCGCGTATCCATCGTTGGTGCCACTCTTAGAGACCCATCTACAGCCCCATCAACGTTCACTGGCGGATTCTTCCTCGACTCCACTGATGGGAACACTTATCCTCCAAATTCAGACGTCACATTCGTTGGGTGTCGATGTAAAGGCTACATCAACGCACAGAGCTTTGAGGCGCATGCTGGTGTTAGGGTAAATTACGTTGGCTGCACGGCCGAAAACTCAAACATAGGATTTTCAATAAATCCGTATTCGCCGGCCGCGACAGGCTATTGTGTTCTGTCGTCCGGGTTTACCATGCCGCCCGTTGGACAAAGCGTTACGATTGGCTTCGGAACCGGTGCAGGCCCAACCGTAGGCCAGTATGTCATTGCCGCAAACGGAGTTCTTTCTGGTACCATAAGCGCCGCCTTCGGATCTACTTCCGTCACGTTCTCGAACTCGCAGAGTCTCGCCGCAGGTACGCTTCTAAACATAAATGGCGTTGTGTACACGCTCGCCAGTATGGTGTCCAGTTCAACAACCGGTACGCTAGTTACTCCATATTCGTCAAGCACGGCTTCTGGTCTTTCCGTCACAACCTACGGCGGCTACATGCAGGCGACTGCGGTTGGTGGCGGCAACATAACGCTTCTCAACGTAGGTGACGAGTACAATGCCGCTGCCGGCGCCACCGTGGCGTCCGGCGCCTACATTTTGCCTGGTGACATAGCTAGAAATATAAACTACACTGGATGTAGTTACCAGGGGCAGTCTACAACAACCGCTTACTCAGACTTAGTACAGCACGGATTTTTTGCCGGCGGTGATCCAAACAATCCTGTCAGAAACGTCTCTATCACCGGCGGCACCGTAGACAACGCTGGATATGGTAGCGCGGACATACCCGGTGCTGGGGTCTATACAACGAACGCACAGAAGGTCACGCTTACAGGCGTTACGTTTGACAACTGTTGGGGGAGTGCCGTTTACCTGGACTCAGGAACGCTTGACTTAGATGCATCAGCGTTCAACGTGTCCAATGTACAGACTGTGCTCGGATACGCTGCCGGAGTTTTTGTTGCTGCGCCAGGGATCACCGGACACGTCCACGATTTCACGGTTGACACTGCAATATACGGAGTGGAATTTTATTCTAGCGCAAATCCATTATCCCCATGGTTGTCAATAGATCGCTTTTCGTCGATCGGCTGTTCTTCCGGAAGGGCTGGCGCCCCACAGTTTGGGGTTGTGGATGGAGTGCTTTATAAGCCAACAAACTCGACCACTGTTACGCTGTCTCCGTACGTGAGCACTGTTCGACTAAACGATAACACGGCGACCACAATTACGCAGCCCATGGGTGGGGCGTTCAATGGACAGGAAATTGTATTCCAAGACATTAGCGGCAATTCCACGATAAACCGCGCGACCGCGTACCTGTCTGGAGAGACAGTATGGTCCGGAGCCGTGCCGCCGTCTCTGTCTGGAACGGCGAACGTTGTTACAGGATCTGCCAATGTTATGTTCTCTACGGTGCAGACACTTGCCGCCAATTCCCCGATCGTGTTTTCCGTACAGCAGCAGAAAGTGTATAGGATACTGAACTCAATAAGCGCAAACACGGCCGCGCAACTGACAGAAACTTTTAGCGGTCAATCCAACCTTACATCTTCTATGGTCGGCTATCAAGTTGGTACCGGCGTATTGCGTCTAAAGTATAGTTCCGACTTGGGCGCGGCCGTGGAGCTTTTCAGAAACGTGAGTGGTTGATGTCCACCATACCTGGTTTCGTGATCTTTGGCGGAGAGGCCGTCCCCATCGGCGTCGGATCCGCCCCTTCCGTCGTCGGCTCCGGCCTCTGGCACTCAACGCTGTCCGCGCTGGACTCGCTCGCTTACATCGGCGCGAACAACCAGATCCTGGTTACCAACAGCGCCGGGACTGACACCACGTGGATCACAGCTGCTGGCGACATAAAGTACGCTGCCAACGTATGGACCGTCACCGGCCTGCAGGGCCGCGCGGTGTCCAATGCTGCGCCGAGCAATGCTCAAGTGCTTACTTGGAGCACCTCGGCCAACGCGTGGGGCCCAGCGTCTTCCGTAGGTGGCGCCCTCAACGCCTACGGCGGCGACATCTCGAGCACGTCCACGTCTAACGTCCAGTTCATCCAGTCTCTGAGCGCAAACGCTTCCGGCTTCGGGCACGGCGCTGTAGCGCCCATCGCCGTCAACGGCAGCGGTGCGGCACTAAACTGGGTGGACACGCAGGTCAAGCTACAGGATTCCAATACGACGGTGCTTCAACTCGGCGCGGCGGCGACGGACTACATCGCCCTCGGCGCCTCTGGACCCAACGCAGGTTTGGTACGCGTGGGTACCGGCACGCTTCCGATCAACATTATCGAAACCACGCTCTCTGGCGGCGCAACCCCGTTGATGACGCTGGACGGTAGCGGAAACCTAGACATCGGCCCCACAACAGCCGGCACTGGCGTTGGCGTCAACACGAACATTTTCGCTCAGGGCGCGGGTGGCAGCGCTAACCCAGGCGGCAACATCGGCCTATTCCCTGGCGACGGCACTACCACCGGCACGCCAGGATCTGTTCTCGTCAGCCTTTCCCCTCCTCCCGGCGCAGGCAACAACCCACAGGGGCTCGTCATTGAGATGGGGGCCACTACTGACATTCAACTGGGACCGCTTGCTGGCACCAGCCTAACGCAGTCCGCGCTGTACATGTCGTACGGGTTCACCGCGAACACGTTTGCCAACACCACCAACTACACGCTCAAGGGCAACTCTTTCAACACCGTTCTGTCTGGGCCAAGCGAGGTTGACATTGCGGTTGCCGGTGGCGCGAAGATCGTAGAAGTCAACTCACTTGGCGTATTCCTGGGCCAGCCGCTTGGCGGACTGCCCACGTCTAACGCGGCCACCTCTGCGCTTGCGTACCAGTTCGGCTCTGTGCCCATCACGGCAGGCGCCAACAACGTGCTGACCAACGTACAGGTGGCCAACCCGATACTTCTCTTCACTGGAGCCTGCAACGCAAGCGCTACAGCCATCACGCTTCCTGGGGTGCGCACTGAGTGGATTGCAGACTTCACGCAATGCACTGGTCTTGGGTCCAACACGTTTACAGTGCAATGCCCTACGGCAACCAAGACCATCACCATCAGCAGCAACGTTGTTCATCGCCTCTACTCTGACGGCGTCTCCTCCGTGTACAACCTGACTTACTCTTGATCCCTTAGCTTCGCTTTTCGCTTACGCCCGAAAGAACGCCGGCCATGTCTGACGTGTCCACGCTAGAGTTGAAGTCCCTGCTTGAGCAGGCGGCTGTACGCGACGATCGCCGAAGGGAGGCGGACGTTGAATGGCGCACGCGCCTGGAGGGCGTGGTCAAGTCTCTAGCTGACGAGATGAGTAACTTTCGTAAGCGGCAGGATAGACTTGAGCACAAGACCGAGCAGATCGAAGCGGAGCTGCATGGTGTTTCCGCCAAGGCCAGTTCCGCCCTGGACGCCACGGACCACCTTGAGGGCAGGCTAATTGGGGCGGTTGGGTCCATGGCTACCAAGATGTCGCTGAATGTTGACTCTAAAATGTCGCAGGTTGGCGCGCGCCTTGACGCACAAGACCGTGATATTCTCCATATCCGCAAGGAGACCGACAAGCAGACGCCAATCCTCACGTCCCTCCAGCTTCACATGGCCGGCACGGAGTCTACGTTCCACTTTCTCAAGTTCGCCGTCCCGCTCATCGGCGCCGCGCTCACCGTCCTGGTGCCAGCCCTCTGGTGGCTATTCTCCACCATCTATGCAGTACATCACTGACGCGCGTCGATCGATCGCGCTGTCGTAACCCAAACTCTAAGGATCTACATGCTCTCGTCTTTGAAACTGCCGCACTGGTTGCAGATCGTTGTAAGCGCGCTCGTTGTTCTCACCGCCTGGGCCATGCAGCAGGAGTCGTCCGGAAGCCTTGTGCTCCCCGCCGCCGCTGTTTCCGCGCTCACCGTTGTTTCCACACTGTTGGGGCTGTTTAGTCCTGCCGCTGGGGCGCCTTCTGGCCCGAGTGCGTTTAGCCGCGGGTTTTCGTCCGTGCGGGCGCTTGCAGTGGCCTCGGTCATTGGGCTTGCCGCGCTTGTCGGTTGCTCTTGGTTCTCAGCGAACAAGCCCGTGGTTGTGTCCGATTTGGGCGCAACTGCGGCGTGCGTGCTGACACAGGTTCTGTCTGGCGACGAAGACCCGCTCGCCGTTACTGCTGCGTGTGCTCCGGCCACACTGGCTGACGTGGTAGAGATCGTTGAAAGCCTGCTCGCTTTCTACACCCAGCCGGCCGCTGATGCCGGAGTTGACGCTGCGCCGCACGTTTCTTCTGCCAATGTCGCGCTTGTGGGCCACCTCCAGGCGCTGCACCTTCGGGCTGCGCAGCTCCAGGCGGCGGGCAAGAAGTAGCTACCGCCTAATGCACGGCGGACCAGCTGGAGTGGACAGTGTGCGTTCTGCTGACCATCCACGTCGAAGTCGACCTTTCAGAAGCGACACTTTGAATCCAAGCTCTCGCGCCCATTCGGCCATTGTCAGGCTCTTCCCGCGAAACAGTAGAATGCGGTTGTCTCTGCGGTTATTGGACTGAGTCTTCTTAGTGGCCCACCGGCAGTTTGCTGGCTCGTAGTTGCCGTTCACGTTTATCCGATCAATGGACAGATCTGATGAAGTTCTTTCACCCATGTCTGCCATGAATCGCGCGAGTCCGTTGGGCCCCATCCACTCTTCGCATACTAGAATCCCGCGTCCGCCGTACCTGTCCCAACTGGGATCGTATTCTTGAGTGCATCGGCAGACCATTGCATACCAACTGTTCCAGGTGAGCCTGTGCTCGCGTTTTCTACTGGGCCCGTAAACGCGAACGACATTGTGGCCCACAATCCTTGCCTTTTGTCCGGGTGCCAAGTCTTTGGGACACCGTCTAGGCCCGTTTCTTCGCAAATCGTTGCCTGCAACAACGACCTCCTCTCCGCACTTGCACCTGCACAACCACGTTGCAAAGCCCCATCTATAGCCGTGTCTTCGGACTACTGTAACATCGCCGATCACCGCATTGGTCATATCCACCAGTCGCATTTGCGACTGCGTATCACAACCGAACATAGGAGTCAAGCTTGACGTTTGCATGTAGGCCAGTCACTGGGGCCAAGCCGTCTCACCAGGCGAAACTGGATCGGCGCGTGCCGCTGGAGCACCACCCAGCCGTCATGTCGGCGCTACTGTCCGACAGATACGGGTCGACAGCGCTGCCAGCGGCCTTCGACTTGGCGCCGCATCGTCCCGGCGTGTTCGATCAAGGGTCGTGCGGATCCTGCGAGCCTCATAGCGGATCTGCGGCGGCCTACACGGCGTTTTCTGCTGCAGGTAAGCCACTGGGTTTCGTTCCCAGCATGCGAGTTCTTTACGCAGCTGCGCGCGCGCGTGAACGGGCTGCGGCCACGCAAGTTGGCAGCCCTTTGCAACCACTGACAGACACTGGCCTGGAAACTGCCGATCTGGTCGCCGTGTTTTCCGAATACGGCGTAATGGACAGGCTATCCACGCCTGGACTTGTCGGCGGGCTCACGCCAGACGGAAGATTTAGCGACATCTGGGGACCTCAGGACGTGTCGTCCGTGTCTCCGTCTGTTCCGCCCAACGTGAACGACGAGTCGAACCTGAAGGACCTGGAGGCGTCGGGGCGGCGTCTGATCGTTGGACAGTACGGGATCAATCTGTCCGGCGACAATTCTGAGGATTTGCTGGCGGCTGCCATCGCGAACAACATCCCGGTTCAAATGGCGTTCTTCTGCGACACGGCGTTCCAGCAGTTGCAGCCAGGACAAGTCGCGGCGCCACCCAACATGAACGACTCTAACGGTGGCGGTCACGCGGTGTATCTGTCTGGTTACCAAACACAAACTGATGGCTCGCGCGTCTTTACGCTGAGCAACAGTTGGGGGTTGGGGTGGTGCAACAAGGGGACGTGCCTTGTTGGCTCAGCATGGCTGAAGGCCGCCTGGGAAGCTTGGCCGTACGCAATCGTAGGAGCTTCGTCATGATTCGTTTCTCCATCTCCGTGCCTGCAATCGCCAGATCCGCCTTCTTCCTGCTGCTCGCGGTTGTCTTCGCTGGGTGGCTTGGCGGATGCCCATCCTCGCCGCCCGTAAGCCCCGTGGACGCGTCCGACGCCGCTGCCTTGGGGTTGCCCGACATGGCCCCCATCCCGCCCTCTACGCCCGCCTGCCAAAGCGCGTGCGCCAACCTGCAGCGCTGGTGCAAGGAAGGCTCAGATCCGCTCTGCCCGACCACGCTGGCAAAGGAAGAGGCTGATCGTCTCGTTGTGCCAACAGACTGTCCTGCCGGCGCTGGGTGCTCCATGACGTGCGCGTACTGCGCGAAGGCGTCTACGGCGGCAGAGGCCGTGGCTAGATGTGCAACATCTTGTCAGCCTCAGTAACATCAGCAAAGCAGCTGCTCCTGAGCGCCTCCGAAGACTTGGAGGCCTTGCGCCCGCAGTTCAGCATGTGCATTGGCGGTGACTGTCCAGAAGACGAGCCTATCCGGCAGTCATGGATCTTGGCACTGGACCGCTTCCGTGCCGCGTGCGCCGCATATGTAGACGCCGGCTGACTCAATCGAACCGTAGGACAGACATGCTTCGCTGGATCAAGGAGAACTTCGTGGTGTCAGACAAGCTCAAGGATCTCTTCGGTGCGGGGTGTTTCACGGTAGCCAGGTACCTTCTGGCTGCGATCGTGCTGCTTGTGGCCGCGGTCGTGGCCTGCGGGTGCGCCAGCGGCGGCAAGGCAGCTGCGTATCCGGAGCGAAGCGACGTGCATGCTGCGCTGTTCGCCAGTGTGTGGGGTTTGAAAGTGCTCAACTCCCAGTGCTTCACCGCGGCGATGGCGTTGAGCCGAACGGGCGACCAAGAGAAGGCTTCCTGGCTCGCGCAGTCGTGCGACGATAGGCTCGTTGCCGCGCAAGCCGAGCTGGAGCCGGCGCTGGAGGAGATCTCCATCTACCGTCCAGACTCGTACGTGCGCATTGGGTGCCACCTGAAGGACACCATGCTTGCATACAAGGACTTGCGCTTGGCCATGGAGTCGCGTGGACTGTATGACGCGGACATTGCGGACGGGCAAACGCAGACGGAGAAGTTGGTCAAGCTGGCAACGGTTGGCGGAGATTGTGGGAAGTGAGCCGCGGTTCTCCCCAAGATATGCGAGCGCCGCACCTGAAGCATGATCGAAAACTGTCTACTCCTAACTCGTTCCGCTGCGTGAAGTTTGGACCAGCGTGGGCTGAGTTTGAGATGATCGTACAGATGACGGATCAGTCTAAGCCAGTGACGGCAACGGTGCTTGTTTCAAACGTGAGAGGGCACGGCGTGCGCGGTGCTGGTACGCGCTTCGGTTTCAGGCTAGACGAAGAGCGTTTTTGCGTTGAGTCTGGCGACTTCTTTGGCGAAGACGGAAAGCAATTGAACCTGCCTCGCACGGGCCTTGTGCTCGTGGACGTGCCGGCGTGCGCGTGGGTGAAGCGCTTCGAGGAGCCGGCAAAGTGAGTTGACAATGATCTACTGTACCTGCGAAGATCCTGGCTGCGATTATTGCCCACTGCATGCGCCTGAGCGGCACGACACAGCGCCTGGCATGCCGGCGTTTCGCGAAGTTGTGGCGCACGACGATGAGGACGATCGATGGATCGTGCCGGCGGACATATTTGCCAGTTGGCTTGCCCTTCAGGAGCCGCGCATTCCGTTGCGAGCTTACGTCGAGATGTTTGCCGAGATTGGCGAGGAGCTTCCAACCGTGCCGGAGACTCCGATTGCGATAGCCAGCGAGCACGACACGGACCCGCCGCCTAGTGGACCATGACGCTAGGGCCGGACGACCGGACCCCTACCGAGGGCTGGGGAGCGAAAGAGCTGCGATTGGCTCGGTTCAAGGCGATCAACATTGCTGACGACGAGCCCACTGGACGGCAGTGCCCCTGCTGCGATGGTCAAGGTCTTTTGTACGAGTCTACCGGAGTGTCTTACAGGGCTCTGGCATGCCCTCTTTGTGAGCAAAATGGATGGGTTTCTGCAGAAGTAGCCCGCGAGTGGAGCATACGCAACTTGTCCAGTAAGGCCCAATCGATAGAGGCAGTATGACGAAGACTCTCGCACTGGTATGGGCCCTCGTTGCGGCGATTCATCCAGGCGCCGCTCACACCGGCCAGGTCGGTACCGTGGCGCCCGCGATTGCGTACGTGGTGGATGCGGACCCTTTGCCTGACACGTGGGATAAGCCGCAAGCCGCCGCTGCGCTGGTGTCCATGGCGTGGAACGAGAGCAGGTTCGGGGCGAATCCGGTCGGCCCAGCGCGCTGCGACTCTCATGGAGACTGTCACGCATACGGCGTTTGGCAGGCAGAGCACAGGCCGTGGCTTGTAAAGGACGTCGTTGGTGCCGCTCGCTTCGCCTACAGCATGCTCCGCGTCGGCGTGCGCGACTGCCCCGAAGCGCCGCTGGCACCGATGATCGGCGGATGTTACTTCGCCGGGACGAAGAAGCCGAATTGGACGGCGCGGGCGATTAGCGACAAGAGGCTCACCGAGGCTGGGCGCATTCTTGACGAGGCGGAAGGCAACGAAACACAGGAGAACTTCTAACGTGATCCACGTAGATTTAGCCCCCCAGATCCGATGGGCAAAAGACGGTAGCGTAGTCGCCACTCCGCGCGAAGTATATGTGTCCAGCTTTTCGCAGTCAGCCGTGCGCAAGTTCCGAGAGGATGTGGCCGAGGCTGCGGGGTCTGGGCAACCTGTGATTCCACTGCACGTCCAAAGCTACGGGGGATCTGCGCATGGCCTGCTAGCCATGGTGGACATTTTGGACTCAATTAGAGGTCAGATAGGCATTGCGACTATCGCTACTGGTAACGCCATGAGTGCCGCCTGTGCACTGCTGTCCTGTGGCGACGAGGGCCTGCGCTTTTGCGCACCAAATGTCACGCTCATGGTGCACGAGGTAAGCTCTTTTTCTGCTGGCAAGACGATCGACATTCAGTCCGACGCTCGTGAAACGGCGCGGCTCAATCAATCCGTGCTTTCCGTCATGGACCGCGGCTGCGGGCATCCGCCCGGATATTTTAGTCAGCTCATTCACAGCAAGGGCCACGCTGACGTCTTCCTGTCTGCGAAACAAGCGCTCAAACACAACCTATGCAACGTCATCGGCCTGCCGCACTTGGCCCTCCAAGTCACGGCCGAGTACGCGTTTGGTGTGCCCGCGGTGCCGAAGCCGCACAAGCATAGCGCCGCCTGTAAACATGGGGGGCCGAAGTCGGGCAAGGCTGCCAAGTGAGTCTCGATCCGCAGACCCTGTCTCGCCTTCGCTCCGAGTGGGACGGCCGCCGCAACTCCTCGCTGCCGCCAGCCGCGCCGAGCATGCCGCCGCCGATTGACGAGGACCTGCTGGACTTCTACGTGCAGCGCGCGCTCAAGAAGGCGATGCCGCATAAGGATAGTGGGGCTAGGGAGTTGCGGTTGCCTCCGCTGGCACCTGTCGGGCTTCCGGAACGCAAGTCCAGCATGGACGCGTGGCTCATCTTCAGTGACGCCCACATTCCCTTCGAGAAGAAGGAGTACCTGGACCTAGTTATTGAGATAGGCCGCACGCTTCGCCCGCACGGCATCGCAATCATTGGCGACTGGGGAGACTTGCTGAGTGTTTCGTCGCACCCCAAGCTGCCTCACCAACTGCAGTGGCAACTCAAAGACGAGTGCGAGGCTGTCAACGAACGCCTGGATCAGGTGGACGCAATTGGCGCGAAGGACCGACGGTTTTTCACTGGCAACCACGACATTCGCGGGCAACGTACGGCGTTGCGCCAGATGGTTGGCCTGTACGAGTCGCTAGACCCTGCTTATCTGTACAACCTCAAGAAGCGCGGCTGGATCTCATATCCGTATCAGCAGCATGCGCTTGTGGGTAAGCTGAATTTGGTGCACGATTGTGGGCACTCGGGCAAATACGCGGTTTGGCAAAACGCCGATGCATTCGGCGCAAGCACCGTGCAAGGACACGTGCACAACGCAGGCGTGCAATACTTCGGCAGCGTCCTGGGAGATCGCCACATTTCCGCGACCGTGGGCTGGTTGGGTGACGATAAGTACGCGGAGTACATGGCGCCGATCAAGCGTACGCGCAACTGGCAGCACGCTTTCGGGTGGGCCTACGTTGAGCGAGACACGCAGAACACTCACATGCAGGTTGTGCCGATTATCGAGGGGCGCGCAGTGGTAGAGGGACAACTGTTTGAGGCAGCCAAGTGATTCAACCCACGTGTAACTGCGCCGACGGGTCTGGCAGTCAGGTGGCCTCGTGTCAACTACACATGGGCGGTCTACTCCCACGTAACCGGCCCAACTACGATCCGCCCAACCTTACGCAACAGTCGCTGGCCGGTCAGGGTAGCCTCTCCCAAGCCGGACTCCAGTCGTACGCCTTCACCTGCGAAGGCTGCGGCACGAGCGTCCCCACCATGATGAACGGCCCCGTTCACCGCGTGGCCGAGTGCATCGCGTATCACAAGGGGTACCAGGACGGGTTGGAGGCCTCCCGCAGCCTCGCCTCCCAGGGCGCGCTCAACCAAAACGAGACGTACGCGTCCCAGGTACCGCAACGCCAGGCCTACCACGGCCAGCGGCTCGGGTGCATTCAGTGACCGCCTCACCGCTCACAACCTTCGCGCTCATCGTCGGCGAATCCAAAGGCGAACGTCTAGCGCGCATCGTGCGCTCATTCGATGGCTGTAGCCTCAGCAACCGCCGCCAGGAGCTTGGCGAGCTTGTTGCGCGTGGCGTGGATTCCGCGGACGAAGTGGTCGCGATTCGCACAAATTGCGGAACGTTTTCCCTAGGCATCCTAGCCTCCGCCTGCGCCACTACCTCTGTAGACGAAGCCAGAGCCGCTCACCCGCTCCTTGCGACGCCTTACGTCACCGGCATGGCCTTCGCTTGGCTTGAGACCATCGGCCGCTCCTGGGGCGCCTGGCGAGCCGCAAAGCCCGGTGACATCGTTCCGGTAGGCGCGCTCATGCACTACGGTATTGTCGGCAGAACGGTGGACCACGCCGAGTGGCTCCTCTCAGAGCCGGACGAACATGGCGGCGGCGGACGGACGAACAACGCTGTGTCTATTGGCCATGGGGATCCGCATTGGTCTCTCGGGCGCCCACTACTGGAGTGGATGGATCCTGAGCTAATGCCAATCCCGACGGTGGACACTCAGGTGCAGGTTTCCGACGCGGCTTCTGGGCGGGCACCTGCGTAAGCGCCCGATCCACGCTCCATTTACTAACGTTTAGCCTGCTGGAGATCGTATACCGGCTGATGCCGGTTTTTGCCTCCCAGTCAGCTATGCACATAGTCTCGCCGTTGTGCGTAAGCAGCGTGTTGGCCGACCTGTTTCTAGCCTGTTCGCCTCGTGTCGCCCAGCGCACGTTCCCCGGCTCGTAATTGCCGGATTGGTTTGGGTATCTGTCCAAGGAATGTTGCGGTGTAGGCCGAGGCCCCATGTCACGCAGAAACTCAGCGAAGTCCTCGCGCCACGGGCCGTGTATGGTTATCCCGGCACCACCGTAGCGGCTATAAGCATCGTGCTTTTCGTTGCAACACCTAGCCACCATCGCCCGCCAGCAACGATACTCCGAAGACGCCCTCCGCCTATCCCCGTCTGTTGAGACGTTCGTGTGCCCGTGCCTCCAGTACGGAGCGCGTGGGTTGTACGGGAGCGGCGACGTTGCTGTGTACGTTGGCGGCGACTTTGGCGCGCAACCGCACGACCTAGAGTGGCCAGACAGCAGGCTGGGCACCAGAACGTTTCGCTCGGTCCCGCACGCGCACTTGCACGACACGCGCTTGCCGATCCTGACGCCGTTGACCGTCCATAGACCGAAAGCGTCACCCAGGGATATAGCCGTCCGCTTGCTCACCAACGCTCCTTAGTTACTGCCACCCACCATTCCTAGCCCTCCCGGCCTTACGGCTCGGAGGGCTTTTTTTATTGTCCCTCAGCCCGCGCATACTGCCCGCACTCGCCGCACTTCGTCACAACGCAACCCTCCTGCCAGTTCGGGTGAATCTCGTCCCAGTACGCCTTGGCCTTTGCGAACGTCGCATACGGGCCCGCGTACGTCCAAGGCTGATCGGGCGGACGGTACCCGCTGCCGCTAGTTTCCTGGAACGTCCTATGCTTGACGAAGTAGTTCATCTCTTCTCTCCCGGCCCTCTCCCCGGCTTGTACTCCGCGCACCACGTATGCTACACCAGCGCGTCACGGCCTTGATCGTCAACCTTCGGCGCCTCAATCTCACCCTGCCCGCACGCTTTGCATTGCAGCACCACGTATCCCGTGTGCGTCACGAAAACAGGCACAATGCGGTGCTCCGAACACGGGATTGGGTTGCAGCCTACGCCGGGAACGTACATCTCATCCTCATCTCCTCCGGTGGACCCACGCGTCTGTGTCGAAGCACACCACGCCAATCACCACGGCGTTGATCAGCACGCCGAACGTGTACCCAATGGCGCACGAATACGCTATCGCGATTGCGCACCAAAACACGCCCACCACGCACCCCATGCGCTCGAATCGATTCATATTCTAACTTTCGCTAATCGGCCTTGTCAAACGTCAGCCTTCACAAGCTTGCCGTTTTGAGACTTGTACCAAGTGTCTTTGAGTATCCCGTACTCGCCGACGTTCCCCACGCAGGCCCGATACCGCTTCTCGTCCGGTACCCAATACGTCACGATGACGAGACCGTTCTCTCCGGCTTTCGCCATCCCGTTGTTGCCTATCGACGCAGCGATACCGGACGCACCATCGGACGCCGCCTTCGAGTAGTCGCCGCTGGACGCCGCCGTCGAGGAGTCGCCGCTGGACGCCGCCGTCGAGGAGTCGCCGCTGGACGCCGCCGTCGAGGAGTAGCCGCTGGACGCCGCCGTCGAGGAGTAGCCGCTGGACGCCGCCGTCGAGGAGTCGCCGCTGGACGCCGCCGTCGAG